GGATAATCGATAGAGGGTTATTGTTTAACCCGGTAAGGATTACGAATGTATTTTGCTAAGAAGGTACATTTTGAAACTTATAAAGAAATGTAATAAGTTTTATTTAATTTAATATTTTTCATAACATCGTTCTTCAACCTTCGGTATCCGCATAACGAGTCTCAAATCCGGCTTCGCTTTATTAATATGAGAAATAAAACAATCTTGTTCTAATTATCAGTGACGCCTTTAATGCGAAGCTGAATATTGGGAAGCACGGCATTAATCAAAGCCATTTTCTTATCCTCTTCGCTTTCTTTTTGATGCTGTCTATACATCATGCTGTAATCACTGTCATCACCATCCTTTTTCCCGTCTAACGTCAGTAAATGATTTACGATGTCTTTACCATACGTTTCAGTCCATGTACGGAATCTCTCTTCCTCGGACTGTCTCTCCTGGGACTGGGCTTCCGGGTTAGGGATGGCGGCTGCCACTTCTACCTCTGGAAGTGTTACCGATGCTGCTATTTCTCCATCATCTCCGAATCCCATTTGACCATACAAAGATACGGAATTTTCTTCAATTTCCAAACCAAGATTTTTAGCAACTTCCATAGCATAGTCATAACGATCATCATTTCTTATAACACTCTTATGAGGACGCCCTGCTCCTTGGTTCCAAGCTACTACAGCATCCTTAAGGTTATCGGCGTTCATAAAATCCTGCCGGCTGTAGTTGTAATACCCTGGTCCTTCTTTTCCTTTTCTTGTGTATAAGAAATTAGAATATCCGGTTTTCCCTTCGTATTCGTCAGCCAAGAACTCAAGTTGGTCTTTGAATGTTGGTGTAGAATGACCTTTCTTTTTGGCGTGCTTGAACAACTTATCCATGCGCTCATTATGCCATTGCTGTATGCCGTATGATGTTCTGTTGTCTCCATATATGTCATCTTTAAGACCGGATTCAGCCATGAGGTTACCTATGATGGCGAGCGCCTGTATCTTGGACATGCCGCGCTTATTAGTAAAGTATTCATATGCTTCACGCTGCTTGCCAACTACGCCACCTTCCTTCTTGATGTTGGTATTGTATCTCTTTCCATTCCATGTAAATTCCTTAAGACCTCTTTTCCTGGCTTCTTTAAAGGCTTCACCTCTTGTAGTGGAAATAGAGTCTTGTAGCTCAAGATCATTTTTTATTCCAAGAATAGCATTGACAATAGTATTATCATTTTTATCAACATTATCCAAAACATAAGATTGACTTATCAAATTTGATACGCTCTTTCTGTTTTTATAAGTTCCTTCTTTATCTGATGGAGCTTCAAAAGCATATACAAGTGGATACGAATAATCCGTATCTGGATCTTCTGACATAAATTCGCTTACTGCATGAATGGCTTTATTGTATTTAGTATCCTTTATACTATACATCCCAGCATCTTGAACATGATCATAAAATCTGTCTATCATGTAATTGATATATCCACGCTTATCCCCCTTAAATCGCTCTTTATCTTTCTCAAACTCTTTGGGTGGATATCTTTTATCGGATTCTTGGAAAAGTCCCTTAAACCCTCCATAATCAGATACGGCATAGGGATTACCACCAGATTCTTCAATAATATTTCCAAGTACGGCTTCTATCTGGCGTTGATTGAAACCTTTATCATATAAAGCATCATAGATCATATTCATTCCATCTACGTCCATAGTGCGGTGCGTACCCTTACCCACGCGCTTCATATTTTCATATTTGGATTTGAATAAATCCCAATCTATTTCCGGCTTAGAAGAATCCCCTCCTTGTTTTTTAGATCTTATCTTCATTTTTTTATCCAGATCATTCTTGGAATCAATGGCGGATTTCAACAAAACCTTGTTTGGATCATTCTCTTCATATGGATTCTTATCTTCTACATAATCCAGAATATCAAACGGGTATCCTATTGTATCAAGAATCTTAGTAACAATCCCTACACCAAGAGGTTGATCGCTTCTATAAAAATCATACTTATCTTTTACGACCATCCTACCTCTATCATCACGGTACATAGTGAAACTTGATAAGCCTGATAAATCATTTAAATCGCCGTAAGCATCTGGTATAAAATTGTATTCGTTAAATACCTGATGTTCTCCAGTTCTGGCTTTTTTTAAGAGATCTATTCCCTCTTCCACCATTCCAAGTTTCCTACTTGTTACATCCCTTAACTCCTCCAAATCAGATACATCCTTGCCTGCAACTTTTCCATCAATTATCTTATTATCTAAGGAATCAAGCTCCCTTCCATATTTTTTAGTCATTTTCTCCCACCCACCATTTATCCTGTCAGATATAATGGATTTGATATTGTCTGGTATTCTGACAATCCCATTTTCTTCTTTCAGATTATTTGGTTGGTTTAAGAATCTAAACCAAAGATTCTGACTAAAATCATCTACATTGGCTTTCGGAACATCTTGACCAAAAAATTCCATTATTTTGGTTTTTAATCCTCTTTCATTAGCATACACGTCAGGTGTTATATTAGATGCCAGATATTCTCTAAGTTTTACAAACGGACCAATTTTACTCCATAATGTTTTTGGTTGTTTGTCTCTTACATAATTTTTAGTCTTCTTTGCCATTTTTTTCTTCCTCCTTCTTAAATTTGTGGTAAGCACCACAAACCTTATCAACTAACCATCCCATCAGACAGGCGGCATGCTCATCTCCTCCGACTTCAAAACCGTAATCCATATTAAGATACTTACAATAAATAGAAAGACCGTGCAGGCATTCGTGTCCTATGGTTCTAACATCCATATCAGACAGCGAATGAAATAAGAAACATATTTCTTTCCTGTGATTGGTTCGGTTTCCTACGAAAATAGTTCTGCCACCATAATCATCAGTCCACCCCTCCCAGCTCTGATCTTCTACTTCCAGGTTGGCGAACGTCTTAACTATATACTCTTCATCTGCTCCAAGCAATACCCTTACATTATAGGGGTATATATCATTTTTATATAATACTTGTTTCATAACAAACTGTTTTTCAACAAAGGTAAATAAAAAAGCCGAAGATATACTCACGTACTTCTTCGGCTATACTTTTAAAGCTAAAACTTGTTTACTATGGAAATTACAATTGAAGCAAAACCAATGAGGTGATTATATACCACTTTACACCAGAAATGTAAAATAGTATATATTTATACGGAAATCCGTACCGGGTTCCACCAAAACCCTCTACCTTTTGGTAACATCTATTGTATAAGTTTTTACACTTATGCAATAAGTCATAAAGCTCATTGTAATAAACAGAACTTGGCTTGATTGTATGTTGTTCGACTAATCTCATGGCACAAATGAAGGAATTATTATTTATAAATAAAAACAATTCGGTATATTTGTGGTGTAAAGTTGTATATAATCACCTTGTCTTATTTATATTTCATGTAACGAAGTATTATGATACCGGAACCGCCTGCGCCAGAATAGCATCCTCCTGAGACATTGGAACCACTTATATAAAAAGAACCTCCTCCTGAGCCCGTATTGGGTTCTCCATTAGTAGGTCTTCTCGAAATATCTCCGACATAACCGATACCACCGCCACCTGGTGCTGATCCGGAACTATATTCTCCACCACCTCCACCACCTCCGGCGTACAATTTATTATTGAACGGACATCTGGTAGTACTCCCTTGACCGATTCCAGGCATATCACCTGCTCCATTAGAACCATCACTTCCACCAATATATCCTGCCGTCTTTTCTGCAGGTCTTCCACTACCACCACCTGATCCCCCATCGCCCCCTCTTCCGGAATATCGACCTCCATTTCCGCCAAGAGCTTTTATTGAATTAGATTTAAACCAGGACTCTGACCCTGGAAGACCATTCTTCTGATCATCGTAAGCAGACATCGAAACTACACGATCTCCCCCTTTCCCTATTGAATAGCTAACAACACTTTCTGGAGTAACAGGCACATCAAGATATGTTTTAACATACCCCGATCCGCCCCCTCCACCACCTCTTTCAGGGCCTGACGATGCACCAGAGCCACCGCCACCAACAATGAAATACATCAACAAATTTACAACCAGCTGGCACCATCCATGTACCGGATGATTTTAACTCTTCCACAACTTCTACCAATTCTCTCTTTCCTATCATCACCCTTCTCCTCATCTCTCACCTCCTTTCATTATACTCTCATGACAATTATCCCATGTTCCTTTTTTTTCAGTGATAAACCTGTGGCTTTGCCGGCTGGCAGTTCGACGCTTGTTTCCTCCGATTGCCAGCCGGATAAAATCGCTTATGAAAAAGTTGGAGTTTTTACCCCCCCCCTATGCTAACTTTCCTTCTCATATTATCTATTCTTAATCTTATCTTCAGAAATCAACCACTGGAATATGATTTTCCGGTTACTAATTACTTTCTTTATCCTCATCAGCATCCAACTTCCCCTTAACCTATCCAGCCATAACCGTCTGAAATTAAGGGCATCAGGATTAACTGACTTATTTATATCGTTATCGTCCTTGATCCAAATAGGGGTCTCCGATCGGTCATCGTCAACCCTGTTGAAAAAGTCATTTAACTTATGTCTTCTATATACCTCAGTATCCAGGACCTCAGTATAGTCGCCTACGATCTTCGGATACGATATACGTTGCGCTAAATTATTCTTTTCTTCTGGAACAAGATGAATTTCACCTGAGTTGTTTGTGTCGTTGTAGATAGTTATCGTATCTAAACCTACTTTCCTGTCAAGAGTGTAATTCACATCATCGACGTATTTCCTTGCATCAAGCTCATACTCAACAGAAGCCAGCGTAGAGCCATTATATTTCTCTTTTATCGGCACTTCTAATATAAATGGATATGTTGCTCCGTAGAATGTCTGGAAGCTCTTATTCGTCAGTAAATGACTCCATAAGCCGCCTTCTTCGTCTGATGCTGGGAAGTTTATTCCTGTCTGGAAATATTGTTGCTGTTCTATATAATAGTCGGGGCAGAATGAATAATAAGAAATCCATTCTTGTTTCAGACACGAATATCCGATAGTGAACGACACGTCCTTGAAATATTGTTCGTCCTTTAAAGATATTTCCTTATCGTTTGACAGCACCTCTGTTTCATTGTATAAGAACCTTCCACCATCATATTTATAATATGCCGGGTTCTTAACAGGTATATAATCTTTTTTCGTGATAAGTACTCTCTTATACCTATTATCCCATCCAAGAGACAGACCAAGACCGATAAATTTATTGTCTGTATCTTCTTCTGTCATCTCTGTACCGGTTAAGATATTAGTTATTCCGTATCTAAGAATCTTAAACGGAAGATGACGCTTAAGCCAATGTCTGATACCTACACTAAGTTCCTTAAGATTACGTCCATTAGGATCGGTCATAAACACCTGTGCTCTTTTAGTATCTACCCAGAAGTGACCAAATTCTGAACTAATTATTTCAGTGCTCTGGGTTCCAGAATAACCAAGGTCGGTCGTGTTGTACTCCAGAGGCCGGGACGCGAACAGACCGCCGGTGCCCATCTCGGCCTGCCCTGGGGAGGTGCGCTCCTTGATTACGTCTATGGCGTTATGGAGTGAAACCTGATCCTCGAACCTAACAAGAATCTGATCGGATTCAATACGCTTCATGTGAATAAGCTTCCCGTTGTTGGTTGGGAACTCATGATAGTCCATAGGCTTGTACGTCAGCCACGGATCTGTTTGACTGTTTTCAGATACATCAGCCCTACTCCATATAACACCATTAGGACGTTGGTAAGCACAATCATAAAAACGTCGTTCGTATGTTGCCGGCAATACATTTGGTGTTAGTGTCATCCTCGACGAATAGATAGGACTTATCTTGTAATCATTGTCCCTATGGATAGATACGTTCTTTTCTTGTGTCCACCAAACAAAATCTCCTACTTTTGGATAGAATAATTCATGAGGCTGAGGGCCCTCTAATCTGAAATTACAATTTATTTCAGACTCTACAAGGAACTGAGGAATGCCATAGAACCATGTATAAAATCTTCCATTAACGTACTTGCCGGATGTGTCACCATTTAATTCGTATAAGCTCTTCCTGTTTGGATAAAAAGCGTATCTTCCTTTATTAGATGATGTCCAGCTATTGAAACGTTCGTTATCTATTGTCTCAAGAGCGTCTTCTCCAGTATCATAATTAACAAAATATCTTGGATACCCTACATTTCTGTAATCCATGTATGGGAATGGTATCATGTCTCCAATACCAAAAGCGCTATTATAAAAAACAGGAAATTTTCTCTTTAATGAAAATCTGGTTATCACCGTATCGCCACCGAATATCAGTTTCTTTTCATTAGTGAAAAAGCCACATCCGCCTATGGAAATCCATTTTATATCTTCTATCTGTCCATATTGATCCGGCCTATATCGCATAAGTCTCATATACGGAGAACAGATGTACGATACTGTTTTGGATTGCTCGAATGTTCTTCCTGCTACAACATCACTTCCAGCAATAACCGAATCATCTATGCGGCTACTGTCGTAATTGTAAACATAGTTCGGATATTCCAATAAATATTTCGATTTACCATCTCCTTTTTCACCTGGATCACCAAATGATAAAAATAACGAAGATTCACGATCTATATTATTAACGAATAAGAAACGTCCCTCATTATCATTTCTACCGGTTCCCCATTTAGAAGACATACTGGCATCCATCATCGGATACACACCGGACTTCATGTACTTAACAGAAGATAAACCACGAGCAAAATTTCGTTCATACTTATCCTGGTCTGTTATACCTATCATTGAATTATATAATCCTACAGAAGTATAATACCATGCATGATTACGTCTCGGTCCATTGTTTATAAACGTATTAAGCCAATCATAACGGTACTTACCGTACAATATCGGGCCCTTAGCAAGAGTTTGACTGATGGTTGACACCATTGAAGAAAACAGCATGGCCACACTTAAATTCGTTAGGAATCCTCCTCCGGTAAGACCGGCCGACCCTCCTATGTATCCAGACTGCGCCCTTATCTGAAGCTCTTCTGCTATCATAGCGGCTATTGTGGCACTTGATTCAACTGCGGCAAGTGACGCAGCCATCGTATAAGCGGCAGGACCTAAGATAGTCCATTTTGGATGATCTTCTACAGGTACAAAACTGCCCACAGACATTCCTCTTTGAAACCCGTCTATACATACTTCATTTGGAAGTTCGGGCTTGTTAAAATAAATATCAGGCGAACAGAATGAATACCACACGTTCCCTCCTTTGTCGAAAGGATGGGATATAAACTCGTCTCTTTTGCCAGACGTATAATTATATTGATCTTGTGATAGGTCATTATATGGATAATTAGGATAGATATTTACATTACCATCGTCTCCTATGTATCTAAGCATATCATAGGCTAACCCTGAAGCTACAATCGACCTATTTAGTCTCCTATCTCCACGATACAGTTCATATCCTACGATCGTATCTCTTTGTTGTTGCGTAATCAAACCAGAATCCACCGCAAAATCCAAAAACACTTGTATGGTGTTCTCATCTACCATAATACCTACCGGATATATTTCAGAAGCTATATCATATCCACGTTCATCACTGTTCATAAAAGGTATATGTTTGTTATCTGGGAACCGGTAATGACGTATAGGTTGTTGGCAAAATACAGTAGAAGTATCTACTCCTCCATAAGAATGGCCCTTGAAATAAGATAATCCATTTTTGTCTGACAAAGGAGCACCATAATATTCTGTTAACTTATTCATAATATTAGAATAAGCTTCTGATTTTTTTGGATCACCATAAGATCTGCCTGTGTCTATTTTCATCCTACTACTATCATAAAGTTCAAAATTAGCAGGATATTTCTCAGATGATTCCCAATATGCAAAATCCCCGTATTTATAAGGACGAGGCTTGCAATTAATGGGCCTATCTCCACATGTCTGACATTTTGATGCAAATAAGACAGTTGATCTAAGTGTTATAGAATCCACAGACAAATCAATCTTATTTACCTCCTTTTCTCTTATACCAAAAATATACGGATATATAGTTTTACCTGTAGCAAAAGAAACGCCTAAAATAGCACGAGACGGCTTCTTGCTTGGTTCCTCCTCCTCGTCTGGAGTATCCTTATTCTTATATTCACAGAATTGTATTTGCCTGAATGTCATTATCCAAGGAACAGCTACAACCGGCGATTCTATTGTTACATAAAAATAATCTTGCTTTATCGTTTCTTTAAAGAATTTATCATCTATAGTTCCCCATGCAGGTCTTGCTATATTAATAATAACCGAATGTCCTGAAGCATGTTCAGGCCTATCGAAATCTACCGGTATTGTGCCAAGTGGATTCCATGTCTCTATATCCTTCCAAAAAGAAACACGAACGTAATTGGTAGACACAGCATCCATTATACCATCTATCTTCCCAAGGGCTTCAAGATAAAGGACCTTATTTTCTTCCTTATATCCTTCTATATCCCATTCCTCCGGTCTATTGATTCTAATAAACCTGGCATTGGTCATTACATTCCTCACGAACTTACGAACTACAAACTCAGAAGCAAATCCTATATTAAGTTTATCTCCAGTAGGATTTTCGAATGTGGCATTATTTACATATCCCTCAAATTCCCAATCGGTTTCAGGTATTCCGGTGTCCGAATTTTTGTATATCATATTCTGGAGCTTATTGGACGCATCAGGCCAGAACTGTTCAATGCAATATTTCGGTCCGTTCTTTGACCGGTATTGATCATTTATTACCGTACTCGTTGATCTGCCAGCCCTCCAATTACCTTTTCCATTTATCTCTTGACTCCACCCATCTATATGTAAAATATATCCTCCAAGGATGTAATTGTTGTTTTGAAAGTTATTATAATCGGACCTTGAAACAGTAGGATCAGAACAATAATTTTCAATATAACAACCACATGTACAAGGCATTGTATCAAGAATGTATATAGCATCTGACACTGTTTTTAATATACTCCCTGGTTGTAAATACGGATAGAACTCAGAACAAAGATGCCGTTCGCCATCGCCGGATATCTTACCTGCGTCGTCACCAAAAAATGCTTCATCCATCCATTCAGACAAAGAATCCATTGTATCGTAATTGAATAGAACAGAATACTTATTCTGGTTCTCACCTCCGGTTGTATATAAATAGTCGGTAGACACGTGCTCCATGTCTTCTAATTCTTTATATATATAGTCCTCTACAATACCAGTTATTAAAGGAACTGGAGCAGACAATATAGATTCTTGACGATGGGGAACTTCGCAGTCTCCTTCCATTTCTGGCAACCCAATATGATCAATTGGTTCCATATAATCCTGTGTTCCGTCTTCTCTGTATTTGGTAGCTATATCGCATATCTGTCTTTCATTGTCTCCATTCTCCTTATTGTTACAAGCTACAAGACCTATATTTTCAGACAAATAATTTATAGGGGTTCCTACAATATCATCATAATCGATAATAAATCTTGATTTCCCTTTAAAAGTAGCGAAATTGCTTTCCACTATAACAGTTTGACCTACAGTAGCCGGATTATTACATTCTTTTTGTTCTTCATCTATAACAACCGCATCGTCAATTAATATCCCATCTCCTGCCGTATTGCTATACTGCCATACATATTTTCTTTCCACTCCTGAACAATCCGGAGCATATGCATTTATAGACTGGTATGGGATACTGTCTTTGTTCATTTCTTCTCTTGCCTTATCAGAAGGAGGTGGAATAAGAACAAATGCTGGAGTTTTATATCCGGTGGATGTCTTAAACGAGATAGAAAACGGATACACTTCATTTCTCATATATCCCACATACAGCGAACAAGCATTACCATCTTTATACAGATCTTCATGAGCGACAGATGCCTGCCATTTTAGAAAATGCCCCATAAGAGAAACTACAGGCTGTAAATTCCACTCTTTTTCCGCAGTAAGACCATACTGCAAAAGACGGTTTCCGACTGACACTATTCCTCTTGATGTGTTGTACACAGCCCTTTTCAAGGAAATATGCTCAAATGTGGTTCTTTTATTATTAAGGTCAGAATAATAGTATATGGTCTTCTCTGTAATAGGATGAATACCTTCTATAAAATAATCAACTACCGGCTGCGTTTCCCCATTGTATCCTACCGTATTCTGAATAACGGCTACCTTGTAATGACTGACCTGCCTATCTAAGTTAGACACCTTAAGTCTTATACCAAGATTAGTCCTTTCTCCCCATTTTCCATCATTGATTCTAATATATTGTTCATCGAATACATGTACAGGATTAGTCAATGAAGTATAGTTGGTTTTCTCGTTGCCAAATTCATCACACAAGGCCACAGCAAACTGGTACACGCCGGCGCGTAGGCTGCCCCCGTACTCTATCTGTACCGGCTCCACGCATGGCTGGTCCAGTAGCGGAAACACCCTAAGTTTCTCACAAGCCAGAAAACATCCATTCTCCTGCATGAATTTATCCCTATCGTATTCTTTATCGCATATCTTATACCCATGATAATGATACCAAATATCTCCTTCATCATCCACCGTCAGAGCCTTGTCTACAATAACATACCTGGGAGGATTATAATCGTCGGTCCAGTAAATACACTTACCACATTTCTCTGTCTTTATTTCTATGGTTTTTATAGGATGGTAGATAGAGAAATTAAGGCACGGATCTTGCTCGTTGTCTTCAAGCAGGGTTTTCATGCCAGAACACAACGACTCCGATCCTTCTACCATAGATTCTATATCAGAATCAGATAAGATACTTGTATCGGATTCAGGCTTGAAATAAGTTATTTTAGATACGCCTGTTTCAGGATTTGTTATAAAAAAATAGATATTGCCTGAAGTAAGATCGTTCTTGTAACCAATAACTTTAAACCCATCGAAATCAATGCATTTAAGATTACTGTGCTCGTTAGATCTCATTCCAACATTACCATCCTCGGATTCGATGTTGGCATTCAAGGCAAACGTATAATGCTGATCCGTAAGACTCGACGGATGCAGATCGCGGTTCATGCCTGTTTGAGGAACCGCTATGTTTCTGTTATCTTCTGATGCCATCTTTGTAACTGTTTGTCACAAAGATAACAAAAGAGATTTAATCATGGGCTTTCAAAGTGAGCGTAAAATGGCAGATAATCACCCTGTCTTATATCTTTTACCCCTAATCAACACAGTGCCATCACCGCCGGCTCCAGCATAAACCATAGAGTATCTGACGCCGCCTCCTCCGCCGCCATAACCTCCGCCTCCTTTACCGGATCCGTTTGTTGATCCTCCTGTGCCAGATCCTTCACTGTAATCGGATATTCCGCCTTGGAATACTACTCCAGTATTGGTTTCTCCGCTTCCACCACCGGCATTTCTTTTACCGCCGGATTCTCCAAAATCTCTGGTAGTATGACCTTGACCTTTAATTACTCCAAGTGCTTCTCCATTTGTGTCTCCACCATCCGAAGCACCATCTTGCGTATATGAAGAACTGCCGGCACTACCACCAGCTCCTCCCTTGTGTTTATTAGCTCCCTTTCCGCCATTTGCTCTATAAGACGAGTTCATGAATTGAGAATAACCACCATCCTTACCAGGAGAATTTTGTTCGGCTTGATAAACTTTTGCTCCTCCTTTTCCTACTGTTATAGAAATAGATTGACCTGGTTTTACAGCAATAGCTTCTCCGTCTTTCCAGCCTTTGCTATCAGATTTGAAGGTCTTGGTATAACCGCCTCCACCTCCGGCAGAGCTGCCACTACCACCTCCACCAACTAAAAAGACGTCTACGGAAAAACAGCCATCAGGAACTATCCATGTGTAATTCCCGGCTGGATAAAACCTTATGATAAAATCTTCAAGCTCCCTGTCTTTATTTTCAAATCTTCGCCTCATGTCACACAAATATATAGAAAGAATCATTGTGATATATACTACTCTCTTTTGCAGAAGTAATACAATCAACATCTTCATCTGCATTATTAACAAGATCTCTCATTCCATCGTATCTATTAGAAAACATAAAAACGTACCTCTGGTCATTTATCTGAAGGTGAGTTCTATCAATTCAATTTATCCTCTTGTATCAGACAGCAGAACTCTTTAACTGCCCAATTTGTGAGCTTTAGTCTTTCAAATTTAGCGAATATTTTCTACCCCCCCCCAATTTTTACAATAATTAACTTGTGTCTGTTGTAAAAATTGGATGTGCAGGCATAATTCACCCCAACAACTCAGGTTTCAGCCTGATTATTTGCGTGTAACGACTGATGTTATACACAAGACTGGTGAGTGCTACATTGGCTTTAGCACGAATAAGCCCTACTGTACGCACCACAAGTCCACGCATGGTTTGTTCCTCAAACCCGAATACATGCTCGACAAGGCAACGTGTCTTGGATTTTTTCCTATTGTCTGATTTCTGCTCCTTGGTAAGCGGACGGTTACGGTAGCCCTTTTCGCAAATTATCGGATTCATCTTATGCTGTTTTACAATCTCCTCTTGTCCGACATAACCGGCGTCCAAATACAAGTCCTTGCCTTCGTCTTTTTCATCCAGCAGTCCTTCAAAGCCTTTGGAATCATGCACTTCTGCCGACGTGGTATCATAAGAAAGTATGATCTTATTGCGTTTCTCAACTTTAGTATGCTGCTTGTAGCCGTAAAAAGTCTCATCACGCTTCTTTGTCCAGCGGGCATCTACATCCTTGTGGCACTTCTTGTGGGGATTGTCATTCCACAACTTATCACCCGCTCCCTGTTTTATCTGCTCATTTTCATCACGGGTGTTACGTTGGCGAGGGGCAATAACAAAACTGGCATCAATGATGCGACCCTCATTGAATTGCAGACCCTTACTTTCCATGAAACTATGAAATTCCGAAAAAAGCTTGTCATAAACGCCTGTATTTGTCAGGAGTTCGCGATACTTCCACACCGTCTTCTCGTCAGGAACATCGTCAACACATTCAATACCAAGAAACTTGCGGAAACTCGTACGGTCAACTATCTGATACTCTATCTGATGGTCACTCAAACCATAATAACGCTGAAGAAACAAGACCTTGAACATCAGCACACAGTCTATCGGCGGACGACCGGCATTACTTTTGCGCTCTCCGGTAAAAAGGGCTGATTCAAGAGTAGGACGAAAGATCTCAAAATCAACATACTGAGACAACACTTCAAGAGGATTGCCCATTTCATTCAAACGCAATTCACGATTCTCTGACTCAAATAGTTGATTATAACGAAGCTTACGGTATCGGGATAACTTGTTCATTATAAAATTCTTATTTTCTGCAAATTTACGCTCTTGGAACCATATAAACAACTGTACTACAATATTTTAATTTATAGAACTCCTCTTTACCTTATCCTGGCTAATTGTATCGGATTCGATTTTATTCATTAAATAAAATAACCTGATTGCATCTCCAGGATCGATTTCTGTTTCCACATAATGATAAATAGCTCCACCACCAGATCTTTGTTCCTCAAAATATCTTCTCCTACTCATAATAATACTCCTTCCGATAATAACCGATAAAACTAAAACCTTCCGACTCCTTCCTCAAAACATCATGCTTATTCCAATACTTTTCTAAGTCGAAAGCCTCTCTTTCAAATACGATATTGTGATATGCCTTATCGTGATTGCGATATATGCACAACCTAATCAGGTACTCAATTAAATACCATGAATAGTATAAAAATATCGGAATAAGAGACAGCCACAGCATCCACCACCCTGCATTACCGAATAAGAGACACAATCCTATTGTAAGCAACGATATAAACATACCAAAACAAAACATTGTATGATACTGATTACAATGCGCCTCTTCATGATATTCGGCCTTCAATGATATAGCATCACGTTCGGTAAATACGGCTCCAAACAGCATAATTGTTTTATAGCCGTCAATGAACGTAAACAACTTAGCTATTTTTGAATTATAAAATATTTTCATTGTCAAAAAAAATAATTTTATACCAGTTGCACAAAATCAAAAACTCAATAGGAGAATTAACTCCATCCCATTCCCATTTTTCAAGATAAGACCTTAACTTACTTTCATCAACATCTTCACACTCTTTAAGAAAAACAAGATGCGGCATAAACAATTCTCCACCTTCCAAAGACTTATTAAATTTACTAACCAGCCTCTTTCTGAACTTAGGACCGTACCATGATTTTTCATTTGTGGATCCAAGGCAATAGTAAGAATTGTTCTTAACTTTAATACCGAACCATTTACATACATATGGATGATATACCCTATCTGCTAAAAATATAAATGGCTTATACCATAGGCAATGCCAGAATGTACTACACTTGCCTCCAAACTTCTTAAATGCCCATCTGAACCCTCCAGAGAAGTACCAATTGTTAGCCCCTCTCTTAACCTTAACTTTGTATTTAAGATTCTTATTCCGGTTACTAACCCTATCCCACGGCTTAACCTTATCGGTATCCATATCAGGAAGGAATGTCCAATGATGAAGCAAGGCGCTATAATAAGGATTATATATCTTGTGTCCGTTTCTGATAACGTACTCAAACATATCGTATCCTGCTTGTCTGGCTTCTTCAAATCCATCATCTGCCAAATAAGCCAATATCGGAGCCAGATTCCAAATCTGATCTTGTGAAATAAATGGAGAAAAGCAAGGGTCTTCATCTTTTAACTCTATACCATTAGTATATCCGGAGCTTATCTTGGTAAGACCGAACTTGTTTGCGTCTTCGCTATGTATGTCGTCTCTTAAGAAAAATCCTTTTTCGAATTTGAAATAAATACCTTTGTTGTTATTAAAAAATAGATCATAAGTAGTATCGGCAAGACGGGTAAGTACCAATATGGAATTACGCACATCATCTTCTGTCTTGCTGCCAAGAACCATTTCCGTGTATATAAACTGGAGATAATGAGCCAGGTTGATAGTTCCGTCGCCGACCCAGCCTGCCCCGTTCTTCACCGACGACAGTGGGATGCACGAGGCCTGCTCTGTGTAGCTGGAATCATAAACAAAATCCCGGTAAAACACCTCCTTAATCCTATTGTATTTATCCCAAAGACCTTCCATCACCTTAACCTATAACAATAACACAATCACGCTTTTCCTTATTATAAACCATCGTACCCATCTTAGTGTACAAACCTTTTATATTTTGGTAATTGGTTTCACCATGAGCCGAAACGTTAGTAGTGATGCTGTCGGAGTAAACTTCCGTACCTCCTTCATTAATGAAATTAAATCCTTGTTTAACCATCTCTCCTCCAAGGTAGGCTGTAAAAGACACAACAACATTTCCTCGCCCTCTATTTCCATACCAATTACCATAGATATCGGCATTGATATTAGGCTCAGACTCGTCCATACCCGGCGCTGATAGCAAGGTCTTCATCTTAATAAGCGCTCCTTCAAGGCCGGACTGCATGTTATCACCACCATAAACAAGGTAATCACCAACCTGTTGTTGGGTGGTAGCCCACTGCTTACTCCATCCCACAAACTTATTATCTACTTCTGATATGCCTGTATTTGTAAAACCAGTTGCAGTATCAAAATCGGAGCCGTCTTCTGATTCCCATCCGTACCTAAGAACAAGATAATCGAACTCAGGAATTACAACAACCTGCTCGCCGGCAGCTTGTGTGATTGTAACGTTCTTACTCTCTCCACCAGCCGTTACCTTGGCTACGCCTCTACGATCTTCAGCTACCGGATTAGGGCCGGCTGTGAAGATGATGTTTGCCGGTCCTATGCCTCTCATTTTGTCGGCGGTTACTATTTCGCTTGCTTTAACCTCTAACATCTTATTTCATTTTAAATATTTCAAATACATATATCCAGCTCAACAAAAATACTACCGGGCAGTACATTGTCTCTACCAAACTCGCATCTCCTTTAAATTGCCTGATTGACCAAACAATCATAGATGCAATAACGCCAGACAAGTATATAAATAAAACTACCTCAATCATACCAATTTAAGTATATTATCAATTACAGGATATGCCTTAGAATAAATCTCAAACTCGGCACGACGCCGCCTAAGAGGTTCATACATACCTTTCAATGTCATTCCCATCATCTTAAGTTCGGTCTTAGCATTTTTCAGCTTAACCAAATCTTGCTGTGCATACAACTTGAACAAATCGGCCGCTCCTTGTGCCTCTCCATTATACATCAGTTCCTCAAAGAATCTCATCTTTACAAAATTATCTACATAATCCAATACCAGACCTTGAGGCGTGTCTGGTATAATTATATTAGATTCTCCGTCGAAAGGAAGAGACCGGTACTGCATGTAAATAGGACCATCGAAATTAGCATACAGGAATCCGTTTACGATATTTATCTCATACGGACTATCCTTTATTACCTTATTCCGGCATTTACTTAAACAAGAATCACGAAGCATAGGCTTAGCAAGACCTAACATTACCGGCCGGTCATAATAGCAACGAACTTCATGATCGCGATCATGAACATTGATATAAAATTTTTCAACTATCACCTTCTCGCATTCTTCTTTACAACATTCGTTGCACGAACACCATCTATAGCTTCTTTCGGTACGTTCTTTCCAAGCTATTGTATTTTGAAGCTCTGGTATCACCTTATCACCTTCAGGCACCTCATATCCTTTAAAATCGCATTTGAAAGCCAGAATAAGATCAAAGTAATCACCAGGCATACGGGCCTGCCCTCGCTTGACATCCACTACCGCTTCTTTGCGCATAGTAATATCACCTCCGAACTTCTTCAGGGCAATTTCTACCCATTTGTAGATGGACACCTCATCTATCAGATCACGCTTGTCAAATGATCTTAAAGACGATTTTAACTCTATGATATAATCTTCGACTGTCATAACAAAAAATATGGAGGACAGGAAACGAACCTGACCTCCACAAAGATATAAATAATCTGTCTAATGCCCTATTTTGTATTTTCAAAAGTTAGGATCTTCAAACTTACCATACTTCAAGAAAAGGCTCCTACACTTTTCCTTTATCCCCTTAAGTGTAGCCTCATATCCGGCACCAGTCATGTAGATGGTTTGCTGATTAACTCTTTCCCCAGAATACTTATCCACAAAATAAGATCGATAAACACCAAATTTGTTTTTAACAATGTCACTGTATAACTCCCATCTACCCTGCCCATTCCTGAACATGAACTTGACTTCCTCAAGAAACAAACGGAGATTCTTTTCGGCGATGATGATTCCATTCTGCTCAAGCTTCTTCGCCACATCTCTGATTAGCCACATGTTTTCATGATCCACCTTCTTAAATGACTCAGAAAACTCTATATCCCCCTTCTTTTCTTCTAACGTATTTACAGCTATTTCTTTTTCCATTCTTTCTTGCTCCGCCCTTTTATGTTCAGCCAAAGCAATAGCTTCCGCTTGCTGAGCTCTACGATACTGCTTAGCCCATTCTTCGGCTGCTTCTGCCGGATCAGTAAAATTTGGAATAGAAACCAAGTTTGATGTTAAAAATTCTTTTATCTTCGAGTTACACCATAATCTAAAATCAGTATCCAACCATCTCGCAAAATCTATGGCGAGATCTTCAAACATCCATGTACCTCCTCCATTTTCAGGACTTCCAAGCATAGTTGTAACTATCTGATTCTCAGAAAGGTGGGAAAATCCCACCATTGACTTAATTAATTGATTTACAGACGGCAACCTTAGATATTCGGCAGGTTTCTTATTGAATGCTTTTGCCATCTGTGTGGCATTTAATAATATACCATAAGAAGTTTTTATAAAAGAAACATTATGGCCATTATAGCTAAAAATTTTAGATAATTTTACAGATAAATCCATTTCGTTGGATTCTGACGTCAAAATAATGTTACTACCCTTCGCATTGTTTTGAAAATTGTTTACCTTTGCCTCCATAGAGCTTTATTTGTATAAAGATATTTTGTTAGCATTATATCCGTCCGCTTGAGAAAGTAGACGGATATGCAAAAGTAGCGATTATCCTGTATCTACAAAGGGTGATCGCTACTTTTTTTCTACGACTTTCTGTGTCCTAATTCTTTATCTTCGAAAACTCTCTTAATCTGGAAATCTTTAAACACTCTTCTTTTAGCAAGTATTTCATTGTACATAAATCGATATCTTCGTCCTTTATTCATTTTAACCCTTAACTTCTTTTTCAAGCTATCTTGTATTACAAAATGGTAATATCTTTTAGAGTCTGCGAAATCCATAACCAGGTGGTTGTAGAGGTAGCCGTTGGTGCCGAGCCTGCTCACGATGTCCAGGTCCCGCCTGACGGTAAAGCGCTGGCCCGGTATAAGTACATGGCATAAGTAGCCCACGTTATCTACGTAAACACCAGCATCAGCTTCCACATAATGCTCTGATACGGTTTTCCATATAATAGACAACAGCCTTAAAACCTCTCCTCTATCTCTTATCATGCCTTTCTTAAAACCATTCTTTCTCTTCATAAGACGATGGTAGTAGGCTGCAAAATACGGTGATTGTATTGATGTTCTTTTCATGTTACTAAGTTATATAAAAATGGGTCTTGGTTTCACAACTAAGACCCAAATAAAGATAAATAATATTTTATTATTGAACAATTTGACTTTTCTGATTGGAGTCAAGATTCGGATTTTCATCAATAGGAATCTGTAGCCTGAATGCTACTTCCTTTATCGTCTCTGCCACTACATACTCAATCAGCTTAATAGGGCAAATAAATTCGTATTCCCATTCAGATTCGCACCCTTTAGGTGTAGGATCGCAAGCCATTAACTCCAGCGCCTTCTTTCTTCTTGTTGTAAAGAACTCTACGTTAATAAGCTCTATATGAAAATCCGGTATATAAATATAGTCGTTTTCTACATAATAAAAAGGACGACGTTCTTTAACGTATTTAGCATACGGTCTTTTTTGTTCATTGCGATACGACTTTATTTCAGCGAACTTAAAAAATATAGTGTTATCTACGTTAGTCACCTTAGTAATAGCCGGTCTAAGGGCAGAATAAAGAAGTCCTGGAAGCTTATGCTTTGAACGCATAAGTGTATTACACAACGCAAATTCGGCATCGCAGCAAACTATTTTATCAACTTCAATCATCTCCAGGCAAGTAACGTAAGTTAGGAGCCGGTGGTCGCCAAGTAACGTTCCGTCATCCCATCTCTGTGCTGTATAAGATTCGGCTTTAGTTCTACCGATATTCAATATCCATCTCCGACTAACATGCGAATCTTTGTCAAGGGCATGAATACCGTTTACAACTCTTGATACAAATTCACCATTGGTAATCATGCTCCCCTCCTTTCTTTTGCTCTTGATTCTCTTGATTTAGCATTCAAGATCCTCATATAAATCTCTCTTTCACTCATGCTGGATATGGTTTTTATGGCCTCATCCAACATAACTTTCGTATATAAAGGTTTAGGGAATCCCTTTATCTTAACCGGATCAGGAACTAACTTAGCCTTACGATATTCATAAAATCTTTTAGAAGTTACATTAAGATAAGAAACAGCCTCTTCTCCGGTATAGTACTTAGCCGGATTAGCAAGCTGCGTCCATGTCTCAAGATCGTTGGCTGTAAGATGATCGCATTCCCCGCTTAAAAACATCTCCTTTATCTTATCGCATACCGCCGCACCGCTTTTACGCAGCGTCTCTGTCAGAATTTCTTTCATTTTCAAAACATCCTGTTTTAAACCTTAAAACAATAGAGGCAATGATTATCAGAAGAGTAACAGCCATAACAGACCACACTACGATATTGTGCTCAATAGGCATCTCAATATTAACCGTAACCCATTCTACACAGATATTAAAAATCATGCTATAGATCAATAACCTATGCCATATACAAAACCTGAACATTCTTGAAAAAGCCAAGAGAAATAGGTCCCATGATATAGAATGACCTAATATCGGATACAGCCAATTAGTGATACTAAAAGGATAAAACTCATCAAAAATGCTGGCTAACATAATAACCTGCATCAACACAGGATAATACTTCACAAACGTCACACAGACATTCCTCTGTCCTTTGCTAATAAACTTGTTGCTCATAATATGTTGTTGTTATGTTATTAAAATGGGGAAGGCGATCAGCACCTTCCCCTGGTTTTCAATCACTTTTTAGTGCTCGTCTTCTTTCTTTTCATCTTACCGCCAACACTACCGCCTTGACGCATTTTGGGTTTGTCCTTTTTATCAACTTCCCCACCCTGACGAGCTTTCTTTTTACAAGCCATGATACTAAAAATTTAAAATTGAATGATGTGCAATATTAATCATTTTTATTCTAATAGACAATACTTAAAACACAATATTATAATCTAAAATATTCAAGGGGAGAGAACTAAATTCCCTCCCCTTGCTAATTATGCTGGATTAAGATCCATTTGAGAATAAGCGTATTTCAAAGTACCATTTTCATCACCACACTCAGCTCCATCTACGATAAAGTTGTAAGAAGCAGGAGATTCATTATATACATTGAAAACACCACCTTTCTTGGAGATATTTTGTTTTTCATACTGCCTAACAGTAGCGGTCTTATACACTTTGCCTTCGTAAGACACGTTTATAGTTCGTATATACCATGTAGTATTTCCATTCTCATCTCCAGAATGAACATATCCTGCCAATATACCACCCATTACAGCCCCGAAATACGAACAAGAGCTTCCGGATTGTTTTCTCTGGGTTGTTGTTCCGATGCTTATAGTAGCTCCAGATATCTCACGATAATCAGCATCCACCACCTTAATATCACAGGTGTAGATTCGGATATTTCCATTTTCATCACCAGTCCATTCGAATCCGGCAATACACTTACCGGCGCCAGGATTATAAGAAACATTATCCCTCCTATATGTAGCCCAAGAGCCGTTTTTCAATGTAATATGCGCCGGAACAGGCTTAGCCTCTGCCTTGCCTTCTTGGTTGACTGTTATGTTAACAGTCTTCCCAGACTCATTTTGCTTCAATGTCACAGTGCCACTTCTGGAAGATGAAGAGCTGTTTGCGGATGAGATTATTACAAATGAATAATCATAGCCTGACAAAACAGGACAATTTACTCCTGACGGTTTTTCTGTAACTTCTGTAACCCAACTTGGCTTAGATGATACAGTGTATCCTATCTTACTTCCATTCTTTTTACTTTTTAATTGAATACATAAATATGAGTTATTTGCACCTCCATTTGCATCGGCATTCCAAGTGCTTTGGTTGGTACTAAATTCGTAAGTAACTGCAACATCTTGTGTGATGCTAAGAGTAACAGTCTTTCCAGATTCATTTTGAACAAAAACAATGTCACCAGATCTGGAAGAAGATGTTGTATTGGCAGATAATGTCACCACAGCCTTCATGCTTTCAGATGTCTGGTCTCTGTAATCAACAGAACACCAAGAAGGTTTCGATTTAACAGAATATCCTATATATGAATCATTCTTAGTACTTATGATAACTTCTTCAATATCCTGAGATTCTCCAGTTACAGACCTTGACTTGCTCGTTCTTCCATCATGGAACTGAAATTCATATGGAGCATATCCGCAACTTCCAATAACATACTCTTCTTTAGTATCAGAATTTCCGCAATCATCGTAACGAATAAACTTAGTTTTGGTTCCATTACATCCATTTTCTTGCCAAGAACCGTAAGATCCGCAATTACAGCAATTTCTACAACTTACAGAATATTGACGATCTATGCTACCAGAGCAACTATCACGATAAGCATTGTACTGAGTATGACCTACGCAGTCTCCTGTTCCATAGTAAGACCAGTCAGTACAAGACTCTCCACCTCCATTAACCCATCTTGTGTCGTTATAAGAAGAAGAGCATGGATTGGTGTCACGTTGTTGCTTCTGAGACGTACACCCGTCACAACGGGTGCTTCCGGTATCCGACCAAGAAGGTGTTGTGCTATCAGGCAAGCAATCAGCATTCTTATTAGCTACTGCCTGACCTTGGGAATTTACAGCATCTTGAGCCTTCTTATTGGCATCAGCTTGACTGATATTGGACGTAAATGGACCACCCACCTGATCTTGGGTTACGGTAACAGACGAACCATGCTGACAGCTTCCGCAATTGTTTCTGGTGAAGACCTTACTTGCCTTACCGGTCCAAGTACAAGTGCCCTGTGCGTCAGCAAGAGCCTGACCTTGGGCCTCAACGGCAGCCTGAGCCTTACTATTTGCGTCTTCTTGACTTACGGTAGACGTAAAAGGACCGCCGGTTACATCATCTTGGTCTATAGTAACCTCAGATCCGACACCTCCATCAGCACACTGTTTTGTAAATTGCTTGCTATATGTTCCGGTCCAGGTACATACCTTATCTCCACCTTCTACCCAGCGTTCATCTGCTCCACCATAACATTCGTTGGTATTGACTTGCTTCTTATAAGATTTGCCTCCTTCACATTTGGTTTCAAGTGGTTCAGAATCTACCCATACAGGATCGGTGTTGTCCATTTCGCATGTCCCGTTCTTGTTAACATAAGCCTGACCTTGGGCTTCTACGGCTTCCTGAGCCAGCCTATTTGCCTCTTCCTGACTTTCATTGGAATAGAACGGTCCGCCTACCATATCTTGTGTTACACTCATCGGAACACCATGATGACATGATCCGCAATTGTCTTTTGTAAACTGCTTGCTATATACGCCTACAAACCTACATTTACCTTTTTGGTTAGCAATAGCCTGCCCTTGAGCTTTAACGGCTTCCTTAGCCTTATTATCAGCATCCTCTTGACTTACGAAAGAAGTAAAAGGATTGCCTTCAACATCAGCTTCACTTACCTCTACTTCTGTTCCTGAATCCGGTATTTCACAGTCGTTCTTTTGGAACGTTTCTGAGTAATGACCGGTCCAGCTACAAACTTTGTTCCCACCATCTACCCAACGTTCTTGATTGTGGGTTTCAGAACATTCGTTGGTATCATGTTGCTTTTTCTGAGACTTACCTTCATTACATCTAAGTTCTTCCGGAACAACGTCTTCCCATACAGGATCGGTGCTAAGTGGCGTACAGTTGCCGTTTTTATTAACATAGGCCTGGCCTCCTTCTTCTACGATCCTACGAGCTTCTGCGTCTGCCGCATCCTGGCTTTCTGTAGACGTAACAGGACTACCATTAACCATTTCGGCCGTAACCTCCATTTCTACACCCTTATGGCAAGCTTCACATTCAGGAACGAATCTCTTGCTGTAATGACCGGTATAGACCGTCATATTCTCACAATTACCCTTACTGTTAGCAATAGCCTGTCCTTGTTCTTTGACAGCAGCTTTAGCCTTGTTATTAGCATCATCTTGACTCACGGTAGATGTGAAAGGAGCACCAACAACATCTTGTTCGGTTACAGTAATCTTAGACCCTACCTGACCTTCATTACAATCGTTTTTGGTAAATTCTTCACTGTATTTACCAGTCCACGTGCAATGTCCGTCCCGGTTGGCTATGGCCTGGCCCTGCTGCTCGACGGCAGCCTGAGCGAGCGCGTTAGCCGCCTCCTGGCTTTCGTATGAAGTAAAAGGACCACCGGTTACATCATCTTGGTCTACTGTTACCTGCGAACCTACGCCTTCTCCGTCGCAATTGTCTTTTGTGAATACCTTGCTATATACACCAACAAACTGATCTTTATCTATACAAGTACCTTTCTTATTTGCAAGATCCTGTTTCTGTTCTTCCATAGCGGCCTCAGCCAACGCATTAGCAGCCTCCTGGCTTTCCCTTGACACAAAAGCATCAGGGTATCCAGCAAGATCCTTTTCAGTCAAATCAACGAAGCTTCCGGTCTGAGATTCAGCATCGCAATCATTTTTCTGAACACGAGCCGAAGCCTTTCCAACGAAATAATTTGGATCAGTAACGCATTCTCCATTCAGGTTTGCCTGATCCTGACCATTTTTCTCTATATCATCAAGAGCTTTCTGATCAGCATCTTCTTGACTTACGTCTGATGTGTATTTACCGGCTTCTACCGTGTAAGTGTAAGGTGCTCCGATAAACCCATCTTCGCAGTCATTCTTATAAAATACTTTCGACTTCTCTACGTTATACCATAAATTGGTTTCACAGGTGCCATGCTCATTAGCATACCCTGGACCTTCAGCTTCCAAGGCTTCCAAAGCCTTCTGATTAGCATCTTCCTTAGAAACAGAAGAAGAGAAACGGCCGGCTTCTACAACGTACTCTACCATAGATCCAACTTCAGTCACTTCACAATCTGTCTTTTGGAACATCTTGGATTTCCTGTCATTGTACCATTTTATGGTATTGCAAGTACCATGAGAATTAGCATAGTCTTGACCTTTGGCATTCAACTCAGCTTCAGCCTTACGGTCAGCATCTTCTTGGCTTATGGTAGAAGAAAATTGCCCGGCTTCGATCGTCATCGTAACCAAACTTCCTTCTTCGGTATCAGGATCGCAGTCGTTCTTTCTAAACGACTTTGATTTCTTGACATTGTACCATAATATGGTTATACAACGACCATGCTCATTAACCCAGTTCTGACCATTTTGCTCAATGTCTCTCATAGCCTTGTCATCAGCATCAGACTGAGATATGATAGACGTGTATTTTCCGGCCTCAACAACGTACTCAAGCTCTTCCCCTTTCTCTGTCTCAGGATTACATCCTTCTTTTGTGAAAAGAGCCGACTGCCTTTTATTTCTATAAACTACCTGTTCTTTTTTTTTATGAACTACCGTACATTCTTCAGATACGCCACCATCCCTGGAAGACACCCTTATCTTGACACTTCTGTTGGCACCAGTATCATTTTCATCAAAGTAAATATTAACCTTACTGTTAAGACCGCCTTCTTTCTTATCTATGTTCGCCCAACAATTACCTACTTTCATTCGCTAATCCTCCATCTTAAATTTTCAGGATTTGTACTTACGTTGATTACCTCCGGTGATCCATCTGAATCAAGATCAACAACATCCTTGTCCAGGTGAATCTCCTCCTTATCCACAGACTCGCATTCAACTATTTCAATAACATAATCTTTTATATTACTTTCTATACTTAACTGCGTGCTTGTTTCATCACCCTCAATTTGTTCAAATTCCTTATCCAATTTAATGTAAGGAACGACCTTTCCAGGCTGATAAATAGGAATCAGTACACCATTTATAGTTATGTTCTCATTAACTTCATTCCCATCCTCATTACCAGGCATGGAAACAATCATCGAAACCTGGAACGTGTCTTCAAGACCCGGATCACCAGGGAAACCATAATCAAGCCTAATATCATTGACATCAATATTTAGACCAGAAGCGGTGGTAAATGCCTTTATAACACCCTTTATACCACTATCTCCTGTAATAAGGGCATTGATAGAAGCGGCGTTGGTAGTAATAAGGATCTGCTTATCTCCACCAGATATAGGGAACTCCAGCCTACTAACCGACACTTCTGTGATCTTAATACCTTTTTGCTTGAAAGTAATGGCTTTCATGCTTTCGGTATCGGACTTCTTCACAATTCGGATAGTGATCCTATCTTCCCTTCCTTTCCAAGATGGAGCATCGAAATTCATTTTATCACGACCGACACCTTCCTTCTTATCTGAGGTAAGCCAAGAACCATCATCCATCTTATATATTCTTTCTTTGCTCATAATAACCCTCCTTCATTAAAGTGTCAGTTCCCATTCAACGCCATCATCTACCACAACCTGTACCGTAGCCGTACCGCCTGTGGCTTCAAATGTTATGTCAGTAGGAATAACATCAAATATCTCTTGTACGCCAACACATCCTAAGCCGCAGATAATATCCTTAAACCATTCCTCTTTAGCGTATTTTTTAAGAACTTCTTTAAAGAACTCACGAAGCCAATCTGAATCAATAGATTCCTTAAGTATGGTTTCTATTATTTCCTTAAGCCAAGATTCATGCATTTCCTCTTTCAGAATCTCTTTAATAAGCTCGATAATGGTTTCTTTATCTAACTTATCAGAAGGCACAGAGCCATTAACGAGATTACCCCCACATATAAATCCTTTGCATTTTTCTGCCATTTCTTATCCTCCTAAATTAACAATGGAACCCATAAGAACTATTTGCTTCTTCTCGGTACACAACCCTCACTTCAGCAAGTTCATCCTGTTGACACATATCCCGGCAGAACCTAACAGTACGACCCTGGACTTTATACATATCAGAAGGTACAACACCCCCGCAATAAGACACAAGCAAAATCTCTGCCGGATCTTTCTTTAGAACCACATGAGAAGTACCGTCAAACACTTCTGTATTGACAGATCCACTTACGTTAATAGCCCTTGAAACGTATTTAGCTAAATTAGCTAAAGCTCCGTCTAAAGGCATACCATGATACAAACCAGCTTCTTCTATAGTTTCTCCATCATAGAATATGTTAGAAGAAGGAATATTGCAATGATGCGGGCGTTCGCACCCACCATGACTGCCAAAACAACCGTTACCTGTTATTGCCATTGTTACTCAAAATATTTATTTTTTGTTTTAAAAATTCTATTTCCCTATCCTGATATTCCATACGGCATATCATTGCGTTGATTAAAGCCGTAAGATCAGATTTCTGAGCCAGACTAAAGTAGCCAGCGTTGATGCCGTCAGCGCAGTACACGCAGTTCGTGCATGTATATCCGTCCGGGCATGGCACCGGCGTCTCGTCCACATGTGGAACATATACGTGTTTACCACTTAAGTCCTTACCAATTTGTGCACTCTTTTCCATTTTGTAACTGTTTTTCAAGTTGTTCAACCCTTTGTTTTAGAAGCGTATTTTCTTCAACCATCCTATCCAAAAACTTATCTATGTTTTCGAAAACAAGTTCTATATTATGCATAACCTCATTATAAGGCATACCTGGAGTTAATTTGGATATGAATGTCTTGCATCCTGTATAATGAATGCAATGATCGCTTAAATGACCATACGGGCAATCGCATTCTTTTGGAAGAATTTCGCAATTGTCCGTACAGTCATTACACGGATCAGACCCGATACAGATATTAGATCTCAGAATATCAGGTCTGTCATCTTTACAAGTGTTACAATTCATGACTTTCTTTTTTTTGGTGCAAGATAATAATTTTCATTCACACCATCACAATAAGAAGTCAATCAATGTATTCCAAGCGGTTAGTGCTGCCCTTAAAAACGTATCCGCATCTGTTTTCTATCTCTACATCGGTAATAGGGAGAATAGCATCTTTGCCATAAGTAAGTTTGCATTTTGAAATAAAATTTGGTGATTATATACAACTTTACACCACAAATATACCGAATTGTTTTTATTTATAAATAATAATTTCTATATTTGTGCCATGAGATTAGTCGAACAACATACGATCAAACAAAGTTCAATATATTACAATGAGCTTCAAGACCTATTGCATAAGTGCAAAAACTTATACAATAAAGGATTGTATGTTGTTAGACAACACTACTTTCAATACAAAGATGATAATACTGTAAAGTATAAATACCTCAACTATTATTCTCTCGAAAGAGTGTTGAAAACAGAAAATGATGTTGACTATCGTGCTTTACCAACACCAGTTGCTCAACAAGTGTTGATGATGGTAGATAGAAACTTTAAATCGTTCTTTAATCTCCTTAATAAAAAGAATAGAGGTGAGTATTCCGAATTTGTTAGAATACCTGGGTATCTAAACAAAGACGGTTTGTTTACTGCTGTTTTTACGACCGCAGCTTTTTCTCAAAAATGGATAAAACAAGGTATTGTTAAGTTACCTAAACAGTTTTCCTTTACAACAAGAACCAATAAACAAAATATTCAACAACTTAGATTCATTCCTAAGAATGGGTATATTGTTCTTGAAATAGTTTACAGCAAGAAGGAAAAGAGTCTTATGTCAGATAATGGATCTTATCTTGGTATTGATATAGGATTAGATAATTTAGCTTCCTGTGTTTCAAACAACGGTTCTTGTTTTATCATCAATGGTAGACCTCTGAAGTCTATCAACCAGTATTATAACAAAAGATTAGCATTCTTAAAATCTAAATTAAAAGACAATAAACATACTTCAAAACAAATCAGGTCATTAACTAACAAAAGGAATAACAAGATCAAAGATTATCTTCATAAGGCAAGTAGGATATTGATTAATCACGTAGTTTCCAATGGTATTAATACGATCATAATCGGTCATAACAAATGCTGGAAACAAGAGATCAATATCGGAAAGCGTAATAATCAGAACTTTGTATCTATTCCTTTTAATGTGTTTATCTCAATGATATCTTATAAAGCAACATTAGAAGGAATCAATGTTAAGATTGTTGAAGAATCTTATACTTCAAAATGTAGCTTTTTGGATAATGAACGGATTTGTAAACATGAATCTTACAAAGGAAGAAGGATCAAACGAGGATTGTTTAAAACCTCGTTTGGTAAGATCATTAATGCTGATATCAATGGTGCTTTTAACATCATTAGAAAATCAGAAAAAGAATCCTTTGATGTAACGATGTTACCAAAAGGTAGAGGGTTTTGGTGGAACCCGGTACGGATTTCCGTATAAATGTATATTATTTTACGCTTTTGGTGTAAAGTGGTATATAGTCACCTTGTTTATAATGTTAACTATCTCTGTTGTCTAATGACATTGCAAATGTATGTATAATATTTTATAGCTACAAAACAATTTGTATTAAATATTTTAAATTTTTGTTTTGTGGCTATAAAATATTATATTAACAAGATACGGCTGCGCCGTGATATAGTATATAAGGCTGCGCCTTAGCGCTGCGCTTATGATGGCTGCGCCATCAATGGGTTGCACCCATCAAACCTGCGGTTGACTGACGTCTAATAACAACTGGGCAAGGCCGCAAATGTAGCGATTCGTATAAGAAGCGGCGTAATGCGCATGCAGAGTACGAGGCGAACAATAGCCATAGTTCGCAGAACCGCCGAAACGAGCAGCCAATCTACTCCTTAAGCCGATAGCTGAAGCCCAGTAGCAATTGTCCCATGTATAAAAACATTCTCCTGATCCGATACCTCCGCCTTTTTTATCCTTCCATCCGGTATAAGGGATACGGTGTAAAGCATAACTATCTCCTAAATTTTGGGTAGTTGCTATCTTTTTATATTTAGATTCAAAATTAAAAACCTCACCATTATTTATAGTAGACCTTTTCTCATATGTCCATTTCTTTTGATCTGGCTCTATATAGATATCAATAGTATTACCTATACGAGTAACATTAGGGTCATTTAAACAAGTTCCTACCTGTTCGTATCCTCCTCCACAATACCTAAAGACATCTCCAGACAAATTCATACCATCGTACAAAGACATCCTTAAGATAACTTCCAAATCAAATTCTGCCGGTTCGTCATTTTCGTTTAAGGCTGATATAGTGCCGGTCATTTCCTTAAACACAATAACATTCATATGACCTTCAACCATACTCTTGGCTCCCTGGACGTTCTTATACCAATATTTTCCTCCATAAAAATCGAACTCCAATCCTTCCTCTATTCCTGCCTCAAATGCAAAAGAAGCCGCCATCTGGCTTTCCATGCACTGTTCTTTAGGATATTCTGAATTTATGAGGTAAGAAAAATGAGTTTTTTTAGTAGGTTCATAATGTATAATAGAAGAATTTGTAGCCCATGATCCATACAACCATGTCTCTTCTCCTTTTTTACGATACTTTACACCTCCGTATTTGCGATAATTAACATCATTACCTACTCCGGAGTTACTTGATATCCCTGATCCAAAAGTATCTGGATTAGCTAAGTATTTAGTACCGTACAGCATTTCAAGGTATATGATATAAGCATTCAAGGTCAAAAAACCACCTTCAGAAAAAGGATAAGAAGATTCAGGATCTACGTTATTAGCCCTCGAATACTTAGCTATATTGATTTGATTTACATCATTGCTTCTCGGATAAGTTCTTCCATTTAAAAACATCGTGCAGGCGTTACCAACTCCGGCTCCGGATTTACAATTTGTTTCTCCTTCATACAAGAAAAAGAAAGATCTTGCCTTGGAGTCTACTGTACATACCGGTCCAGGAGATAAGGCTGTGGGCGGAAGCACAGGACACGTCTGGCGCAGGTCAAGTCCATCCAGCATAGGAACTGTGTCCGCGTCGTACACACCAGACCATATTTTCCCGCTTTTACCAACTACCTTATCAGCTACATATAGACTCTTGCTACATCCTAAGAATATGCTATAATTCTTTGAAGTAGTCTCCCAAGGTCTTAAAATCCTTACCTCTGATCCTGAAGCATTATAAAGTTTTTGACTAATGCCATACTCTTCATAAAAAGCCTTAGCGTCAAATGCTCCGGCATCACAATACTTATTTTTATGACCGCTATCCAAATACAGTTCCACATCGCATTCGGCTCTCATTTCCTCGGTTATGCCTACCGTAGGAGCAAAATCTCCGTTTTCAAATCTAAGGAGATTGTTCTTACGAAGCTTTCCAACCGGATGTACCTTGTCTCCGGTATTTTGAGTCATGTCTATAAGGTAGAAATCCCAAGAAGGGAGAAGGCTTTTGTCGCCAACTGATTCCGTGGCTTCTGGAGGAAGCTGATCCTCAGCCCAAGCGGATGCCGATCCTGAAGCACCTTCTTTAAGAACGTTGAAAGTATTACCATCAGACAAAACAAAAGGCTCAGATTCCTCCCCTTTCTTCGATAAAAACTTTTCCCTTTTACCAACTTGATTAACGACAATGTTCTTCTTAGCCTTATTCCCTTCATCGGAAATAGTGTAATTCAAAGTCGTATCAAGACCTTCATTTATTTCAGAAAACACCGACACCAGTTTATCATTCTCACCTTCTGTCGGATTAAATTTTACGTTGCTCATTTTCAAAAATCAAATTTGCATTCATCAACAACAGGCTCGCATTTGGTATTTTCATTAACCCATTTCATGCCCTCTTCTTCCAGTATCTTCTTAGCCTTTTCATTGGCATCATCAACGCTAATGAAAGACGTTACGGTACCGGCGTATATCCTCCTGTATTTCTCAGGAGCCTTCCATCCTTCCTTACAACGTTTACTAAACCAACCATGTTGATCTTCGTTGTAATAAACGGTTTTACATACTCCAGATTCGTTAGCGGCAGCCTGCCCCTCTTGCTCAAGGATCCTCGCAGCTTCGTAGTTAGCTATTTCGGTACTGAACTTAGACCATACACGACCGGCCTCTACCACGTAATGTATAGGCTGTTCTTGCTTTTGACCATCAGGGCAATCATTTTTAAAGAAATATCCTTCCTGTCTTGTGTTATAATATACCTCGCAACAGCCACCTACTTTATTAGCATACAACGGACCTTCTTTCTCCGCAAACTCTTCCGCTTTCCTATCTGCATCATCCTGGCTTATATCCGAACAAAATTCAGCCTCATGAACGATAAACGTTTCTTCAGAACCAAGATCTTCCGGACAGTCAGATTTCTTGAAAGCTTTTCTGTATTCTTTGTTGTAATACATCTTTTTCATGACAAGATCTTATTAAGTTCCTCTTTAAATTTCTGAATCTCGTCAGGACACAACCCGCATTCCCCTTCACATACGATTCTTCTCATACGATCTATTTTAAGAACCATATCCATATCAGGCTTAATACCTACCTTATACTTATGATATTGTAGATACTGATCAGCCTTACATGCTATAAAACGATCAGCACACTCACATAAGTAAGATGAAGGGAAAAGAATTTGCTGTGTACTTCCGGTAGCTGCCATATCACCTTGACGTAAAATACCTGGCGTATTCTTTATTTATGTATTCAGAATAAGTAGCAAGATCATCCGGATCCGGGCACTCGTTCTTCAAATTAACGATCCAGCCTCTTACCAGTTTTTGAATATCAGCATACCTTTTACTTACACCTCCTACAAACCTGAACTTGCGATGAAGGTCTATGATTTTCTTGTCCAATACAGCAAGTTCATCATATTTCTGAATACAAGCCGCATTAGAATCAGCTTTAGGTGTCGTATTCGACTGAGGCTTTATAGCCCGACTTTTATTAACAGAAGCAATGTTGCTTCTTCCGCATCCACATCCCATAATTTATTGATATTTAATTTATTATATTTTGCAACCACAATTTTCACAATTATTGAGAACGTAAATCAATTTAGATGCTTTTTCGTATAATTGTTTTACGTTTTCAAAATTCCCTAATCTCATATTAGCTTCAGCCGCAGCCAGTAGAAACTCTATTTCTTTTATTTTGTCAATAACGTCATCATCCTCATGATCGCATAACACAGTTGACCTGGCCCATATCTTATCTATGTTAAGACGGATCAGATCTGTTTTTAAATACTTTCTGTTAAATGAATAAGAGGAAGGACTGCCTTTTATGGTAATATCGTATATACCATCTTTCAGGTTTTCAAAATCATTTCCGCGACCCGGATTTATGCCAAGAGTCTTACTGTTGAATACATTCAGCTGATTCTTACCAAGATAATAAACATACTTATTCTCATCTTCAGGTGGTACAATCTCTATAATAGCCGGTCTGTCTGCCAATATCCCCCATTCCGACTGATCGGCTATGCGAAGCGTTTTAGGGTTGTTGGTGCTTATAACCTCAAAATCAAGATGGATGTTGTTCATGCTCTCTTCCCACCCCATTCTGGTAAGGGAATCATCGTATCTGGCTGTTATATCAGCTCCCTCTACCTCAGTGCTATTAACACGTACCTCGGTACCATTTATCTTGACTCCTACTATTTGGGCCACCAATGACTTAGCCATACCAAACATAGGAACAATGATTTCACCGTTGTAATCAGTTCCTTCATTTGGATACTGTACTACCTCCGTCTTGTACAGACCATCATTTCTTCTGGCTACTATTCTAATAACCATCTGATTTTCTACATCGTAGTCGGTCATTACTATCCTGACATAGAAAATGTTATTTCTTATCTGTGGTAAAATATCGATATAATTCATAACTTACCTTTTTCCACAAAGATAAGTAAATGGGGTGATAAAAGTTTAAAATGTTGTGTATTAAATAAAATAGGACATGATTATTACCATATCCGATAATAGATTCCAGCGCCTAAGTAGGGAGAGAAGCCCTCGCGCCCAACTCCATACCCTGCCGTCAGCCCTATGCCCCAGCGCCGGCTCTTTTCGTATATTATTTCTTTTTTGTGGTAGATGATCATAGTGTCCAAATTAGGTCTGTATCCGCTTATAACAGCCCGATAATCATCTGTGTTGTACGTTTTTCTTTGTATAGGAATATTGATATAAACAGTGTCTTTTATCGTATCTTTTTCAACTATAGCATCCATAGGGAAAGGTATTTCTACCTCCCCTACGTCAACTATATACTGAGGAACAGGAATAGGTTGGATAATGGTATCTATTACCGTATCTATTTCTATATTGTGTATTATTTCTTTCTTCTTACATGTTTTACCAAACAAGAAAGATATAAAACACAGTAGAAGAACTCCTAACACATGCCCTACCCTCATTTTTTGCAAACACATTTCTTACCCTCCTTTTTATTATCTAAAAGATCTTGTATTTCACCATTTTTTATACCTTCTTTTAACTCCTCTCCGAATGGAACTTTTTGCCACCAACTTACTTTACTAAAGAAGTACTTAACGCCTTTTACTATCATCAAATCAGGTGCAAGGTCGCCGAGGCGCTTGAATGCCATTCCACCGTATAATATTAAGGCAAATATTGTAATCCACTGAAGAAGCATGTCTATAAACTCTGGGGATTTATGCCCTCCCATAGACATAATAAGGTCCATTCCGGATATGGTAAACAACCCGAAAGAACAGGCCGCGAACTCAAGAAGAATTTTCAAAACTCCCATTTCGCTTATGCATGTCAATATCTTAAAAGGTCTCTTTCTCTTTCTTCGGATATAGCAGTGCTTGATACTTTTTATAGTAGCTAACAAAAGATTTATAGCTAATATAAACAATATAGAATATATAAGGTGGTGAATCTCCTGGAAATTCATCCACAATGCTGATAATCCGGAAATGAGAAAAGCCCAGAAACTTTCTAAATTCATCCTTCCTACAAATCTGTAAGCCATATTAGAACATAGTTACTTTCTTGTTACTTCCAAGAGAGTCATATACGTCAATATGGACCCAATTGGTACCTGATTCTAATCTAATAGGACAAGGAAGTAAATCCTGCGACTGAATTATTTTATTCCTTGCCTCCTCTGCCGTCATACCCTTGGCGTCGAAATCGATGGCTGCCCCAAGCATATGAGGACTGATATACAACGACCCTGATACGGTCTTTGATTTTACTATATCCGAGATATTGTTCCTAAACCCACGCTCATCAAACCTACCACCCGACTTCCAGGTATTAACCGTCATCGGCGTTTTCAAAATGTCTTTCCTTAAAACCAGTATCGTGTGAAGCAATTCAGTTCTTAAATACCTCCAGCAAAGATCTTTGTCTCTACCGTATTCTTTAGGACCAACTAATTCAACAATACTAAAATACTGACTCAATTCTTTTATAATATCACTTCTTTCCATAACTTAACCTTTTTCACAAAGATAATCAGAACCTTACCGATATGAAAAATAAGTAGAGTATGGATTAAAGAAAAACCCCTGCATAAATAAATATACAGGGGTTATCCATAACATTAACAACAAATCACGACCTAAACAACCCTTACATATCCTGCTGATACAAGATCAGAAAGGTTCTCGTAAGCCAAAGGGATGCCTGAATCTCTTATGCAAAGATACTTAATTTCTTTGTCAATGTAATACTTTCCATTCTCTAAAATAGAATTATATACCCAAGGAATAGGATCGTCTATCGTACCTGAATGCTTTTCTTGAACAACCATATACAGGCTTTCAGTTCCACCTCCATGACCAGGAACCCAGTCGGCTTGGAGATTGTGATTTTGCCTTACTTCAAACAGAGTCCAATCCAAATCCGAAGGTTTGTTTTTGCTACGGAAACGCTGCCCTTTTACAACAGCCGTACCCATAGGAAGACCTTTGTCTCCGTAAACTCCATCCTTATCCCAGATAGGGTACAATCCCTTTATCTTAAGAGCAAGATTCTGGTCGGTATTTTCCAACATAGCCGGCGTGTTGATCATCGCCCTCATGTACATGGCTGTAGCCTTCTCCGGATCATTAGCTTCAAGGATCTTATTTTTTTCTATGATCTGATCCTTTGTTCTTACCAACTTCTCAGGATAGCCTTCATCTACTTTCATAGACTCAACTTCACTCCTGTCGGTTTTAGAAGCTATTTCCTTTTCTATGGCAGCAGTACGATCATCGCACTCAGATTCATATACATGCATTTCATTCATTGCCGTATTAGCAATATCAAGCTCGTATTCTGAATCTGCTACGGATACGGTGTATATCCCGCTTCCTTTTGCTACATCAATATCGTTTTTAACCTTCTGTCTCATGCTGCTGTTATACCATATCTGTTTACCATCCAAGCTATAAGAGCGGACAGTATCAGAATAAGCATATTCCCTGGCCTCAGAAACCTTCTTGTCTTTAGCCTTGGCAAGCAACTCCTCTTCAGTTGGTCCAGGAGGCTCCGGGTCAAGCTGCATGGCAATAACTTCTTTCACACTCGCATCAGGATTGTTTTGATGGAATTTTTCTTGATCGGAGTCAAGTTGAACCCATTTACCATCTAAGAAATCTTGGTAAGAATACCCTACTTCGTAAGAAGAGGAGTCCAACTCGTATCCTTCCCAATAAAAACCTTTTATATTCTTATTTACATAAAGCATACTCTATCCTTTCTATTAAGCTTGTTCACCTACTCTGATAACCAACTTATCATTGATATACCAGATACTTAATTCTATAAAACTGTTTTTAGGTACTATTACGCTATCGCCTGACATACTCTGGAAATGGCCAGAGGTAGGAAGTGGCTGTGTGATGTCTGTGCCGGTGGTGTTGTTGACCCGCACCTGCCACTCCCTCCCAACATACTCAGAAGATACGGTCATAGACAGATTCGTAGCAGAAGCGACGTTGGCTATGATATTATGAGCACCTTTTGGTAAATTTGCCAATGTTGTAACAACCTTAGGGGGCATAGCCATAAAATTCAAATAAGACAATATCGTATTAGACAACGTAACCATATTGTTCATAGCCTCATATGTCTTATCTTGAATAACAACAAAAGTTCCCACCTGAATTTCTATATCATATTCAGATGCGCCTACCGCTGAGTCGGTATTAGCAAATGAGGCAAATACTATTTTTAATTTAAAATTATTTTCAAAATCATTACCTTCTAAAAAATAATTCAAATAATAATAATCACCATCTAACTTACCTAATGTGATATTATTATTGTATGCATCCAAAACTTTTGCAAACGAACCTTCATCAAGAGATCCGGAATTACCAGAAAATATGGATAAATCAAGATAGCCAGAATCTACTCCGGTACTTACCATACCAAGTGATTCAAGCACCTTAGTTCCACCTTCTTCAGTAACCAAAATATATTCGTTATACACGTTTTTAGTTTCTGTAGATGCCACATTGTCTTTTACGAGATACATGACATTATCCTTCGCTTCTTCAACAGTAGGAAGTTTGCTAACAATCTGTTTCTTCCACCCTGCTGCCGAAACAGCATCATCTATGTACTGTTTTGTTACATGATCTCCCCATGTCATATTACTAAGAAGAGTCTTGCTACCGTCCTGACTTCCGGCAGGGGGAGCCGGGATGAGGCCTCCCTTCCCCGACTCCGAACCTGTTCCAGGAGCAGCCTGCACCACATTCTCAAGTCTGGAATCAACCTCCTGACCTTCGAATTTACTGTTATAACCTACTTCTGCCATTTTTTATTTCTTGTTAATTTTGTCCAACAACTTCTTGATCTGGTCTACGATGTCCATCACCGCGCCAACCTTGTTTTTTACGTCCTCAACCTTCTGATCGATCTTAGAATCCAAAGCCTTTAAACGATCTTCGTTTTTACTATACACTAAATACAGGGATAAACCGATGATTGCTATCGTAAGGATATTAGCCAAAACGCATCCGATTATTATCTGAAACATGATGATTATATGGTAGATAACGCTACCACACGCTTTAATTATTCAACTTTTTACAAATATAGCAATTGTCTCAACCATAACAAGATCAAAGACGCTCGTCATTAACATCGGACACCCATTCTTTAGATGAAAGAACAGATTCAAACTCAGAAGAAGAGCTGTCATATACCGGATACGGATATTGAGGATCATCATCAGCCTGCGCGTCTAAAGACTTAAATAGATGGTCATAATGTTCTACGTGTAAAATAACCTTAGAGCCGTCTACGCTCGCTCTTGGGCTACCTATTCCTAATTCACGTCTCTTTTCTTCAGATACGGAATCATATACTTCTTTTGGTGTGATAATGAATTTCATATTACTTTGCTTTTAGGGTTTGTAAATAGTTATATGCTTTGATACAGTCGTCTTTGGATAAAGTACTACTATAAATTCCAGCTAATTTAGTTGCCGACTCAGCAAATTGATTACTTCCATCAAAGCCTAAATTTACCATTGTATAATTTGATGATACATTGCCAGGCACAATATTGTATTCATTCCAATTTTCATCATATACTTTACCCTCTGAAGTTACGGCTCTCACTACATTTGATGGTATCAAGGTTTTATTTCCCTTTAATACGACATACACACCACGACCTTGAAGATTTTGGATTCTAACCTTTGATGATAAGTCAAAACCACAATAAGATATCTTTTTAACGGGGAATTTAAAATCTAATATAACAGTAAAATTTTCGCCAATTTTAAACTGTTTACTAACCGCTTTATCATCCACCCCATCCGTCATAAGGTATCCTTCGTATTCGGGGATTTGCTCTATGGTGACAACATGATCAGGATCAAAATCTTCTGCAAATTCTACAATCAATTGTCTAATTTGAGATGCGGGTTTATTTAACATGTGTATCCCATCTGTTGTTATATCTATGTATCCTGTTGTACCAATCCACCCCCATTTAAATTTTACACCTTCCTTTAATCCTGTTACTTTGACTTTTATATCATAGCTTAAATCATTTTGTTTTGGTGCAATTATTAAATTGTGATCCCCTAATGCAAACTTTGAAAAAGACAAACTATATTTAGACGAATGCTGAACTGATGGATATAATTCAAATGGAGTTTTATACAACCCATACCCACTCCCTTCTGCAAACCCAAAATTCGACAGTATAAGATCATTACCATTGCCCGTAATGTTGGCAATAGTAGCACGATCTTCGTCCTCGTTGGTTTTGCCTACCACTGTCCATGCTTGGTCGGGGAAGAGCCAGGGATAGGTTTTAACGAAGTAGTCTTTGATCTTGGTCAGTTCTTCTTCGGTGGCATCATGATCGAGAATGACTATTTCCCAAATGGCAGCATTGGCATAATTACTTAATTGGCCAAAATAAGTTTTACAAATACACAGCTTATTAGTAGATTTAGATGTCCCTTTTTTTTATTATTTGACCATTGTAACTACTTGATGTTTGCCATGTAATAGGGTTATTATCATCAATATATACATCTGTAAAACTATTATAAGATCCCGTAACGTCATTTACATTTTCACTCTTTCTATATTCAATTAAAAAAGCGCCTTCATCATTTGTGTCAAGATTTGATATTAAAGGTCTTTTATATTTAGTTGCATCATATCGTGTTATCCAATTCCTCAATGCAATAATACTATATCCTTTTTCTTTGGGCAATAATGGCAAGTTGTCACATCCCGCCCAATCGTCTACTCCGTCAAAGACGAGTGCGCCGGGGTAGAGGGGTAGTTGTTCGATGGTAAATGAACCTTGCTTATTAGATGTAGTTGAGATATACATATAATTGCCTTTAAATTCAGGATATGCAGGTATGTTTACATAGCCGTTAGCTGGCAATTCAATATTTTTACTATTATTATCATTATAAAATTTAAAGACGAGATCTCCATCTTCATAAGTAGATATGACCTTTAACCAGTGATTCTTATTTATATCCCAATTATTCATATGAATATAAATAAGATTGTTATTATAAGTAGAATTTCCAACACTTACACTAACTGAGGTAGTCGTCGTAGACATAGAAATATCTGGAATGCTTGGAACATTGTTTGTCCATAAATTGAAATTCATTTCATACCCACCAACTCCACTCATTCCACCCCAAGCGAAGTTCTTCATTTGCAAGTCATGACCATTACCTGTCTTATCTACCCATACAGGATTGGCAGCCATCTGCTCATTGGTAAGACCGGAAGCTGAATATCTGGCTACGATACCTTCTATATCCGGGAAGGAATCTACCTTGCATGGCAGGTCTAATATCATTTTAGCATACTCTTTAAAAGGTATGGAAGTAGGTACATCATACCCTTTGGATATAAGGGCTTGCCTTATATCCTCTTTGGTATTTATGATCCTCATTAACTTATCTGATATGGTTCCCATTACACTTCCTCCCCATTTATATAATCTAATACCGAACCTATGTCTCCGATGTCTGATTTTATTGACTCTCCTTGAGAATGTATTTCAATAAGTTTCTGATATAAGGTGTTATCCCCTATACGATTCTTATCTGTAGCTTGTTCTTCTATTTTGGATATCGTATCAGGATCTTCGTACTTAACACCATCAGGGCCATACCATTCGTCTGTTAAATTCGTGTATTTATGACGAACTGGAGTCGGTTTAGACTCCAGTGTTACTAAAAAATATTCGTTACAGCTCATGACAATAAGATTTAGTGGTTGCAATAATTACATCTACAAACTGTTCTCACGTAGCCAGAGGGAATAGCAGCCAGCGTCGTCCCTACGGCTATCGCCGGGTCAGTGCTTTCCATGACCGTAAGCGCCATCTTGTCCACGTCAAGGTCATTGTCGTAAACAATTTCTCCCTCAACGTAAATGCTCCCTGCATCAGAAACGTAGCAGTTTTTCACCTGTCTTATATGGCGCTGTGTAGCAGACGCAAAATCACACTCGATACTTAACCACCCTACCGGTATCTGATCGATATTGGATCCGATATTGTAATCAGGATCGGTTGTTTTAAGGACCATATGCCTCAATTCCCTTGTATTTCCGTATCCGTCCATTGTTATGTATGTCCGTATCTGAACCTTGCCCTTTTCCGTCTTATAACAGTTTTCTACTATTTCTGTATCGGATGTAGTAGCATCAGGGAAATCGCAAACAATACGCTGCCATCCTTCTTGTATTTTATTGAATGTGGCACCTCTTTGTATATCAGGATCGGTTGTTTCCATAACAATAAGATACTCGTCCCGGACTCCTATTATGCTATCTACCGACCTATATCCTCCAAGATGTATTTTACCACCAGGAGTTGTATAGCATTCATCTACAGACATAATATGTCTTTCCGTAAGATCAGGAAAATCGCATTCGGTTTTCGCCCATTCGTTAGGTATCTTATCTATTCTAGTCCACTGAGGATAAGCTTCATCCGTTGTCTTAACAATATAATAATACTGTTCCCTTACACCAAGAACAGCATCAATAGACTGATAACCTTTTATATTAACCTTACCGCCATCCGTCTTATAACATTCATCCACTTCAACAATTTCCCGGTCCGTCATGTCAGGAAAATCACATACCATCCTCACCCAATCTTCGGGAATAGAATCCAGCACGGTCCCTACCTTAATATCAGGATCGGTTGACTGAAGGACGGTGTAAACCTCTTCCCTGGATCCAAGAATATTATCTATGGCTATCAAGCCTTCTACCTGAACTTTCCCTTTTTTAGTAGTGTAACATTCAAGAACATAAGTTACATCTCGTTCTGTCATGTCAGGAAAGTCACAAACCATTCGAACCCAATTCTCTGGAATTAGCTTAAAAACATGCCCGGCAGGGAAATTATCGTCAGTTGACTGAATAACGGTATAAATAGATTCCCTGATGTTTATCTTGTCATCTATGGCTTCTAATCCTTCTATTTCAACCTTACCATCAGGAGTTTTATAACATCTGTTGACGAACGTAATGTCTCGTTCTGTCATATCAGGAAGATCGCAGTCGATCATAACCCATTCGTCCGGTATTTTAGTAAGAACCTTACCTACCGGATTATCCATGTCGGTACTGTCGGTAATTCTATGGGTTTCTTTAAGAACATCCATCTGATCATTAAGAAGATACCAACTCCATACTTCAACCTTTCCACCAGGTGTACGGTAACAGGTTTTGAAATCTTTGATAACTTTCTCAGCTATGTTAATCCACTCCCATTCGGTTGTAGCCGGAATACCAGAAACAGGATGCTTCTTGCCTTCTTCGTCAAGATACCAATAACAGCCATTTAAGGACACAACCACTTGGTAGATTTTGTCCCCTATTTTTATACCGGATTTGCTGTCATCTACCGGTTGGGAGGAACCCCATTTTCCAACTATGTTGGTTATTTTATCAATGCCCCTACCAAAGGTACCGGATAAAAAATCCACGCCATTCATATGAAACTAACTTATTTCAAATTGTTTTATTACAAAAAAGGGGGTGGAGGACCAGCCTCCTCCCCCTTGGGATATATAGAAAAAAGGAAAATCAAATCTTGCAGGGCTTGATATTTGCCGAAGCAGCTAACAAGTCCATAAGGTCTTGAATACCTTCGTGAGCACCGTACGGTACATGGAAGTGTACTGTAATATGATCATCAATTACCCTACCGAAGCCGTTAGAATAACGCGCCGGCTTCAACGTTACTGAATAATCAGCATACGGAGCCAACAGGTCTAAGCGGGTTTCTTCGTTGGTAAACATCCGTTCCATAAGTTCTTGGTGAGTCTTACGGAAGTCGAAGAACATACGTTGTTCGCGTTCTTTATCCAGCAATTCAGCGCCAAGGTGAGTACGCGGAGCCCAGTGCTGTTTGTATTCGGTATGGATCGGGTTGAAGTACGTGCTGATAGCCTCGCGCTGTTCATCCTGATAACCACCATTTACAGCAATACGAACAGATCCTTCTTGGAATGTCAGACGGTCAATCAAACAGTCAGACGGAGAAATCATGTAGTCAATACCACGGAACAAAATACCGCATTTGCAGTTCTTAGGAAGCGGGTCTGCGATAATAGACTGATCTCCTGCTACAGCACCCAAACGTTTCCAATTACGTCCACGATAAGATTCGGGCGCTTTCGATACAAAGAAGTCTTTGAAAATTTTATCGCATTCGTCGCAAACCATGTTAGTAACTACAACTGTTTTAAACTTGTGCTGACATCCACCGGGTGTACCATAATCTTCGATTGTCAGATACGGGAATGCCGCCTGTAATTCTGCTTTTGCACTACCACCACATTCATCATCCGGCAACGTGATTTCATAAGCTTCTTTCGAAATCTTACAAGAACCACATGCTTCCCAGCTAACAGTAGTAACAGTAGGATTGCTACACATATCTGCTGTTTTAGCAACGAACGTTACTGTGGCTGTCGGATTAGTTTCTACAAATGCATCGATATCAGCCTTCGTCAGTTTCTTGCTTACGGCCACAGTGTACATACCTACTCCGCCATCTTGGGCTGCTGTTTTCTCGGCAGTGCTACTAACGGCATTCTTAATGCTTTCTACTACAGTAGACTGATCAACGCCATCATCCTCTAACGTTACGGCATAAATCAAACCGCCGTCTACCTTAGTATATCCTTCAGGACACTCTTCGCAGCCTTTCATGATAGAAGACAACTTTTGAGTATAATCAGCAGGCTTACCACCTTCTTTCATCACCTGATATTTGGAAGTAGAAAGATGACGTCCAACTCTCTTGATATCCAAACCAGGATAAGCAGCCTTAAGCTGAGCCAGGGCATAAGCATCACCGGTATCACACATTTCCATACAATAGAAATTCATGTCGGTTTCCACCGGAGTTTTTTCCAACTCGTCACAAGAATGGATAGGATGGATTTCTACAAAATCACCTACCTTTCCACCACCTGCAATCGGCTGATTCTTGATACGTTCGATTGTTTTCAAGATAGCAGCCAAAATATCAACATCTTCGCAAGGATCACATTCTGAACACATATCCTCACGACCAGGACAGTTTTCGAAAATGATGTAATCATCGATATTCACCTCACCCATCGGATAACCACGAAGCTCGAACAAACGTCCTGTCAGCTTAATATGAATAGGGATACGATCGCCTTTTCTTGCTGTAATAGCAGTATTATCGTCAATTCCGTTATAACCGAAAATAACTTCATCTACTTTAATTTCTTTGCTCTTCGGAGCAGAAGCATACACTTCTATAATTTCATCAATAGCAAACGTAGGTGTAGAGAATGATTTATCATCAGATACACGGTCGTTCACCATCTCATTACGTCCAATTCTGATCTGGAAACGTTGTTCGTCCTTACGATATCCTTTCAAGTCTTTCAACGCTTTCAAACCATCTTTAGTCTGCTCACCATCCAAATCATAGATAGCGATCTGACCTTCTTGAAGCAACAAAGAATCTACGTCCGCCAACTTAGCGTGCGGAGGACAGATAATGTGTCTGTCATACGGTTTATGGATAGCCATAGCCTTATAATATTTTAAAAATTAATATTCTGTTATCTGTCTCAAAAATAGTGATAGTCATATAAGCAACAAAAAGCATTAGGAATTAATTAATTCTTAATGCTTTTTGATAGTCTTTAATTTAGGACACGCCTTTATTCTGCTATAAAGGAGATTGGACGTTGTTTGAATCTATTTGATAACGTCCATATTCGCTTTCATTCAAAGCAAATTGCTTTTCAATCATGTTAAGGATAATACCAATTAATTTATCATCTAATTCAGGATCTATATCAGTTGAATTAGAACCATCGGATTTAATATATCCTTCGATATCAACTTCCTTCGGATAGCGGTAATATGTAAGGTAAACGGTGTCTACATCAAAACCATACTTATACACCCTTACCGAATCTTCGCCTATTGTATAGAATGTTTCCCTAAAATCAAAATCAGGTTTGTTAAAAAAGTCGGCAAGAAGCTCATGCGGGTTTTCGTTCTTAGCCTCCCACATGGTAAAATCAGTGACCGTGCATTCACCTTTGGTAAATACGCCTGATATGTTTGAAAAAGAAAAGAAATCAGAAGGCAATGAAAACAAAGTGCTTTCCGGATTATCTTTATCTCCTTTCTCGTCAAGTTCTTTTGAATACACAACTAACTTTTGGATATAACGTATATCCTCTTCGTTTTTCTTATCAAGGATATAACGAACAAGGCGGTTTTGTTCGTCATTAAAAAGCTGAACAAAACGTGCCTTGTCAAGTTTTATACCACCGTTGGTCATGTTTTCTTCAGCCTTCTGTAAGGCCCGAAGATAACAATCAACAATCTTCATAAATTATTCTTTTTTATCAGCGTATTGATCAATATCAAAACCTTTTTCGTCTTCCTTTTTCTTCTTGTCAGACTTAGCTCCTTCTATTTTTTTATGCTTGTTCTTTAAAGCATTATACGCTTCCAGAACACGTGACTTGGTTTCTAACATCGACTTATTGGAAGCAAGAGCCATAGACGCAGAGATAGCGTCGGCGCCCAGGAGCTCGCCATTCAGATACAGTCCGTCGGTGTTGACGGTGACAGCCAGTCCCTCAACCATTTCCCTAATCATACGATGGAATTTGATCACCTGCATTCCCTCAGAAGATTCATCATCAGACAAGAACCTTGAGCTTGCTTCTTTATACATGTCAACATTAGTATTCTTAGCATCAATCCAATTAGTGAATATGTATTGAACCATGCTCTGATCAAGCTCTACGCTATATATGATGTCAAGATACAAAAGCAGATCGTAGATGCTTTTCCTTTCAGCCTCGGAGCCTTTCAGCTTGTTCATGAACTCATATAAAATATCAGCCTTGTCAATCTGACGTTGTTTCCTTATATCTACGGCCGTAGTCTTGTCTTCTACACAATAATAAGATTCGACATACATCGGATTACCGTCTTCCTCTTTAGGAGTAAGAGACTTGGATAAAATAGCTATATACAGCTCAAATAAATCACGAACGTCATTAGTGTAGAACAAACGACCATCATACAAGTCAATTCTGTAAGAATCCCAGAAATCGAAGTTCTTTTGGTCCAGGTCCTCATTGACAGTTTCTTCAAACGGATACCGAATATTCTTAATACGCATATCCATTTCATTCTTCTTGTCTTCAAGTGAGTAACCTTTATAACATGCTGAATTGATGAAGAAACCGGTATCATACACCCTAAGATCCTTATCCCATCCACAACAAGATACTGTCTTGTTCCCAGGGAAAGGAGTCTTGGAAATACCTCTTTCCTGATATCCGGAAGGAGCTTCTTCATCCATCTTACCTGTTATAACATAAATAGAGTCGGAATATATCTTCATTCCTCCTACGGTAGCCAGCAGTTTCTTAGACTCATGGCTTTCTTCAAAAATCTTTTTTCCCATTTTTTTATATACCCTACGTCTTTTCATATATGAAAAGACTATGTTAGAAACAAAATTTGCGGCCGGTTTTAAAGCCGACCGCAAGTTAATATTAAAAGTTATGATTACAAAGAGCTTGGTAACAATTCAATTGTTACGAACCGGCTGGTATCTTTTACCCAACAAGCCGATACAGAATGGCACCAGAATTGTTCTGACATACGAGGATGGCTGGATACAATTTCTTGAGCCGATACTCTGGATGACCATCTACCTTGTTCGTAACCCCACCACATAGAACCGATATCAGGCTTAACGTAGAATACGTTGCTGTTGATATTACCAATACGAGCTTCGGCTGAAGCAGGGATGCCGGCGAATGCATTGGAATATTCAGGAGCGGTCAAGTCTTCCATAATACATGAATATGATGTGATAGGAGTCATACCGTCTACCAACTGGCTTCTATCTACCATATCAACGTAATCCAAAGAAGGTTCGTGTTCTACAATAACCTTACCAATACCCGGAATAGTAACACCCTTGATCTTTACAGTTCCTAATTCAAGAGCATCGTTTGATCCTGTTACCGGATTATTGATAATACGTTCTGTACCCATAAGCGGAGCCAAGGCACCCAATTGAGAGAAGAACTCATCACGGAAGATTTCAACGATGTTCTTGTAAGCCATAGCACCTACCTTGAATTTCATTACACGATTTTCAATCGGCATATCGCTACGACCACGGAAAATATAGTCAGCAGCAGCCAGGAAGTGTTCGCGCTTGATACCGCCCGGACGTGCATATGAGATAACGAAACCACGGCGAAGTTGATGGTACAAACCTTCGTTTTTCATCAAAACACCATTATGACCCTTAACTCTACCTCCACGCATGAACATAAGTTCGTATGCTTCCATCTTAGCCAACTCAGCCAAACAGAACAAAGACACTGTATTGGCTACACGTGCCGTACGCATATCAATGCTTCCGTCACCAAGACGAGAACCGATAATGGCATAACTTGCATCACCTCCTCTGATTTCAGAAAGCTGACGAACTTTCTGGTAAGCCTTGTCGATGAAATTCTGTGTACGTTCGTCCGCATAAGCCAAAGACTTAATACCAGCGTACATAGTCGTTTCACCTTCAACACCACGGTGTCCACCAAGCGTAAATTCACAAGTCATAGAACCGGCCTTAGAAGCACCTCCTACACCAGAGAACTGAGTAGAGAACTCACCAAGAACGTTTGTTACCTTCCAGTATTTAATACCGGCGCGAAGCATGTCTTTCGGGAAGTATTTAGCACGAGAACGACCCCACAGCTTACACCAATATCTCCAGTTTTCACCTTCTTGTTTCGGAGGGCGCTCTGTAGAGATAAGAGCCTGGCAACCGTTAATCACATCGTAAGTAATAACATCTCCTTGTTTGAATTGTGCATTCAACACAATTTCGAAGAAGCTTTCATCAATACCAGGTTTTGCATATTTCAAAGACGTGTCTTCTACTGTAACCACCTCATACGTTTCTGATACCGGAAGATCATAACGGAATGAACCATTGATACCATTTACGGTAATAGTAGCATCCTGTTTAATCATACCCATATACATAGGCAGAGGATAGTTTGTAATGTTAGAAAACAACTCAAGCATACCCAGATGGTTCTTATCCGGATTTTCGTAGTACCAATCTTCTAAAGAGCTAAGATCGTGCTCTACGATACTTTGCTTAACGACTTTAGCGTCGGTATATCCAATCACCGTGTCACCATTCATGGTGGCCGGGAAATTTTTTGTTAAAAGTACATTAGCCATGAACGAAAAAATGTTTTAATTTTTAATCTATACTGATTTCATCGAACTTCACACCTTGAACTTGATCACCTTTATCATCTACCGGAGCTACCCTCTTGTCTTTATTTGTGTGGCTGATGAGCTTATAAATTTTCTTTTTCTCATCAACTACAGCTTGATTCGACTTCTGTTTTATGAACTCTCCTGGGTTCATAAGAAACATAATCAAATCTGGCGCTTCTTCCGGATTCATCATCATCTCCCTTACCCTATTAAATGCTTTGGTAATTCCGGGATTCGATTCAGAAGGTTTTAGGGCAAAATCAAGAGCTTTAGATACCATAGTGTCATTTAGCTGATACTTTGCCTGGATAGAAGACTTAAGGTCTTTCTTATACCTTCTAAAATCTTCTGCATCCTTCGCCTTCTTTTCGGCAGCCTCTTTAGTACGTTGCTGGATAATATCATCCATTCTCTTATCAAGCTCAGCCTTATACTTTATAGCCTTTGCTTCAACATACTCTTCTCCTTTATTGATAATGCCTTTGAAAAACTCATCAGCTTCATCTTTAGGCAACCCAAGAAGATCAACATAATGGCGAACGATCTTTATCTGATCTGCTTTGTTTTCAATGTCAAGCTTTTCTATCGGAGCGACATTCGTATCATATTGCTTAAGAATATCAACGATATTAGCGCCAGCCTTATCAGCCTGAATAAGCTTCTTGGTAATATCAGAAACAGAAGTAACATCTATCTTATCCTTAACAATATCCTCTTTCTGGCTTTCAAGGACTGTAGATAGTATGTCACACAACGAATCTTCTTTACTAAAATCAAGATCATTGATAGTAATCTCTTCGCCGTTTTCACCGCTAAATACCACATCTTTCAAATCGGGAATGATCCCTCTTGAAGAAAGGGCATCCAATACTTTTCTGTAATTGACAACCGGGGTCTCTACCGGATCCTGTTTAACGTCAACCACATTCTCTTCTCCTTTTTTATCCTCTTTAGGATCAGGAGTAGGATCGACAACCGGCTCTTCTTTAATTTGAGAACCTTCTTCTACAGGCTTCTCATCTTTTTTAGCCGGTTCATTACCATTAATAGGCAGAATATCTTCTTCCCTATTATAAACATCATCAACTGGACCGATACTAAAAATATCGTCCAATTCTACTATTCCATTTTTTTCTAATTTTCCCATACTGCAAAAATATTTAAATACCTATATTTCAGACAAAAAACTTATAAGTGTTTAATCTTCACTAAAAATTAAACATCCCCAAATTTTATTAGAGATTTTCTAATGAAATTTGGGGATGTTTAATCCTTAATTCTTATTGATTCCGGCTACATACCTTTTGGTGGCATCTTCCCTCGCTCGTTGAGCAAGCTCTTTGGATTTTAATTTTAACTCTTCCATTTTCATTCTCATTTCATCATCATGAAGTTTGGAATCGTTTTCAATTTTCTTATCCTCTATCCTTTCCTTGCTTTCTATATCAGCTTGCCTTACGGTCTGATCTGAAACAGAAGCCAGGAAGTTGAGGGAGGTGGCGTCGCTCTTGGCGTCTGCCGCCCTGCCTGCCGCCTGGATCTTCTCTTGGAGTATCCTGTATTGACCTTTCTTGTCTTCCAAGGCAAGTTCATGCTGACGTTGCTTATCCTTCTCAGCAGCTTCAGCTTGTATCTGTTGCTGGTTAAGCTGCATCTGATTCTGTTGTTGCTGCTGCATCTGACGCTCGTTGTATGCCCGAGTATTCCTTGCATTCTGTATAAGCTCTACCATAGAATCTGATGTGAAGATAGATGCAAGATCGTAAATATCGCCTCCGGCCGTATTTAGCTGCAACATAAAGGTCTTGAACTTTTCAAGCTCATCCCTTTTCTTCGAGTTGGATAAAGCTTGAACACCAAGATGCCTTAGGCTAAGACCGTCGGTTCCTATAGATAAAAACGCTCTGGTAAGGTCACTTTTTGTGTACATTACAGAAATATCCTTTCCTTCTTCCTGGCATTGTTGAGCAACGGCCAGATGAAGATCGAGAGCCCGTTTCTTGAAATAACCGAAGTTATCAAAGTATATCTGTGTTTGTAACATAGATGCCGTAACGCCCTGCTGGACTCCGGTGGCAGTCTCATACCTGTTGGGGCCGTTAATTACTTGAGGCGTGATGCCAACCATTTCAAAACACTTCATCCTTGACCATTCAGCAAGCTCCATTCTTGTTTTAAGCTGCTCTGTCTGCGACAAATCATAGACGGCGAACTGGTTGAAAGGAACACCGCCTTTCGTATTTTGAGATGAGGTATCTAATGTCAGAGCACCAACAGACTTAGCCACATCAAGAAGGTTTGCCCATATATCAGCCACATCTTCACCCAAATCCTTGTATTCACTTGGAACCAGATTTATATCCCCTAAGAAGAATTTACCGATCTCCTTTTCAAGAATATTGTTTATCTGATTTATGGAGAAATTATAAAATATTTGATACGGCTGAATCCTGTTAGCCATAGAAGTACCGATATATCCGGCAACGGGTAGAACAAAGTCATAGATATTGCTATCCCCTTTTATCTGGTGATCGATAGGTTCTCCATCCAGATACAGGTTGTCCTGAGCGAGAGCCCCGCCACTGATCTTAACTCCGTACCTCACCTGTGGAACGTAATCTACGAAATAGGTATTAATCTCCGGGTTCTCCATTCCCTTACTCATGGTCCTGGTAATTTTCTTAATACCATTTTCCTGTAAAAAGTCCTGAAGAAGCTCGTCGGTTACCATTTCGGTAGTTACTAATCCGGTTTCAGTTTGGTAGGTAATTACATACACCTGAGCTGGGGATACCCAATATGATTCAGTTACCTGATACAAATCACTACGAACATGCTCGTCGCTCAAACTCTGGGCACGGTTATAGTAATTACCATGCTCTAAATTTGGCATGAATCTGGTTCTGTGATATTCGTTGCCATTACTATCGTATCCGGTATATGTGCCGGCTGGAATACCGTAATAATCTTCATAAGCTTTTATAGAGGCATAATCATTATATCCTTTCCAAGGTATTACCTTATTCTGATATAACATCCCTACACTCGCCGATTTGGATAAACTTACATAGCTCCCATTATCACCATTATGATAAGTACCATTGAAATTATCAGCACCCCCTATAAGCTTCTGCTTGTCTTTCGCCGTAAGAAGATGCCCCCACCTTACTATAATATCATTGGCAGTATAATAATGAACACGACCAATATAATCCCCATATTGAGGATACTTGCTATCTAATGTCTTAGAATAAAACGTATTCAACGGAGACCACCTCTCCGGCTTATAATAGTCGTATCCTACATGATAATTTCTAAAGCAACGACCGGTAAGAAGATAGTCAATGAAATTCTCGGTGTCTATCTCATCCATGTAAAAACGCCCCCTGTCCGCCTCAAGCGTATGAGAACCCCATATAACCTCGGCGGTCTTCCATTTTGTATTCATGAAATTCTCTATCTCAGGAGGAGTCATAGATGCTTTCACCTCTTGTATCTGTTGAGCATAAGCCTGCTTTTCTTCTTCGCTGGCAAAATTATTATAATCCGGATCCAATCCTCTATTTAATAACTCTTGCCTAACCCTTCTGTCCAATTCCTCTCTAATGTAATTATAAAGAAGATTTTCCTTCGTGGCAGAATACTGATTCACTTCAGATTCGTCCAATCCCACTACATTATACTTGTCAGAAAGGTTGCCCAACCATCCTACAAAAGCGTTTACGATCGTACCTATTATATCATAATGACGTAAGAATGATGGAATATTTACGTTGTCCCTTATAGACTGAACATCCTTAAGATAAGGAATTACGTCTTTCAGTTCCATAAATGACAGCTTGCCTTCCATCATCCTATAAAAATCCTTGAACTTTTGGTTCTCATCAAGCTGCTTCAAACCAATCAATTCAAGAGAATCCATAGTGGCTTTAAACCACTCCTTGGTTTTTCTCTTGGTAGGTATCGCCTGCACCGGCAAACCCGAAAATACTCCTCTGGCCGGAAAAGCCTGATCTCTATTGAAATATTCCATCCTATTATCCTATTTTTCACAAAGATAAGGAATTTGTTCTCGTCACCTCATTTTGTAAGGGTTATGTCTTCTTACCGTAAATCCTTTGACCTGTTCCATCTTTTTACGTTCTCTCTTCTTTTGATTCTCCTTCTGAGTCGTACTTTCAGGCATGTAACCCATATCATCATAATACTTAGCCAGAAGAAGAGCGTGGCCGAAGGCTATGATACGGTCGGTGTTGACCCCAGGGCCGAAGGCTATGATCTCATCAAGAAGTTCTATATCAGGGATACGGTAAATACCTTTCTGTGTTATTTCATTACCATCATCATCATACCCGACAACAACATCCTCCCAACAATATTGAATAACGGTATTGAAAAGCATGCGCTGATTGGGAACCGTAGGAGCCAAACCGAGCTTGTTGTTCTGACGGGCGCCAGCACGGATAATCTTACCGGCAAGACGTTCACCGTCTTCCAGTAACATGAGCTGCTTATTTCGTCTCGTAAGATACAGTTCATACATTCGATCGGCATTCTCCATAAGACACTTAGCCCCATACGCTTCTTGAAGTATTTCACAATTCCTACAAAAATCATCGGAAGATGGAGGACGTGATGCGTATGATGCTACTATGCAATAAGCAAATGGATCGTTGATTTTTACATACCTTTTAAGTACATAAAACGTACCAACAGAATCAGTATCAGCCTTGTCTGATTTATAGGGGTCGCAATTATGGGTAGTTATGTGATGACATAAATAGGTATGCGTATCACAATCAAAATTATACACAGGACCAGAATACAATTCCTTCTCTATACTTTTAATCCTTATATAAATATAATTACCATCACTACTTATAAAACACCCCTTTTTCTTAGCCTTGATTATTTTATCTGAAATAATAATACCATCAAGCTTAACACTGCTTATACCAAATGACAGTAATTTTAATATACCATTTGTACCAAAAGATAAATAATATAAACAATTACTTTTCTTAAAATGACCTTGAATAACATCAGATCTATCGTTTTTATTAATTTTTATATTAGAAACTATTCCTATTGAAAACAAAATATCTTGTACACTCTCTAATAATTTTAAATTACAGCTTGTATATTCAATAGTATATAATTTCTTACCATTAACGGCATAACAACAACCATCCGTATCAAGATATCCACACAAAAAAGAAACCTTATACTCATGAGGTATATACTTAACCCATTCTGGTATAAATTTTCCATTGGCATATTTACCAAATGTGGAGTCCATCCATATTGCAAACTCCTTTACACTGCAAAATATCTCGCAACTATTATCCCTGAATCTTTTATTAGTATATTTACCAAAACATGATTTACATATATCATCTATTTTCTTTATAAACTTATCATTGTTTTTATGTGTACTTATATATATGCCTACATGATGTTTGTCTATCCTTGAATACCCATTACCTATCCAAGCTCCTATTAAATACCATAAATCATCAGACATTACATAAGGGAATAATTCTTTACAAGGATATATCTCCTTTCTGTAAATATTTGGATATTTAATCCACATTCCACTCTTTACATCAGATACTTTAACAAAATCAAAGCTAAATAAATCTTCACATATTATTTTACCATTTTTAAGTTTATTGTCACTAACATACAATGGATGCTCTTTCGTAAAACGTGTTATTGAAACTCCATTATACATTTTAACATCATACACATCTTCATCTATTTTATTATATAACAGTCTTTTGTTAATAAAAACATATTCTCCATCTTTATTTACAAGCTTATCTTCATATTTTACATCTTCAACGTATTTCCACCCTTTATCTGTTAATACTCTCTCACCTGGAAGTAAACATCCACTCACGTATGTGAAATCAAAAATACCTCCATCTTCAGGCGGATTTTCGTATATAACAATAGGAGCATCTATATTTCCACCTTGGAACGGATAATCAGCGAGCTGTTTATCACTAAAATGATAGCCCATTTTCATTCCATCAGTCTGATATATGTCTACTGTTTTCCCTGGTCTTCCTTCTTCAAGAAGACGGCTTTTGTGCTTCAAAGCATCTTCTACAGGAAACCTATTTACATTCGTATTAAGAAAACAATCATCTATAGACAAAGGAAATGCCATTCGTTCCTGAACGTATAAAGCTCTATCCTTTTTGACAAGTTCATCAAGACGAGATTTTATCTTCTTAGTATTATCATCAAATTTTGATACCTGAATATCTATTTTCTTAAGACCTGTAGCTTTCTCTATTCCAAGGTACTTATCTAAGGTTGTTGTTTCCTTATCATAAGCATGAGACATCTGAGCAGGAACAAAACAACCGGATTGACTAATACGCCAAGTTGGTTTTAAACAACGTTTATTAAGCAGATCATAATTCATGACAATAAACCCGTATTCAGCAGGGTTATTCATCACTTTTTGAGCATCTTGAGACTTTTCAACGTTGCCGCCCGTACCGGAGCATATCATCATCCCCCTCATTCTACCGTGCATCATATGGGCAGGACGACCTTGTAAGTATGCTGCTAAAAATGGAAATTTACCTACCTCATCATAAATAGATGTATATGGTGTTCCAGATGCGGTCTTAAGAGAGGCACCGGCTTTACCGCTATCAATATTGGTAATACGAATACGAGCGTGAACGTCACGAATATTGTTCACCGTCTTAGTACCCATAATAACCTCTTTAAACCAATCATTACCTGTTCTATTTATTCTTAGATAAGGATGTATATTATCAAGACCAAACTCAAGATACTCACCAAGACTCATAAGGTCCTCCTTACTTGACCCAATAACATTATGCGTCAAATTGTACGTCATTGTAGCATTACGAGCCAAAAACGAGCTCATTATGGCCGTATTATGAGTAACGATGTAATTGGTGGTCAAAAATAAATGAGAGTCATTATCAACGGTTATACAAGTGGCATGCTCCTTTCCGTATATTGATATGGATCTTATTTTTAATTCCTTACGATTCCTTGATAGTATAAGTTTATTTCCCTCCAATTTAGCATACCAACCTGAAGCCCAAAACATACGTTGTACAAAATTTATGACATCCATGTCAATATGAGACAACGTAAGCTCTTCTTCTCCGGTTACTACGTTTCTGAAAGAACGAATGAAGTTTTCTATAAAATCCTTCTTTTGATCTATGGACGATCTTAAAAACTTCTTACAAACGTATTTATCAAAAAACGTATCCCCTCCATAGCCACCGAGATAAGCCGCCAGCATCGAGGCGTAGGCCGACGGAGGAACCGGCAGCTTTGCCGTAGGGTAGTTCAGGGCCTCACCTACTGGAATAGACATACTCTTATAATCTAATCCAGCTATGGCTCTAAGACTCCTAACATGCCATTTTCCTCCATGATTGACACGCCATTGATGATTACCGCAGCAAATAACATTACGACCGTCTTCGAATACGACTCTGTAGGTAGTTACTTTTCCTTGAGGATAGACACCTACGACTTCTACCAAATTACCTTTATCGTCATATATCTTATCCCCTACAACGATATTTCCTATCATCTTTTCCCGGTCCTCAAGATAAAGTATCTCAGAGTCAAGAAGGGCTTTTCCAAAACGACGGCACCCGAACATGAATATTCCTTTATTCTCTTCTTCAGCCTGCTTTAGAAATTCGGCAAACATCCATTCATTATCACGAAGCTGAGAATTTCCAGGAATACGATCATCTCCTACGTCAATCATCATCTTCCAGAAATTGATATGCCAGTATAGCCAAGGATGGATAAATACACCATTTATGGTAACACCGTTAAGGAGTTTCATAGCCTCATTCTCCCAGAATTGCTTGACATCATCGTCTTGCTCTTCATAAGAATACAGGTCATTCCATAACGGGATATCGTTACCCATATTTATATAAAGTTCTTTACTGTTAAAATTCATGACAAAACTATTTATCGAGCTTGTTCTTAGCTTCATTCTTGACAAAAGACTGAATACCTGATACTGTTTGTCCTCCTTTTAGACTTTTCTTGTTTTTGGCAGCCTCAAGCTGATTATAGACATCCATTATCCCACACATCTTAATATAAGATTCAGTCCATTGCATTAAGCTATCAGACAAGCTTTTTTGAAACCTAAATTCTTTCTCCCTCTTATCAGAATCTTCTATTTTATCCCAAGGGTTTTCAGATAGATAACGTTCAGCTTTATCTATCTGATCCCTTAGCACAAGAAGTTTCCGATCTACGTAAGAGACATCATCATTAGTCGGCTTTCTTGCTTTCATTGTTGATAATTTTTAAAAAAGCCTCATACTGAGACTTAAGCATATTAAACCTGTCTTCAAGAGAAGATGGATCAACACGATACTTACACATGTTTTTTATTCCTTCCTCAACAGACTCGTCTTTGAATACAACAGAACCAGTATTATTATCAACGTACATAATAAAATCTGATTCTCCGTCATTTACTATCCTATCAAGAACCTTCTTGCTGTCATCATCTACATTGAGATCATGACCGGCGTTAATAGATAACCTGTAAACTGCCTTTATAGAAGAAGATACTTTCAGCATCTCTTGTTGATACAAGTTGGTCATAAACGACTTTTCCTCCAGATCAATAAAGTCTTCTAACTCTATGTCGTTTTCCTCATCCTTCTTCCTAATGATATCCTTGGTTAGCTCTTCCATATCCTCTCCCACCTCGTCTTGCGCAGACAGTAAATGGTTGTAATAAGAAATAAGATGCTTTATATCTGAATCAAAATCAATCTTCTTCATTGTCAATAACCTTTTTATCATGAATAATAACGTCCATCAACTCCATTGATAAATTATAATCAGCCACTTCAAAAAGCTCGCTGTCTGTCAACGTCCTTAAAAAAGAAACAGACAATCCTCTTTTCTTTGCAAAAGATCTAAGTACGGCATAGAGAATATCTCCGGCAGAATAATCGGGGAGATCGTCACAAGATGCCTGCAACATAGAAAATAAGGACTTCCTTTTATCCTCGCATTGTAAATGCCTTGCTTTACCACATCCACCCATAACTTAACTTTTTTGAATTATAGTACCTTCAAAATTAAACGGAATTTTTTCCTCTTTTTGAGACCCATCTTTTTGATAGTGAACAGTCATGTGCTTTACGAATCTTCCTATTCCAAATCCTGCTGTATGTATCTCTATATTGAACTTAAAGTGACGGGAGTCTATAATATTCAAATTAGATGACGTACAACCACAAGATGTCTCTGATGCTGTTATCTTCATATCATGCTTCGACTCAAGAACGAATGAAAACTTTATACTGTTTCCTTTTTCTATCGGTTCGAAAATGATTTCAAATGATTTACCGTCTTTAGAGAGGTCAATATTGTATTGCTTGTCATCTGTAGAAATAACATTAAATTCATCAGAATCCATTGTGATAAGTTCCAATCTATTCCATCTTGATTTCTCATCATAAAAATCAATAGAATACTGACGATCCATCCACGAAGGACGGGGAAGCCCCTCCCCAAGCGCACATTCCTCTGTCTTGCTCCAGGCCTTCTGCTTGATGAAGCACGTACATACCGAACAACGATTTTTACCTATTTTCTTGCTTACGTATAAAGAAAGAGGAAGCATAGAGTTAGGGACGTTCTTAGTATTGAATTTACATCCCTCACACTTTTCAAGACGTTCCTTGTACCAATCAGGATAATCTTCTTTTTTTCTTGGAAGTTTTTTTAATATCGTATCCATAAAAGCATCGTATATAACTTCCGCTTGCAAAATCTTTTTCATGACTTATCTGTTAAATTCCTGTTCTTGAATATTTTGTATTTCACTAAAACTATGACCCTTACGAGATTTAAAGATAGATAATTTGTTGTGTTTTATCAACATATCCCCACCTTTTATCTCACCTGAGTCATAAGCATCCTTTATCATCCTTATCTTAATATCAAGACACTGAAGTTCTTTTTCCTGATACTTAGATAATTTTTCTACCTTGGATTTAAGACGCTCAAGATTGTGTTTGCGCCTCTCCATCTCATGAAGGTTACAAACCATATCGCCTACATACGGGAACGATACAGACACGTTATCTGTGTACGTACATAAGTTATTGGCGTAAGAAATACTGGCTCTGAAAACGTCACGTATTTGGTTTCGGTCGTAAACGCCCCCGGTCTTATCCATCACATCATCTATAATATGTGACTCAAATGATATAGGGAAATCATTCTTCGGCATCGGCTTCAAAAGTTTTCTTTCTGTAAAACAAAGAAACCAACGCACATTGATCTCTTGAACCTTCCAATACAAAAAGACGGCGCATGTTCTCTATATCCGGGCACAAACACCTTGTCCTGTAATTCCCTTCACGGTCAATCAAAATACCACGCTTCTTCATCTCCGTATCCAAAACCGATACATATTGAAGATCGGTACTGAAACAATGAGAAAACTTCTTCTTCGTCTCATACGAATATCCAAACACAAAATAATAAGCAAGAAGATTTAAGTGCCTCGCATCTATGACATTCTTCTCATTACCAGAGGCCATTAGGTATCCGTTATAAAACAGAAGTATCTTCTTAGCCATATCTACCGTATTGGAATAAGGTACTAAAAGCCTATAAGCCCTATTACTAACATCTTTATTATCACTTTCTTTCATGAGATTATCGTTTTGATACAAAGATAAGGATTAAGGATTTATAAATTTAAAATTAACGTATTTTATATATATAATAAGGTTAATCGTTCCACGTAAAAAGCTATCCCTGCTGCCGGGGCTGTCGGTGCGGTGACACGAGCCTGCCCTGTGCCAGCCGCCTGTCCAGCTTATCTCATGGAATCAGTTTGTAATAACATTTTGTATTTTACTATCTATTTTGTCATCATATGTTGATAAATATAACACATGATGACAAAATAGAATATTTATTATAAATCCATATGTAGTGTAATAATTATACATAGAAGGGAATACGAATGCGGGAACCGCATGAGTGTTCCCGAAAGTAAATAGATTAAATCCATTTAATTAAGCTATTATATAGTTGAAAATTTATTTTCTGCTATATACATACGAAGTATGTTATATATCCAAATTGCCACTTGCTGAAAATGAGACGATTACTAACTAATTTATATGTTAAATAATGTAAAAAATAATAAAAGCTCCTATCTATCTCAGACTGGAGCTTTAAATAAATATACGTGTATCATACATCATATATTCTTTTCTGCTATATTTGCAGAAAAACAAATAATCAATATGGACAAAGATATTGACATAATTTCAATTACAATTAATGGTGAATCAAATTTTTCGCTTTTAAGGAGGAATTTCTCGTTTACACCTTCTGAGGCTCGTCAGGTATCGGAAGGGAAGATGGCTATCAGACAGTCTAAAAACTCATTGATTTTTCCTGGTATTCCTAAATATGCCAGAGACGAGTGGTATAAAGATAGAATTAAAAAGTTTGAAGAGACTGGTGTATGGGAGGCTCCTTCCAATATGTATTGGATGTTCAAGATGCAAACAGTAGCGTATATTTTAGCCAATGCAAACCCTTTTTCAAGCATTCAAGTAGATTATGATAAGTTAGCGTCTGGTATTGTTTATTTTTTCAGAGTGACATATTTTGGTATTACAACTACTCACATTGAGGATCTTAATTATATAACAAATGTTGTCATAAGTGAGATAAGAGAAGTAAAAAGAATAGGGTACGCAAGATATCTCAAGAATGTCAGAGAGAAATATCGAGATATGTTTGTTAGTAAAACCAGATTTCGTTGTGTTAAAAAAGTAAGGGGAGAGAGAAGATGTGATACAGCAAGAAAGGAGAGGACGAAATCGAAGGTATGTGCTGTAGCTGAATTTATTCTTCAAAACCTAAAGAAGAGAAAGGGGGTCAGGAAGTTTATGACTAAAGATGGAAGATTTAAGATAAATCTACTTATTAAAATTAAGGATTTGATACTTAGTAAATTTGGAGATGATTTGAAGTTCAGAAGAATAAGGGATTATATAAGAGAAGCATTATTGTTTCTTAATATAAAAAAGGAACAAATATTAGAGGAGTGTGCCATATATGATATGGAGGAGGATTATGACGAGTTTTTTGTTCGAAAACTTATTCTAAAATATAGGCAATGGTCTTATTCTGTATTGGGGCATGTTGTTAATATGGTAATGCCTAAAAATAAAGATGATATGATTATTGAAATGATATGTTAGAATAGAATTGCGATCTTCTGTTAAGCTCATACTTTTAAGTAGGATATTCATATATGTATTTTTTTAGTAATTGATTTTGATGTATATCCAAAAGATATTACGATATTTGTGTTATAAGTTTAATTAAAATGATTTCATACAAATACAACATATACCATTCAAAGAAAACAAAGTATCTGGAAAAGATGCTTCGTGAATGTTGTTTTGTATGGAATCATGCGTTAGCTCTACAACGTAGATACTATAAACTATTTGGAAAATATATCTCAGTTGGTAAGATGAAGAAGCATTTTGCTAAAAGAATTAAAAGAAATCTTCTTCATTCTCAAACAACACAAGAAATAATTGAACGTCTTGATGAATCTTACAACCGTTTCTTTAAGAAGTTAGCTAAACGACCTCCCAAGTTTAAATCACCGGAGAAATTTAACTCTTTTGTTTTTAGACAAGGAGGGTTTACCCTGAATGGCAATTGTTTAACAATTAACAAAGGAAACAAACGATTTAGATTCTCATACAGTAGAGTCTATGAAGGTAATATTAAGCAAATAAGAATAGTTAGAGAAACCTGTTCACGTTTTAGTTTGATTATAGTTACAGATCATAACCATTCAAACTCTTATAGAAAGACACATGATGGTGCATCTATCGGATTGGATTTTGGACTAAAAACTTATTTAACTAAAAGCGATGGTAGCAAAATTGATTCTCCTCTATTCTTCAAACAATATCAAAACAAGATTAGAAAACTAAACAAACGGCTTTCTAATGCAAAGAAAGGATCCAATAATAGAAGAAGGAAACTGTTTGAACTTCAACAAACGTATCGTAAAATAAACGATCTTCGATCAGATTTTCAATGGAAATTAGCTCATCAGTTATGCAAACAGTATGATTATATTTTCATTGAAGATCTAAACATTGAAGGAATGAAACGTTTGTGGGGGAAGAAAGTTTCTGATCTTAGTCATTCTTCTTTTATTAACAAACTTATGTATGCTGCTTCAAAGTATGGAGTAACGATACACAAGATTGATAAATGGTATCCTTCTTCCAAAACTTGCGAATGTGGCTGCATTAATAAAGGACTGTCGTTACGCGACCGCACGTGGGTATGCCCGTCGTGCGGTGCGATCAACGACCGTGATGTTCTTGCAGCCCGTAATATACTTCGGAAGGGCATTTCCGAATTGGAGAGCAAGAGTAATTCCAACGATAGTAATATCGAGGTTTCTTGCGTTGGTATCCAAGAATCCCATTCGCTTTAGCGATGGGAGTATGTCATTGGTCGCCGACAGAGCCGAAAAACGATAATCTCGTAGAACATCGACGGAAACACCCGTTAGCCACCACTATGCCATAACTGTATCAATACGAAACTACATTACTGTCTGTCACAAAGCCACTTATCCAACTTATTATTTCTTTTTAATTCTAATTAATTCATTTTATATTTTATGTTTTATCTTGTTTTCGTACTTTTGTTTTGTAGAACAAAATCAGAAAAAAGATGGCTATAAGTTACGACAAAAAAATCATGGAGTGCGTTCTTCGTTCAGTTATGTCCGAAGGTAATGTCGCACAAGGAAAGGCTATTAAGTCTATTTGTAAGTCACCAAAACCGCTGTTTATAACCGGTAAAGGAGGAAGTGGAAAAACAACGTTCCTTAAGCGTATTATACCGGCATTAAAAAATGCGGTTGTTGTAGCTCCTACAGGTGTTGCTGCTGTTAATGCAGGTGGTCAAACCATTCATTCATTTTTTAGAATAGGAATGCAGCCGTATATACCTGAAATACGAAAAGGTGCGTTTATGGATAACTGCGAATATAAATTCAACGGAGGTTCGGAAAAGATTTTACAGAATATAAAGTATCTTATCATAGACGAGATTTCTATGGTTCGCCCTGATCTTCTTGACAACGTGGCTGATATACTTCGTCATGCAAGAGGAGACAAGGATCCGTTTGGCGGCGTGAAACTTATTATGGTAGGCGACCTGTTTCAGCTTCCTCCTGTGATTAAAGAGGATTTTTTTAGAGAAATATACGATACATCTTATTTCTTTAGCTCCAAGTCTCTAATGGCTTCTGGTATGGAAATGGTGTCTTTTGAAAAAATATATCGTCAGAAAGATGAGAAGTTTATTAGTGTCCTTAATAAGGTGCGTGAAGGGCAGATGGATGATGATGTATTTGATACAATAAACAGCAGATGTATTCAGTCTGATAATAATCAAGGATATGTTGAGATTGTAACTACCAACTCAAAAGCTACGGCTATTAACGAAATGAGAATATCATCGTTACCAGGCTCTTTAAGAAAATTAGAAGCTGTTATAAACGGCGATTATCCTAAAGATGCTCCGGTTGAAAAAACTCTTTTCTTGAAAGAAGGATCAAGAGTTATGATAACAAGAAACGGAGGAGAGTACTTCAATGGCTCTCTTGGTACTGTATTATCTATAAAAAAGGGGGAGATTGAAGTAGTCCTTGATAAACCAAAAGATGATGAGCATACTAAGGTTGTTATAACACCATGTTCGTTTGAGAAAGTAAAATATGTAAGAAACGGATATAAGATAGAATCTGAAGTAGTAGGAGCTATTATTCAGTATCCTATAAAAATAGGTTATTCTATCACGATCCATAAAGCCCAAGGCCTGACATTGGATGCGGCTATGATGGATGTATCTAATTCTTTTGAAACAGGACAGCTATATACGGCTCTTTCAAGAGTAAAGTCTCTTGATGGATTATATCTTCGTCAACCTATTCCTAAGACGGTAAAAACCAGCGATCAGGTGGTGATAAACTTCTATAAAAGGACTCTTGGTAATGGAGGTATTGTGAAACCGGTTCCAATGGAAGAGCTTGAAAAGTCAATGATTAATTTGTCAACCGGATCTGAAATAGATTTTGCAGAGTTTAATTTATAAAAAATATAGTTATGAAATTTGGAGAAGCTTTAGAAGAAGTAAAAAAAGGTGCGTTGATTGCACGTGCCGGATGGAATGGAAAAGGTATGTTCGTATTCCAGCGCCCGGAAGATTGGTTGTCTACTGATATGATAGTTAATAAAGTAAAGTCATTGCCAGATTCGTTTAAAAAATACGTAAACGATTATTATGACGTAACTGAAACCAACATGATTAAATTTTGCGCTTATCTGTGCATGAAAGATGCTAACGATAATATCGTAAACGGATGGTTAGCTTCGCAATCAGATATGTTGGCTGATGACTGGATGGTGGTTGGTTAAATAATAGGGATATGGCAAGAGTAGATAAAATATTTCAAGACAATTTGGCTCTTATAATGAGCCAGCCGTGGGAAGAGGTAAAGCGTCCGGTCTACGGTGACGGTACAGGCGTCAAGGTGAAGCGTATCCTACAAGTATGTAACCAGTACGATCTTCGTCGGGAATTTCCTCTTGGTTCACTTAGACCTACTAATCTTAAAAATTCCATAAAAGAAATATTGTGGATTTGGCAAAAAAGATCGGTAGACGTCAAAGATCTTGGTCTTCATATCTGGGATCAGTGGGCTGATGATAATGGAAAGATCGAAGGATGTTATGGAGATATGGTGAACAGACATGTTTATATGGGAACCGGAAAAGCTCCAGAGGGTATGACAGATATCCATGATGGTCTTTACGGTTTTCTTAACCAAACAGACTTCATTCTTTGGTCACTCAAGAATGATCGTTCGTCAAGAAGAATAGTAGCATCCATGTTCGATCCTGAAACCAATAGTCTTAAGCCTCTTCAAGAATGTGCGTTTCAGATCAATTTATCTGTTAAAGGAGATGAGTTGTATATGACGCTTTATCAGCGCAGCCAGGATATGATTACAGCTTCTTACTGGAATGTAGCTCAATATGCGGCGTTGATGATGATGTTTGCTCACGACGCCGGGTTAAGGCCCGCAGTTTTCACTCATTTCATCCAAGATATGCATGTGTATGACCGTCACGAAGAACAGGCAAACGAGCTCCTCCGTCGCTCTCTTTTCGGCCCGGTTCCGCAGGTTACTATCTCATCTCGTATGGAAGGGAAAGGATTTTATGATTTTGTAGCTGATGATTTTGAGGTATGGAATTATGAACCGAAGGAGCAAATAAAATTTGAGATTGCGAAATGAAAATAAGCATAGATAGAAGAGCCAAAATGATTCCTATTATGGAAATCAATGCCGGCGATGAAGTTAATATCGGAGGCTTCGATTATGTTGTTGAAAGCATAACTCCATGTAGGAAAGGATCTTATTCAGATGCGTATGGAATTAGGTTGGTCATGTCTTCTTACAAACATGGCCAACTTGTAAGGAAAGTAGATAGTGTTTTTTCTATCGATTCTATTTTAGTATTTCTCCCTAAAGGAGATTCTGTTGTAGTAGAGTGCTCTTATAGAGAACTTGAAGAATGTTTCCCTAAAATATAGTACAATGACAGGCGAAGAAAAATGTAACCGATGCGAGCAGTTTGGACCGAACGGTCTCACTGATTATCCATGCAAAAGGATTCCATCAAGGAACTGTCCTTGGTTTATTAAAATATCGGATAAGAAATATAAGAAGATTCTTGCCGATAGGGTGAAAAGAATTAAGGAGAATGAGAAACTTAAGCAGGAGATGATGAAAGATCAGGATCTTGTTGAAGAAGTAAAACAAAATACGAAAAGATTAATGCAATGAAAAAGAAAAATATAAAACCAGAAGAAGTGGAAGTCGTTATTCCTAAAGAAGTAGAAGCTATTAACATATGTGGGGATATCAATAGTTTTATAAAACATATTATATATGTTAGCTTGGATAAGGTAAGTAGTGATAGGGCGTTTGTCAATAACGATATTCTGTATATGGTTACATACGCATCTATAAAAGGTGAAAATATACCTGTTGGGGTATTAGCAAAACAAAAAGAAGCTGAAACAGAAGATATCGCTATGCCGTTTGAGGATATTGGAAGGGACGTAAATGTCGTGTATCCTATTGAGATAGGAAAGATGTTTAAAGGATTTTACATTCTTGGTAACGGTGCTGTGGCTATTGATTACGAACTTACAGACAATGGAGGTTTTGACAATGATGACAGCATTGGTAAAATCGATATGAATCTAAATTAGTGTATTATGATACTATATATAGCAGCAGATCCAGGAAAAGACGGAGCCATAGCTTGCATAGATCAAGATAGCAAACTAATATCGAGAATAGCTACTCCAAGAATAGCAATTTCAGGACCGGTAGACTTGACTAAAGAATATGTTTTTTGCCGAGATACGATCGTAGAAAACAATCCTGATAGGGTAGTGTTCGTCATAGAGGACGTCCACGCCCTATACGGGGTCAGCACGTCCTCAACAGCCTCCCTCATGGAGAACAAAGGCCAACTGCATGGGCTGTTTCTCTCCCTCTGCATGGCATTTACGGACATAAGTTGTTCCGTTAATTTCATAGCTCCTAAAACATGGCAGAAATTAGTTTGGACGCATTCTGATAAGGTTATGGAAGCCAGTAAGGTAAATACTAAGAAAACGTCATTGGCTTGCGCTAAAAGGCTGTGGCCGACAGATACGTTCGTTAAAAACGAAAGATGTAAGACGGCCCATGACGGTATAGTTGACGCGATGCTTATAGCAGAAGCAGCAAGAAGAAGTATTTAATCTATTTTAAATCATTTTAAATCCAATTAATTCGTAATTAGATTTTAAAATAATACATTTGCAGTGTTAGATAGTCATAATCGTAAGTTTTAAAAAAATGAAAGTAAGAGTTCCTGGCATACTAATGAATGAGAAACTTTCAAACATTTCAAAGATGTTTGATAAGGTTCTAAAGGATTGTGTCACATCGAATATAAAAATTACTTTATATTTTGATCATATCCGGATACAAGCCATGAACGAACGTATAACATATACGGATGATATTTTCGATGTGAATACTGATATTTCTTGTGACTATAAGTTTTCTCTTTTAGTAGATGCCGGGACTCTTATTTCGTTTTTTAAAAATCATAACCAGGATATAGAGATAGAGATTAAAAACGATTACAGTATCGTTTTTAAATACGATAGAGGATCTTTTTCTTCTACTTGGATTGAGGATAAGGCTTTCCCTGATTTCTTTTATCCTGTAGGTGATGGTATTCGTGTTATGAGCTCGTCTTTCATTCAGTCTATGAAAAGATCTTTTGCGTTTGTTGGATCGGATGAATTTAGACCGGCTATATGCTCGATTCTTCTTAATGTGAAGAAGGACTATATTGACATTGTTTCTACTGATATGTTCCGTCTGTTTATAAACAGGAAAGAATATGCTAATGCAGTAGAAGAAAGGTCGATTATGTTAAGTGAGGTCGCAGCTTCTATTTTATACCGCTTTCTATCTGATAAGGATACGGAGATCAGTATTTCCACAGATGGTGTTAGGACGTTTTTATGCTTTGATAATGTGATTATATCGGATATGAACGTAGAACAACAGTATCCTAACTACGAATACGTATGTAGCAAATTCGAAAAATCTTCGAGTGTTAAGTTCGATAGGGATTTGCTTATATCGGTTCTTAATTCCATGACTTTAGTGGATAATGTTGTCAATGTTAAGGTAGATGAAGAAAACGGCATAACAGTAATGTCTGAGGATTTTGGAAATAGAAAAAAGATAATGGAATCAATGCCTTTTAATGCGCTGGAAGGCCCGTGTTTTAATTTTTCTATCGGTAAGGAAAATATACTGTCTTCCGTAAAATCACTTATAAAAGGAGATACTGTCATGGATTGGTCTGATCAGTATAAGATGATAAAGATGTTCAATCCTAAATACGAATCAACATACGTCTTAAATCAAACATTGTATAATCTATAAAAAAAATAATAATATGGCTTTTAGAGAAAACAGAAGTTTTGGTACAACTTATTATCTGTATATTAATTCAGATGGTAACTTGTATGAAAAAAGTAACGAACCAAAAGAAGGTTTTGTTCAGCACATAAATCCTAATAGCGGTCAGCCGGCAGGATATTGGAAAGAGTATTATAATGGAGTAGTTGGGTACATCAACTACATCGGGTTAAAGTCAAGTACTTTCTCTAATGGAAATACTGTTACTAATTTCCTTATCGTATTAAAAGATTACGAGCTTAATGAAAACTATTGTATTTCCATACCTCTCGTCAATCAAAAAGGAAATATCAAGGGCTTTGTTAAGAGCTTCGTGAAATATTACGAAAACATCGATTTCAGTCGTGAAATTTATTTCAATGTCTTTAAGAAGAAGAAAGATGACGAGTTTGGATCTTCGGAACTTATTATCGCGTATGCAGGAGTAGACGGAGAACAAGATCAGCTTGTTGAACGTTTTTATAAAAAGGGCGTAAATGGCTGGCCTGACCCTGTTGAAGTTACGGGATTTGATGGCAAGAAAAGCCTCGATTATTCAGCTCAAAACAACTTTACTTATCAGAAGATTACTGAATATTCAAACAGGTTCAATGCTTCTATTAAAGATATCAGAGCAGGTATAATGGCTAAATTAGGTTTAGGAGGAAATACTCAGCAAGAGCCTACAGCCCCTCAGACTTATACCCAGCAGCCGGTCGAGCCTCAACAGGTTCAACAACCTCAGTCTGTTCCGAGTGCTATTCCGTATCAGAATTACCAACAGCCAGCACAGTATCAGGCACCGGCTCAGCCTGCTGCACCTGCCCAGGCACCTACTACAAGGAGCACCAAGCCTCAGCATCAGACGCAGCCGCAAGCACAGATGCCGAACTTCCCTCCTATGGAAGAAGAAGACCTTCCATTTTAATATAAACATCAGCCCAGGAGAATAACATCTCTTGGGCTTTTAAAGATTGTGTAGAATGATAGTAGAAATAGTTACAAGATTTCCCCTTATTAAACTTCGTAGGAAAGTGACAGAAGAAAGGATTATGGCGAAGCATGGGGATAAATTATGTATGATCTACTCAGAAACCAGAGAAAAATATAAGCAAGGAGATGAGTGGGTCGATGATCCTAATGATGCAGACATAAGTACTTTTCGTGAGTGCTATGAATCAACTAAGGATATAAAAAAAGAAGGTATTGTTTATTGTACTATAAAAATATAATTATGGACAAGTTAGAAGATATTGAAAGACTTCTTTCTGAAAAAGAAGATAGCAAGAAGGATACTGTTTCTGAAAAGAACAACAAACATAAAAAAGAAGATAAGGTTGTTAATAAAATACCTGAATCGTATTTGACTCCAGGTTATCAGAAGACTGTGCAGGTAGGTATTAAGAAACTTTATCCTGATGTCGTAGTACCTGAATACAAACATGATGGCGATGCATGTTGTGATATTCGTGCATATAGAGTGGTGAAGATGGTGAATGATATGGGAGTGGAAATAGATGTTCCTTCCGATTTTGAATCAATTACCTTATATCAAGGCTATTCTGTTAGAATCGGAACCGGCTTCAAGTTGAATATCCCAGAAGGATGGTGCGTGAATGTAGAAGGAAGATCAGGATTCTCTTTTGACGAGGGAGTGGTAGTTACTAACGCACCGGGTAAATGCGAATTTACCTACAAAGGAGAGTATATGGTTAATCTTACTAAAATCAATAAAAAACCGACCGTAATCCATAAAAACGATCGAATAGCTCAGATGGAAATAGTTCCACAATACAAAATGGTATTGGAAGAGGTGACAGATATTGAGGTAGAAGACGGAAATGAACGTGGAGAAAAAGGTCTTGGTAGTTCTGGAGTTAAGTAATGTTTAAATATTTTGAAAATGAGCATGTTAGGTTTTACATTTATCACAGACAGCAAGCTGTCAATGTACAGGGAGAAAGCTATTAAATCCGAAAATCTTGCAAAAGAAATTGAGGAAATGCAGGATAAGGCTGATTTTTACAAGGAAAGGCTTTCCGAACTTAAGTCAGATATAGCTTCAAAGGATAAAGAGATTTTATCTATTGGCAAAGATCTTTCTGAGTCTAAGGAAAAGATTGACGCCTTGAAGGAAAATCAGAAAAAGCTGATAAAAAGCGTCAAGAAGAAAACGGAAGAACTTGATGCGGCCAAGGCTGATCTTGACAAAGCTAAGTCCGATCTTGATGAGGCTAATTACAAAATCAGTAACTTGGAAGAAAAGAAAAACAGTATATCATTTGAATTAAAAAAGAAATCAAATGCATTGATTGAAGCCAGGATCAGAATCGGAGATTTGGAAAACGAGGTTTCGGTTGGGTCCAAAACAATACAAGAGTTAGAATCGAAGCTGAAATTAATGCAAGTAGAATTAAGAGGCTACCAGATAGGTATAATCGGTAAAGACAAAAACGATGTCGCTGAGCCGGAATTGGATAAAGATGAGGAGTCAGATAAGGATGTGGCAGAACCAGAGAAGTCTGATGTTGTTTCTGAGACGGATGTGATTCAGGAAGAAGCCGGTGACATTGTGGAGCCCGAAAACGAAGCTGAACGAGTAAAAGACACTAAAAAGAAGAAGAAAAAAAAGAAGTAGGTATTTTAATCCTTTTTATATTTTAATGTTTGCCATATTATGGGTTAGTACTTAACTTTGCGTTGAGAGAGTTTTTAGGATAATTATTGGTTAATATTTAGATGTTATATGCAGGCGTCTGTGAAGGCTCCTGCATATTTTTAAGGTCCTGTAGCTTAGTGGTGAAAGCAGGCGGCTCATAACCGCAAGATCGTGGGTTCAAATCCCTCCGGGACCACTGTCCAATGGTGTAGTGGTAGCACAACAGATTTTGGTTCTGTTAGCGGAGGTTCGAATCCTCCTTGGATAACGGTACATATTTTGTGTAAAGTGTTAATTATCTAAGTGTTTGTGGTGTGTGAACATAGCAAACATTAAATGGCCCATTAGTTTAACGGATAAAACCCTTGAGTCCTAATCAAAAGTTGCCTGTTCGATTCAGGCATGGGCTACATGGCTTGTTGGATGAGTGGTTTAGTCAGGGATCTGCAAAATCTCGTAGGGCGGTTCGATTCCGCCACAAGCCTCTAAAAAAAGTAAGACAATGAACTACCCAGAGCAACAAATGCTTAAGATCCTTAATAGGGATCTGTTAAGTAATCCGATGTATGTTATTAACAATCTTCATATATATGATTGGGAATCTGACTTCCTGGCCATAACAAGATCATTGTATGCTTATGAAGTAGAGGTCAAGATGTCTAAACAAGATTTCTTTAACGACTTCAAAAAGGATAAAAAACATAAGGTTCTTAAAGACGGCATTATTAAGGTAGGTGGTGTCATAAGCTATCCTCCAAACTATTTCTACTACGCCTGTCCGCCTAATATGATTGACGTAAGTGAAGTTCCGTCTTATGCTGGACTGATTTATGTCGATGTTAGTAAAAATAGGAAGAACATCGTTAAGGCCGCACCTTTAATTCATAGACAGAAGTTTGATGTAGTGGGCAGGAAACTGGTGGATAAGTTTTACTACAATATGCTTACTTGGAAGAAAAGAGCTATTTCAAACGTGTATGCTGACCCAGCCAAGGAAAGAGAGAAGGGCGTGCGTGCCGGAGCTGAGGCTGTAAGGAAGTCGGCCTGGGATGCGTTCAGGGCGCAGTGCCCGCACATCGCTTTTCCCTATGGAAAAGAATTTCCGATGTGTGACGATCATGAACAAGATCATCCCATGAGAGACTGCATACTTCAGTGTGAAAAAGGTAGAATATTTAAAAACGTATTAAAATGAGCACCCCACGTGAATTAAGCAGGATAGCTAATAAAATAGCCAGTAAGATGACTGATGATGGATGGGTCAGCCCCGGTAGAAAGAATCTTGTCTCTGATAAGAAGGTCATGGAATTAATAGATTTGATCTTTAATGAAATATGGAGGGAATTAGATGACGGGAAAAGAGTCCATATCATAAAACAGATGATTTTTAAAAAGATTTTTGTCAGTAGGCAAAAAGATAAATACTACATACAATGCATAGAAAAAAGGGACGCCAAATAGACGCCCCTTTTCTTTTTCTGTAAGTAATTGTTATTTCATTACTTTCCTTACCAACTTAGAAACAGCTTGCGTGATAGTCCACCTGATGTTTGCATTAACATTGATAGTCTGAGGAGTACCGTTTGCATCCAAGTTAATTACCTCCTTGTCTATCTCCAAGAACGGATCACCTGCTGTCTGGGTAATAACCGTATTAGCTGTCTGACCACCAGCGGCCGTCACCTTAAGAGTATTTACCAGATCGTTTACATCAGTGTTCGCAGCAATATCGGAGAATACGATACTGAAAGCAAAGCCCCCTGTTGCACCAGGGTCGTCGGCAATAACAGCGCCGTTGTTGGTAGCCTTGCCTGCCGCCTGATAGGAGGCAGGTATTTCCAACATCAGAGGATGAGTCTCGTCTGGAGTTAAGGAGAACGTTAATTTAGTTGAGTTACTTGTACCGTTGATTGTTACAGTACCACCTTCTTTCCCTACAGATGCAGTAGGATCTATTTTTACGAACTCAGCTACCGGAGATTGGTTGATGGTAGCACTTTTCTTAACACCCCCTGATTCGGCACCAAATTCTACTTGTTGCGTGCGTTGTACACGACCTTCGTATTTTTCACCTGATACGGTAACTGCCTGATCACCGTCACCTGATCCCGGATTGAAGGTTACAAAACCTATTTTCATTTCTGCCATGATATAAATGATTTTTTTTAGTTAATTAATATCTTGACAAAGATAGTTTTATTATACGGAAATCCTATTATTGATTTTCATAAATTAAAACTATCTTTATCCCAAAATAAGACAATTATGAGAAGAAGATTTTTTAACAAAATAGGGGGGGGGGTATTTACCTACTGATAATTTTATAGTTTTTGATAAATCTGTATCAGATCCGGCTAATATAACAATAAGCGAAGACAGTGATTTTTTAAATAGGTTGATTACCAGTGGCTTTTATAGAGTTCTTTGCAAGAGCGCTATGGGAGGAGGAGAGGTTTTTGTATGTAGGTTGAAGGAAGACAACAGCAATTTGTATCTTGATGGTAGTCAGGCTAATCTTACCGGACCAGAAGGTGATGTGATGGTCGTTTTCTTAGAATTTTGGTATAAATGGTATAAGGTGGATGATAATATATTTCTTTATCATTTTGCTGATCATGATATTGACGGCACTTACATCCATGTCCCGAAATCTCTTGTTGGAGCATATAAAGGATATGTATCTTTGAATAGATTATATAGCTGGAGTGATGTTACTCCTACGACTAACGTATCATTATCTGATTTCAGAAGTTACGCAAAAGCACGTGGTACCGGATACCAGGTGATAGATTTCCAACAACATTGCGTGATTGCTATGATGTTGTATGCTAAATACAAAACACGTAACCTGCAAGGCGTATTAGGACCCGGTGGCGCAACCTGTGATCCGGCTACAACAACGGGAAGCAGCAACGCAACCGGTGGTGCGGATACCGAAAACGAATATTCAAAGTACGTTTGTGGCTTAGGACTTGAAGGCGTATTTGGTGGTATCTGTGAATTTGTTGAAGGTGTAGAAATAAATAACCGAGTTTGGAAAATAACCGATCCTGACGGTTCGATTCGCAACGTGAACGCCGGGACTGTCAGCGGTTGGATAAAAAATATAGCAGCCGAAAATGGTCCGTTTTTTGATGTGGTGCCTACAAGAGTTGGCGGTAGCAATTTAAAATATTATTCAGATCGTTATTATCAGGCATCGGACAATTCCCTTGTTTTGGCTCGCTCCTATTTTAATTCGAATGAGTATGGCGGCGTGGCGTATTCGGGTGCTGGTAAATATGCGTCGAGCCAGGATTTGACCTACGGTTCGCGTCTTGCTTTCCGTGGGACCATATCCGAAGTAAGTCCGGAGCAGTTTAAAAAATTACCAGCATTATAATATCATATTTTAACTGTTTTTAAATAGTATTGTTGATATTATTATGTATGTTTGCAACATCAATATAAAACATTATAACCATGAAAGTAGATTTTTTTTAACAGTAAGGATTTTTTAGGATCTAAAACTAAAGAAAGCAAGATCCGGAAGTTGTCAATCAGCAAAAGTAAGATAATGACTATCTCTGTCGATAATTTGAATTGGATGGGGGTAACGGATGCGGTTGTTATCGGCTTAGAAGAAGGGAAGATATTTGAAGGAGTTGAAAATACGGTCTTTTATCTGGCTGCTTCTGATGTTGAAGACGAGAGATCGTTTAAGGTAAATAACCTTGGTGTAAAATACAAGAGAGTTTACTTAAAAGACCTGCTCGATTATCTTGGATGGGATATAGGAGAAAATTCTTATGCTGTGTATGATATTATAAAAGAAGACAGTAATCTATTCCGTCTTCAGTTTAGGGTAATAAAAAAGAGTAGGAGTGAAAAATGATGAACAATATAGATATTAAAAACAAAAGAATACTGCTATTCGATTTTGACGGGACGTTGGTTGAAACCAGATCTGGTAGTCTTTTTGCAAAAGATCTTACTGATATGAAGATTAAGCAAGATGTCGTGAATAGGGCACTTGATCTTATGGAGCAAAATGGCGTTAAGTACTTTGGTATAATAAGCAACCAATGTGATGTGGGTGTCGGGTTTGTTTCCGATGAAGATATTGATGCGAAGATAAATTATGTCCTTAGATGCGTTCATGATCTTGCGGTGAAAAGAGGTATAAGAGGAGTAGTGTATGGTCATTATGAGTGTTTTTCAATTGATGAACATGATCCGATGATGAAGCCTAATCCCGGTATGGTATATAAGGCGCTTGGTGCTTGTAGGTTGATGATGGATGGCATAACATATGAAGATATTACGAAAATGACGCTGATGGTAGGAAACGCCAGTGGTATGCCAGGTCAGTTCTCTGATTCGGATAAGGTATGTGCTGAGAAGGCCGGAGTTGACTATATGGACGTCATTCAGTTTGTTGGTAAAGATCTTGATTTAAATTATGTGTTGTCCAAAGAACATACAAGTGAAGGACTGGTTGAGTTTAGGGACGATTTTGTTTATATTTTTAGTAATCCTTATGGGGTTGATCTTAACATAAAAATTGAATTACAGGATATTTATCGTTCGGAGTTGGTTACTCCTCCTATTTGTAAACCTCCTTTATTTACTTTGAAGGTTCGTATTAAAAAAGATCAGGATTATGGAGGATATAGCGATATTATAAGAATAGATAAAGGAGACAATAATATTACATTTACGAGTTTGTATCATGAAAGTAAAGAAAACGGCGATAGTTTATCATAAATCGGATTTAGATGGCGTTGTGTCGGCAGCCATCGCAACCATGTACGAAAACAGTAAAAACAAGGATGTTATTTATATCCCGTATTCGTATGAAGATGATGTAAAGAAAGTTATTGATAAAGTAGATGAATGTGGGGTTGTTTACGTTCTTGACGTGTCTTTCGGAGCCGATTCTAAAACGATTTTCAAGAAATGGCTTGATGAAGGAAAGAGCCTGATGTGGATAGATCATCACAAGGGAATTATCGAAGATAGTAAGACATGGGGGTTCGTAGTTCCAGGGTTGAGGAGAGTCGGTACCGGTGCGTGCGCACTGGCCTCGGACCTGCTGATGGGGAAGGTGCCGGCGATAGTCAGGTGCTTATCAGACTACGATGTGTGGAATAAAGAATCCGGTTTAGGCTGGGATACGGTAGTAGCCGTCCAGTATGCCTTGAGATCAAAAATAAGACTCAATGTGTTAATAGCATTGTCGTATTTGTATGACCATTTTAAAGAAAATATGAAGGACAATGAAATTGATCTTATTTTTTATGATCTCGCTAAAGAAGGACGTGCTATAATTAACTACATGGCCGGCAAAAACGAACAAGAGGTAAGTGCGTATTCGTTCGAAGCGTACGTTGATGAGGTGAAGGTCGTGGCGATGAATACCACCGAATTTAGTTCTAAGGTATTTGATTCTCTTACACGAGACTGGTTAGACGGTAGAAAAATTAAAGCCCTTATGCCATTTTGTATCATGCCAGGTGGTAAAGTACGGTTCTCTCTTTATGAATGCGTAGAAGACAGCGTAGATTGCTGTGAGGTAAGTAAGAGATTCGGTGGTGGAGGACATGCTGGTGCTGCTGGATTCGTTATAGACGTATCAAGTGACCAGTTTAAGGACTTTCTTGAAAACCATAAACTTACTTCAATTCAATAAATTAATAAGGTCGTGTTTTAAATAGGATTGGTTTCTATCAATCCTATTTTTTTTTGTTGTGTGTGAGGTGGGTATGTGATGGGATAGAGGGTAAAAGATGTTTATGTAATGTGGGAGAGATATGAGAAAGAGGTTTATGTGATGAGGGATATGAAAGATGTTTATGTGATGGGAGAGAGGGGGTACCTATCACGAACCTCCCGCCCCCGAAACGCGTTTTCTCCCCCACACCCCCTTCGCTGGAAAACCGGAAACGCGTTTTCACCTCAAACATATAAACTTGCTGATTATCAACAGTTTATTTAAATTATTGATAATCAATGTATTATTATAACATATTGATTATAAGCCACTTAAATAAACATATATCCTACATATTAATGTACGCGTATAGTACTGCTCTTGTGTGTTTTGCAACTTGCTGATAATCAGATAATAGAATCGAAATTAATACAAGTTAACAAAAAAAAGATAGTATATATATATGTAATACCGAAAAAGGTTGTATATTTGCACCGTATTCAAGCGAGAATATTGGCGTTACATAATGAAGCTATATATATACTCCCGTTGGGTGTATTGTATGGCGATACCTTTTGCCTCTTTGCGTTGTAAAGAGGTGATATATTGAGGTGATATTGTTTAACAAATAAATACATATTGATATGATTACAAAGAAAAATGTTAACAAGCTACAGAACGCTGTTATTAAAGAGAATGCCTCTAACCTGGTGGGTGCTGTAAAGTTGTATAATGCTTTATTTGCAAATGGTGCTGACCTGAAAGCAATTTGTAAGACGTTGGAAATACCAGCCGAATATGCTGTAAAGGTTGCAGCACTCGCAAAGGACAAAAAACGGCTGGTTGCCGTGTGTAGCCAAATGTTACCTAAAGTGGGTGATACCTTTGTTAAATTTTCTCTATACTCTAAAGTATATAAGGATAACAAGGTAGACAAGGAGAAAGGAATCGAGACAAAAACGGCCGACTGGTGCGCGGAAAATGTGATTTATGGCGGGGAGTATAAACCTTTCGGTTTTTCAACCGCTGAAACGTTGGAGACTAAAAAAAGCGCAAAGTGGCTTGTTAAAGAAACGGATGAGTATAAAGCTACTTATGTAGCCGTTAGGATTAAATCTTATTCAATCCGTACCATTGCAAAGTGCGTGAGTGAGTATTTAACACATGAAAGCAACCAGCAGTAAAAAAAGGTTAGGCGCGTACCGTTAAACGCGCTTGTACGCCGTTGTCAGTGGGTGCACGTCCCGCGTATGCTTTAGACTGAAGCTGACAAAACAGAGAGTTATTTTACATATTGGAGATAGATATACCGGTATCGAAGCCGTTGGCAATTAAAGATACGGTATTGCTGCATGAACTGCACTAAATAAGTGTGGTTTATGTTAGGTATGTTAGTACAGTTTGGGAAACATACCGTTGTACGCGGTTTATCTCCAGATCGAAACGTGTCTTACTTGCCTACACGTAAAATAGGACAAGGCTGTAGATTAAATTACAGGGTATAAACATGTAGCCTACCATGTAGGAGCGTGATATATCAAAACGCAAGGACACAATCGCCTTTATTTGTGGCTAAGTTGTGTAGCAGACGGAAAATATAATAACAACATAGTACGGGCCTGTACACAAGAACTACGTACTAATTACGGGCTGTTGGTTGTAGCATAAAATTCGTATAGAATAGGAATGCGTGTCCGGTTCGATTCCGGAGCAACCTCTAAATTATAAACAATATAATAGCATGGAAAAGAAAGCAATGATCAACGCTTTAATTGAAGCGTTCAATAAATCTAAAAACAGTTGCGTAAAAATAACATTGCGTAACTATATCGAGACGGTGGAAACACTTAGTGAAAATGAGTATAAAGAGGCGGAGGGTTTCTATATTGAAGCTCTTAACCGCTGGAGTTAATCATAATTAAAGCATAAAGAAAATGGAAAGGAAATTTAAATCTTATATGGTAGACGTCCGCGGTCTGTCCAGGAAAGAAGCTAAAGAAAAGCGGAAAAGAGCGTATCGTGAATTTATGTTGTATCGTGATCTTAAAGAAGCGTATCATGCCGATACAGGAAAGGATAAATGCAAGCGTAAAGTTCATACATCACGAACATACGTCAAGGAAAATATAAACAGTATTTAAATAGGGATAGGGTTTTTTCGAATATCGGAGCAGCCCTATTTTCGTATCCTACCCTTTCTATTTAAGGGTAAGATATTCTGAGAGTGAACGGCGGATGTGGACAATATTGGTCTAAAACGAAACAAAAATAGGAGCGTTCGGATATAATGCCGGTATTTTGTCTATATCATGTCGTTAAAATTGGTCTAAAACGAAACTTGAGGCGGTTTTCTGACCCAAAATAGGGTGTCGGATGCCGCCTTTTTCGTCTCTATGGATTGAAAATTAGGCTTATTGTATTTTTCTTAAAAATGAGGTATGCTTGATTATCAATTAGTTAGGTTTTATAATCCCCGTATTTTTGGACATACTTATTGTATTTTTTTTATTCTATGTGGTGGTTTTTATTAGTAGCTGATCTTTATTTTCTGTCGGTTGGTATTCGCTCTATGTTGGAGTACGGACCGGATCAGTATAATATTGTAATGGTCTTTTGCTTTTCTTTGTTGGCTTTGATTATAGGTTTAAATATCTATCTTGATAGGAGGAGCAGGCGGTAGGGCGTGGGCTGAAGACTCTCTATTCTCTCTATGGAATGATATTATCTCTAAACACCCCACACTTCATGCCAGAGTATAAGCTTGTAGCGCTCTCCGTATGCCGGTAGTGAGGCGGTAGGGCGTGGGTTCTATGCGGAAAGCCGGAGGATCAGCGGGAGTTGGAGAGGGGTAGAGGGAGGGCACTCTCTTCCAACAAAATTCAATAGATCAGAGCTTTAAAACAGCATTTTGTAGTCTCTTCCAACAAAATTAAGGATTGCAGTGCTTTAAAACAGCACAATGTAGGATTTTCCAACAAAATTAAGACTTACAGCGTTTTTAAAACAGTATTCTGTAGGTAAGAGTTAAGGACTGCATTATGTGAGTATTTTTTTTTCAATCGGAATGTTTAACAATTAAAACATAAACAACATGAACGTATATGACTTTGCGCCTGACTTAGATTTGAGTAAGGAGGTAGAAGGTTCTATTTTCGGGGTAAAAGGAATAGAAGGCAGTGATGGTATAGTATATGCTAAGGTAGTTAGCTGTGTAGACGTTAAGGATTACAGTTGTGATAGGTGTATTTTTTATGATTGTTATAAGGATAAATGTTTATTATCGCGTAGTGATAGTTGTATAGATGGAGACCGGATTTGTAGGTACGAACAGGCTGCCATAGAGGGGGAGTAGGCGGCGCCTTGGGCTAAGGCCTGCGGTTGTAGGTGGAACGTAGGTCGGAGCAGAGCCGGAACAGTTTATTGTGGAACTAAAAAAAAATAAAAAGGAGGAGATAGCGATATGAAAAAGGCATTTAAGATATTTTCTATTATGTTTGTCATAGAAATAGTGCTGATAGCTATTTTAGATGCTATGGCGTAAGTGAGAAAAATTTCTTCATTAATTTTCTTATGCTTTAGACAGAATGCTCCCATCTGCGAAGATCGGAGCATTTGCTTTATGGGATTCATGGTGCGGTAGGCTGGTTCGATTCCGGCGATCTCACACAACATTAAAATAGGGAAGAACATGTTAAAAGAAGAATTTGAAGAACTGATTAAAAGGGAGGTAAACGAAAATCAGTATAAAAACATAGAAACGGCATACGAGGCTTTGCCGGAGTATATGGATAAGATGTATTTAGCAAATGCTATTTCAAATGATATTGGGAAAGCTATTAATGTCTTATCGTTTTTAGGATCGTATATAAGCGAGTTAATGGGTTCGATAATAATCGAAAGGCAAAAGGTGGAATCATGTGCCTATGATTTAATAAATAAATCGCATGAGGAGGATGACTTGAAAGCAAGAGAGATTGCCGTGCGATTAATAGGAGAGAGGGAAACAGTGGCATACACAGTAAAAGAAGGGCTGCCATTGTGGGAACAAGATAAAAAGTTTATAATAGAATTAATGAAGGAGGAAAGAAAATGAAAGACGGTATTGTATTGCATCCAGAGCATGGGTTGAATCCATCCATAGAACTATGCATAGTATGCGGCGAAGAGATGGGCATTGCTTTATTAGGGAATAATATCAAAGGGCAGGCACCGCATCATATATGCACGGGCGGAGTATGTGACAATTGCAAAAAGATAATAGATGACGGAGGTTGTTTTATTATCGAAGTCGAGGATGGATCAGATCAAAAGAATCCGTATCGTACAGGGAGATATTGTGCGATAAAGAAAGAAGCAGCAAAGAAAATACTTGGACAGGAACATAGTGTTGTGTACATGGAAAAGTCTGCGTACAGTCAAATAATACCATAAAAATAAAGAAGGATATGTTTACAAAAGAAGAGCGATTATTCATATGGAAAAAGGTATATGAGATGATTGATAGGTTAGAGGATGGGGAATACATATGTGTTGCGTTAAGAAATGTAGTGTTTATGTATTTCAAAACACATAAAAATATATATGAGTTTCGTTCAGACGAAATGGTGAGAATATATTTCCCGGAATTGGAGGAGAAGATAAGTATGGCCACAGAACCAGAGGAAACAAGAACGTTTTATGGGTGGTTTGGTTGTCTTAGTCCAGAGACGAAGGAGGTAAGGCTGAATATTGTGAAAGATATTATAAAAGAATTAGAATAGTATTTTTGTTAATCTATTTTATTCATCAAATTAAGTTTTGGGTTTTGGCATGTCGGTTCGTGAGGATAGGCATGCCTATTTCTGTATCATATAGGGGGGATGACGCGGCGTGCCGGCATGTATGTACCGGTCCTGGTTCGATTCTGGGCATCTCACAAACAATAAAACAAAAAAGTTATGAGAATATATAAGAATGATATTATAAAGGCGTCAGCGATAAGCACCAGCGATGACAGGGGATTATTACTATGTTCAATAACGGATTCAGGCTTTACGTCTATAGCTGGTGTAATATCGGCTATTAAAGACAAGTTGCCAAACAAAGATCATAAGAAGATGGTTTTTGAAATTTTGAATGATACGAAAAAAGAGTATGGAAGATATAATAATTGCGGAACAAAAGTATTGTAATAAAGAGTAGAAAACAATATGTTTACGTAATATTAGTTTTTTCATTTTTATTGAAAGGAGCGCCGGCCTGTGAAGGTATGCGCTCTTTGTATTTGTATAATACATAAAACAATAATAATATGACAGATAATAACATAGATGTGAATATCGTACCTGTAAAGAATGGTGCGAAACGTGTTGTGGTATCATATTACCATTATTCACGCAAGGACAAAAATCACATGAGTTCTCAAACGGACTACGTGTGGGAAACAAAGAATGAAGAAATGTTTAAATACTTTGAGGCCAGGAGGACAAAAGTATTTTATAGTCAGATTCGTGCCATGTGTAGATTCTATGGCAAGAAAAATGTACATAAATACAAAAAGCTATGATATTAAAAACGACAACCAACGAGTTTTGTTTCATTAACGTAAGTTTCTATGAAACAATAGCAGATCCTCGCTATTTCTTTGAACAGGATTATGAAGAGATGCCGGAATATGAGGAAGAATCGGATTTTGATTTTGATTCTTATTGCAATAAGTTTATTCCTTTTGTACAGGAATGGGCGAATGAGGTAAGTGAACGCCTTTACGGATATGGCGTGAATAACATAAAGGTAACATCGGTCGGACATCCAAAAGAATACAATTATGGTACCGATTGGATGAACGTAGAGGTAGAGTTTTGTGATGAATGGAGGCAAAAGATGTTATCTAACATTGGTAAGATTGTCAATGATGATAAATGCAAGAAGTATGCGGAGGCTAATTACCGGTCGGTACCAGGATACATCTTTTTAGGGCCTGAAGATTTAAAGGAATTTGAAAAGGAAATAATAGAAAGAAAGTCAGATTCGGGATATGATGTAACAATATTATTAAATATGTATCTAACTTTGGCTTTTGTAAAAGAATTTGGATTTAAAGCCGGAGAAGCGTGGAGTGATATAACAGGACATGCTTACGAATGTTTGTCGTATTCTGATTTTGCAACAATAGAAACACTTATACCAGAAGGTTCGGAATATTTATTCAAAGACATTTACACGGCAAAGGCCGACGAATTATATCATCATGTCCTGGATAAATTCGGATGGGCGTGATCCGAAATATAAGTCAGAAACAGAATTATGCGCGATGCTAAAGTGGGTAAAAGAAAAAGGCTTGACCATTGAAGAGTTAAGTATTTAATTGTTAAACATAAGGCAGTAGTGGTGCGTGAGTATAGGTGCTGCCGTTAAAATATTTTATAAGATGAAAAAAGAAGAGATTCAAACTATTTTATACACAATCAAAGAAGGAGACAGTATTAAGATCAAAGTACAAGACAAAAGTGAAGAGATAAGACTGCGGGATCATGTAAGAAGAGTACAGAAATACGGATACAGATTTTGTTTGTCTCATTTACATGATGGAATTTTCTATCTGGAGAAGTTAAAAGAAGGGGATAAGGATAAATACTATAGAGTAATAAACAGAGGAAATGGAAAGACCGGAGTATAACAAGCTACGTAAAATGGCTAAGACTACTCCAGGTCTGATAGTGGACGAGGCGCAAAACATGATGCGTGTATCGCTATACGATAATGGGGAACTTAAGAAGGTGGTAGTAGTAATGAAATGCGATTCTTTTTTACAGTCAAAAAGTAACATAGAAAAGATAATGTTATTATCATCTTCTATAGAAGATAGAAAAAACAAAGAAAAAAATAAAACAAAATCAGAAAATGAACAGAATAACAAAAATAAGAGAAGAAATAGGAGGAAAACAGGTTGATTTGACCTTTTACGGGCGCTTTTGCAGCCTTATCGAAGGTGATAGGAAGATAATACTAAGGGCGATAAAAAACGGTCGTAAAAAAGGCGTAATCGGAGCTATTCAGCCTGGGAGACATGATAGAATTTGGACCACATGGTCTATTGCTTTTGATGATCTGAAGGTAGGGGATACGGTAGAGTTCAGTACATCTGGAAAATACAATCCCGGATTTCATGCTACGGAAAAGTATGTAGGGTGTGTAGAATGGATAAAAGGATCGGAATGTGCGATAAAAACAGGTAAGGGGATGGCAGTAGTATTAATTAAACACATAGAAAGGGTAGTAAAATAATGGATTTAAGGATGTTTATAGACCTATTTCAGGAGATTGAGGTAGAAAACTTGTTTAAAGCGTTAGATTTATGTATGGAATATGTAAGATTAGATTTACATGTGTTTAATGTAGGAGCTCATGTAACGTGTTCATACAGCAATGATCTTGAATCTCTTTCACAGGCAGAAGGTTGTAATGTGAATATGATAATAGAGGTACCCTACTTATTCGAAGCATTCATGGAATATGCTTCACCGGAAATGAAGTTGTATTATGAAAAACTAACAGAGATAGTATAATATGAAAGAAGAAGTAGAACGGATAAAGAAGTTGGTAGGCATAGATCATAACAGATGGGAGCAACCTTGTACATGTGATAAATGTAAAAACATGTGTAAAGTTCCTTGTATTGGTACGCCAAAAGACATAGAGGCTATCATAGATGCCGGATACGCTGACAGGTTAAAAGAAACAATGTGGATGGTAGGGTATCTTGCAGTGAAAGAAAAACCAATAGCGATGATCCAGCCAACAGAGAAAGACGGGTGGTGCGCATTCCGCCAGCCGGACGGTCTCTGCGAGCTGCATGACCGCGGACTAAAGCCGACGGAAGGAGTTCTGGCTTCTTGTAAGGTGGTTGAAGAAGACGATATTCCGACATACGAGACATCCGTACTTAGAGCAGTAGCTCATGAGTGGGTTAAGGTAGAGAACTTCGCAACTATAATGAGGGTCGTTTTTAAATACTTGCATGAAAATGAACGTAGAAAATAAATTAGATAAAGTGGTTAAGATCCTAAAAGAAAAAGGATTTATTGTGTATAAGAAAGGCGGGAAAGAGCCAGGTGTGTTTTATGCTAAAGAAGGCGACAGTCGAATAGGGTTCGTTTATCCAAACAACGGATATATATACGACAGGATAAAAATATGGTCTTTTTCAAGGGTGTATAAACCGCATAAGAAAACAGGGTCTTCGTGTTTAATGTGTGTCAGCGACGAATTTACTATAGAGAATGCGATTAAGAACATAGAGGATAGACTGTGGGTAAATTACATAAAAGACGGTAACAGAAAACGACCAGAAGAATATAAAAATATAAGAGAATTTGTTGGTAGCTTCACTAAATTCTACAGCTCTGTAGAATTAGTTGAGGTTAAGTAGTTTCCATGCGAGTTAGTTGCCGGCACTGGTCTGTGAAGATAGGTGTCGTTTTTTTTATTCAAGAAAGGAGAACAAAGATGGAGAAAAGAGACAGGGAGATGCCTTACGAGGTAGTCATACAGGAAAGAAAAAGAGTGGATTTATACGGTAACGTAGTGTATTATATCTACTGGTTTGATAAATATGGGAACGATATTACAAACGAATGGAAATTCTGGAGCAAGGGTCCGAAAAAGAAATACGATAGAGTTAATCGTTATCTAACGGATAGTTGGATAAAGGAATACTGTAAGAACAACAATTTAAAAATAAGTAGAATAAAGGAATGAAGCCAGGAAAGTATGCTATGGTAACAAACGAGTGTGGCGCCTTGGATGTTATAAAAGAAAAATTTGACAACATAAATATAGTGGAATATGGATCTGAATGAATTGTACAAAGAAATAGAAAAAGCGGAGGTTGATCTGAATGCAAAAAGATTAAAGTACATCAAAGAAGCATTAGCAGAAAACAATGGAATTATAAAGCTAAAATTTAAAGAGTTTAAAGAATTTAAAGAAACTAATGATGTATTTGACTTTGACGATCAGTTTCCGGTGATAATAGAAATTGCTGGGATTCCTATGTATTTAACGGAAGTGTATGTCAAAAAAAACGATTTTCGTATAGTTCTGCTGGATTATGATGATATGACTTTAGGTGATTATGATAATACAGGGGAAAATGAACAGGTTGCTTATTTTATTAACTATTGCTTAAATCAAGACAAAGATGGGAAAGAGTAGAAAAGATTATGAGAAGTATCTTAACTCAATATCTCCAGATAGAGACGATGAGAGATGGATCATTGGAGGAAAGAACAGGTATTGCGGTAGAGAGAATTATGGCACTATGATCAAAAGGTATGATCCTATTGGTTTTAACGTGGGATACAGGGAGTGGGTGGAACAGCCAGAGTAAGGCGGAGCCCGCCCTGGCATGAGGTCAGCCTGGCTGTTTGTGGCCAGGCCCATATATTAATCAGATAGTGAACAGCGAAAACAATATAAATATGAAAAATAAGTTAGTTCTTAATAGTGCAGAGGATGCTGAAATAATTTCAGTAAGATTAGATCCAGAGAGGTTTCCTATTGCATATGCAAACAAAGTAGAATGTTTGATGCTTTCCGGCTTAAGCGAAGAAGAAGCAAAGAAGGAGGCGATGATGCCAATAGACCTTGAATTGTATTATGAGGTAGGTGTAGGATTGATGGCCGTAGAGCCAGGGGCAGTAGAATCTGGAACAATATACAGTCCATATACAAGAGAATTGTATGATAATGAAAAAGTTTGATAATTATGAGAGTAGAAGATTTAACTAAGTTTGAAGAAGAATGTCCCACCATAGTAGTATTTAATACATATATGGATATTAGGGTTCCACTAACGAAGAAATGGAAGAAAATCATTGACAAGAGAGAAGATAAGCCAAACACGTATCATAATAATTTGATTAATTATATTTCAGAACAGATAGAGTTGTCCGGATTCAACATGAAAAGCGTCGGGAACCTATTAATAAAGAAAATAGTTTTCAATAAAAACAATTACTACAGGTATAACAACATAGGAGGATTCCCTATAACTATCAACGATTTGGGATATTGGGATAAAAACAGAGTAAAGCTAAATGAAGATTTTCACACTGTTAGGCTGTTTAATACGGTAAGTGTATATGGATTGATATTTGGATCCATAAAACAAAATAATTTCATTATGCTTGAAAACGATATAATGCAGATTAAGGTTGGCGGCATAACTTACATCTAAAGGAATAGATCATGAATTTATTATACGTAGTTGAATCAGGAGACTATAAGTACCTCGTCTTCGATGAAATGCCTGATAAAATTAGTACAAAGTACGGAGATGATACCATTATTGGAAGGATAGGAGGTATATTCTATGATTTCCTTGCAAAGAGAAATGAGAGAAGAGAAGCTTTCGGAGGTAGAAAGTTCGATATCGTACTTAACAACGGAGAGATAGAGAAGTGTGAAGGGCAATGGTGGGATGCGGTGACAGAGAGAGCAAGAGAAGAATTGGAAAAAGAGGGAAATCCATTTTCCAAAATGATGTTGATTGGTGTTTCTTCAGTAGATAGATTATCGGATTGCTATGTGTATTATGGGTTATGGGCATCCGAAAGTAAGATTGAAGAAATGATAGCTGACTACAAAGGTCGTATATATGAGTATTACGAATTTAAGGAAGAGATCATTAATAAGATAAGGCAATTATATACCTAAAATAATAGTTTATGACATTCAAAGAATTTATGCAGGAGAACGGCTATGACCTAATAACCACCTTTTGGGGAGATTTAAGCATAGCCGACAAGTATGGTATAGCAGGTGTCAAAGATACCTACAAAAGAGCGTTTAATGAATGGAAAGACGATTATAAGTTCTTTACAGAATTGACGCTGGTATTGAATCATAAAATCTGGCAGCATTATGAAAGCAATCGTGAACTGGCTGCATTGTATGACCGGTTGTGGCGGGAAGCCGACGAGTATGCCATGAACAACTTTAAGGGAGAAGAGCTTGATTATTATTACAGAGTAACAGATTAGAAAGTGATTATGAAAAATACGATAGTAACAGGTAGCCTAATTGTATTCAGTGACGGATTTGTTTGGAAAAGATTGTCCAACGAAAAAGCCTACAAGATATGGGTGTCGGCAGAAAATGAAGATTTTGAGTTATACAAGGTGAGAGTAGATGATGAGTCCGAGTCATTGATAGAAAGTTTGGAAGATTTACAGGATACCTTTAAACAAGGTCATCATGTATGTGTAGAAGTAGGTAAGCTACCATATAGCATAGGTTTGAATTACTTACGAAATCTACAAGAGTTATCGGTGGAAGCTGTGGAGTATCTAACAGGACCAAAAGGGTATAGCAGGGGACAGGCGTTTAACATCATTCGAGAGTGGGCTAAAGAGTTTACAGAGAAATATGGGAATTGTGATTTTGATGGATCATACTATGATGAAATAGATGAATTTATTGATAAAAAGTTAGGAACTATTTAAAATATAAAGACATGGAAGACGGACTTATCACAACAAAAGAAGTAGGGAATTATCGTATAAAAATATACTATGATACTGACAGTGCATGTCCTTGTGAAAGTTGGGATATGGCAGCATGTTTCTTATGGGAATATAGCGATTTATCTCGACTGCAAGATGTGTGCGATTGGAGAGAAGTGTTTGGTAAATACGGAGATAGCCGACACTCACTTATAGATGCACTACATAAACTTATTAGTGAATATGTTGAATGGAAAGACTTGCTGAATTATTTTAAGAAAGGCAAGATTGACGGTTATCGAATGAGATATGATAACCATGATAAAATGCGGTATTTAGAATGGTATGACAATTACCAATACACTAAACATAAGGGATATAAAGAAATTTTTAGCATTTCTCCATCAGATCTTTACACGTATGATTATACGTATGAATTTATAGAAGACTTGGAACGAGAAGAATTGATTCAGATTCTTTCAAACTTAGGTAAGGATATATTTGTCAAAGAATGGTCCACAAGAGGATATTGCCAAGGAGATTATATTGAAGGTATAGCTTTTTGTACAAAGGAAAGGTACACAAAAATGGTTAGTAATAATACTTCCGATTGGGAAACCCAAATTGATAAATTGATTGATGATGAAGTGAAATCCATAGGTATGTGGATGTGGGGAGATGTAAAGGGGTATGTGCTTGAAAAGAAAGTGAAATTTGTCAAGAAATACGAAGATGAATCCAGGGAGGATGAAGAGGAAGAAGAATGGGAAGAGATTGATTCTTGTTGGGGATATTATATGGAAACAGACGAATTGATAGAAGAAATAATGGAAGAACATAACTTGAAAGAATAAGGAGATGGGGAGATCACGAGGGTGTATTATCAGAAAGAACACCAAAGAATTGAGAGAAAGCCTCATGTCATTAAGATATCGTTGGCTGGTGAAAGAAAAAGGAGCTAATTGCATAGTCACAAATCCAGAAATATTAAAATACATGGAATTGCAAGAAAAATCAGCAAGAGCATGGAAGGATAAAGGATGGATAGATTGTGGAACCAATAATGATATGTTTCTGGCTATAGCAGCATTAGCAAATAATACTGACTTAGGTCAATGGCTGATAGTGACGGACGCCACAGGAGACAGGTGGGTAAAATGCGAAGAGTTCCGGTTCAGGGGAGACGCGGGCTGTATTACATGGCGTAAGGCTACAGTAGATGAAATTATTGAACATTTTAAAAACAGATAATTATGGGATATATATGTACAAGATGTGGTGGAACAAATGTTGCCTGTGAAGCCATAGTAAATCCGAATACCGGAAAAATAATAGATTATTTTGATGGATCTTTCGCGCATGCTATTTGCGGGGATTGTGAAAACGAGGTAATAATATCTAACGTTGAAGAAGTCAAACATGAAATTGATTTAAGATTTCATGAATTTGTAGAAAAAACAGGTAAGGAGCCTGAATACGTAGAATGTCAGATTGTGTGGAAGAAGACAGGAGACGATAAAAGAGCGACAATAAAACTATCATTGAGCATCAACGATGATGATAATGATAATGTTTTTTATTATTGCAATGGGATAGAATCGTTTAAGCAACTTGCTGAATACGGGATGGGAGAATTTATCGTAACAGGTTGTTGGAATTTCTTTTAAGAAACATATGTAGTTATCATTTTTAATAACATATCTTATGAAAACACAAGAAGAATATGCCCATGAAATCGACGAAATCGTTCGCCGGGATGTGGAGAGTTGCCAGAGTGACTGGTTTAAAATCGACAAGGAAATATTTATGCAACCGAAAAACAAGAATAAGATGTTTATTCTTGGAACCCGAAAGACCGGATGTGATTTAATAATACTGGGTGGCACTAATTGTGATGAAGGTAGTATGGATTGGCTTTTTGGGAGTCTTGGCAATGAAAATTTCTATGTATGTAAGCCGTTATCTTTCTATAAATCACAACGAGAAATCCAGAAAGTAAATCCGCTTTATGCTTTCAAGGTGGCCACTGCTTATTTTAGAGAACAAGGGAAGGTTCCGGTATTTGAAGATAGTAACTGTAGATTAATAAAACTATGAGCATAAAAGCAAGATGGGATTACAATCGTTGCTTTAAGGATGAATCACTGGACAAGGATTTGTTCGTAGAAAAATACGGACGGGTAATGGGTGAGCATTATTATAACAAGTTTGTCCATGAATTTGACGGAAATATTCTGAAGATGGTTGGTTACTTCAGAGGTTCCGAAAAAGAGGGGCAAGTCTTCTGCGATATGATAACCGAACGTATTGAAAAATACGAAAAGAGAATGTCATATGATAAAGGTAAGTTAAACAATTAAAAAGATATTTATATGAACAATTCAATGGTCGCTCACTTGTGGGCTCATGAACAAGAAGAATCAGCATCAGGGAGCAATTTCTTCTTTGAAGGTACAAGTATTTATTCTTATGGGTATCACTTTGAAGTCGGGAGAATAGTAAAAAACAAACAAGGGAAGAAAGCATACCTGATAAATGAAGATTATTATTCTGCTACCACGAACAAACATCAATGCTATGTTCGTAATGCGATACCAACTTGGGCAATGGTTTTCAGTGTAGGGGATAATATATCGGATACTGGTAATATGGGGTTTGTTGCCAGCAAACTGGAATCAATTAAGAAGTCTATTGAAAAATACAAAAGAGCTAAAACAGAATTATCTTATACAGATATTTGGGGTGCTTTTGGGAATATGATGGATTACATTCAGTTCTTTAACATGGGGACTGCTAAGAGTATCCTTAAAAAGAGTGCTAATGATTGGCTTGGAACCAATCATGAATTATCCAAGAGCGGAGATAGTATCAAGCGTAAGCACGTACATGAATTAAAACGCATCTTTCAAATTTTATTAGATCATCAAGGATTAAAAGTGTTAGGGACCGTAAATGTGATTGTTGATGAAGTTTGCGGGGAAGGTACATGGATTAAGTATTCAGAAAGATCTGAAAGATGGAGAAAGGGTGAGGAAGAAAGAGAAAGAATAAAATTAGAGAGATTAAGAAAGGAAGAAGAAGCCCGTTACAAGGATTTTGATGAAAAACTGGAAGAGTGGAAGTCAGGAGAAATCAATTTCTTGAATACACCTTTCTATATTCCTGGTGAAAAACCTAACGCCTGGATTCGTATAAAAGGAAATATTATTGAGACAAGTAAACAGATAAAGATTGGAATAGCAGAAGCCAGAAAACTGTGGCGGGCTGTGTCGGCAATGCACCGGGGCGCCGAGTTTCGGCACGGTCTGGTGGAGGACATCACCGGTCACCAGTGGAGTCTAAATCGGTACGAAAACGATTTGCTAACCGCTGGATGTCATAGGATAGCATATAACGAAATGGAGAGAATAGCAAAACAACTGGGATGGGTTTAAGTAACCCATCTTGTTTTATTGATTACATAATTAAAAATAAAAAGATATGGAAAATCCAATTATTGTTCCGTTTGATTTAAATACGGCGAGAAAAATTAAAAGCGGAGAAATAGAAGGTTCAGTATTAATTGGTAATATTAAAATAGAATTTGTATATGAGTCAAAAGACTGTGCAGATCGTTATAATTTACTTTTTGTAAAAAAAGATGAATCTGGGATAAGTGCTATATATGCCGATACAGAAGGTCGTACTTTTTTCAACAACGTTCTGGAATTGGAAGTAGAGGCTGGAGCGTATTTTAAGAAAGGAGATGTATTAATAAGCACGCTTGGGAACCCATTTATATATAATGGTATTATTAATAGAGAAGGAGATATGGGATGCATATATGGTATATCGGCATATGGCGAGATTACATCTGAAGAAGTTCCAATATGGACAAGTGTGTGTGGTGAGGATAAATCCAAGTATGTTAGATTAGCCACAGAGGAAGAGAAAAAATCTTTTGCTGAAAGAATTGCTAATACAGAAAACCTTAAAAAAGCAGGAATAATAAAACAATATCTAAGTGAGTACGAATACTTGCTGACTAAAGAAAAGAAATGCGATTTTAAGCCATTCGATCAAGTCTTGGTGAGAGCAAGCAATTTGGGAAATTGGAATCTACACTTATTTGCCAGAGTAAGAGAAGAAGAATACAAATATGAATGCTTGGGAGGTTTGAGATACAAAGAGTGTATTCCATACCAAGGAAATGAGCATCTTTTAGGAACTAATAAAAGCAAATAAGATCATGGAACAGAGAACAGCAACAATTCCGTTTGATTTAGAAACGGCGAAAAAAATAAACATAGGGGAAATAGCAGGTCGTATTGTGACAGAGAAAGGACAAAATAGAGCAGAAATCGTATATGAAGACAATTCGTCAAATTGTCCGTTATTGGTTGTAATTCATTAGATTTCTGTATCGGCAGACTGGTTTTCTGCTACAGGAAAAGCACTTAGCAGCGAAAATCGCCTCCTTCTTGAAGTTCCAGAATATATTACATTTAAAGATGGAGAGGTGTTAAGTAATAAAGATGGTAGCTATATCTTTATTTTAAATACACATGGGAAATATTTAACGTCTTTTTATGCCTCTTTAAATCAAAAAGGTATTCTTAAAATAAAAGATGGTTTATCTGCTTGGGAAAATCAGATAGAAAAATACAGATTTGCCACTGAGTCCGAAAGACAAAAGTTGGTTGACGCATTAAAGGCAAGCAAAGAACCTAAAGCTAAAGAGTATCTGAAACGCTTCTTCGGGATTAAAGAAGAGCCGAAATATGAGTTTAAGCCGTTTGATAAAGTGCTGGTAAGAAAAGAAGGAAATAAAAAATGGAATATCAGTTTGTTTGCAAGGGAAATTGTGGACGATTATAATAGATTGCCTTATAAGTACGAATGTTCCAATGGAACATTATGGGATTATTGTATTCATTTTGAGGGTAATGAATGTCTTTTAGGAACTACTGAAAATCCAGAAAAATGAAAATGGTAAAATTATCTGATTTTTATCCTTATGACAGAAACAAAGGAGGAATACAGGAATTGCATCATAAAATTGAGTCCAAAACACTTCAGTATTGGGGTGAAGATAGTGGTATTCTGATCGGCATCACTCCGATATATAAGAGACGTTTGTGGAGCGAAGAAGTGAAAGTTGTAAATGATAAAATGACAAATATGAAAACAAGAACATACGAAGGGGTGCAGCACGGAGACTGGGTAAGATGTGTCTTATGTGGGGCGCAAATGCTTCTTCCGTGTGGGGCAGATAAATGCCCGGAATGTGGAGAAAATGGCACTTTAAGGTGGGTCGACGAAGAGAAGCAGGAGATGGATGCTAAAGATTTGGATTGCTTAGGTTATGTAAGAGAGTTGAAGATAGATGATTATTTATCTCCAACAACATTAGAAGAGATCGCGGAAGAAATAAAGAAAAAAGTAAATAGAGGATAACTCTAATGAGAAAATTATTAAAGATAAAATTTATTCAAAAATGTGCATGCGGGGCGATCACTATCAGATTTGATAATGACCGCTGAATTAAGTAACATAGCTAAAAATTGTAAAATATAGAAAATATGTATGAGAATATTTTAAGCAACATGTTAGGATGTCAGACATATTGTATATCAGACAGTCCTTCAAATAGGTACTGTTTTATTGGACCTATTGAGTGCAATGAGAAGTTAATAGAAGTGTTTAAGAAGGGGATAACAGTAAAACTCAAATACGTGGAAAAACGGGTCCTGGATACATTTACGGACAACGGAATCGACCTGAGTAATTACACTCATTGTATTATCGTAAAGCGGAATTTTTATCTCACTTGGTAATAGTAAAATACAAACAATATGAACAATTTTGTAATAGATACTCCAGATAATTTCTGGCAAATAAGATGGCTTGACAAGTATATGGAAGGTCACAAGGGGTTCATAGCTGGTGGATGTTTTAAGAATATCCTTTCCGGAGAAAGAGTAAAAGACATTGATATTTTCTTTGAAAGCGAAAGCGATTTTCAGGAGGCTGTTGATTTGTTCAATGATGAAAAACATCAGAAAGAAGGATGGAAATTTAAATATAGAAATAAGAAGGTATGCGCATTCCAGAAAGAGGGAGAAAAGGTATGGGTAGAGTTCATAGAGTCAGAGTTTGGAAAGCCGAAAGAGATTCTTAGGAGCTTCGATTTTACTGTGGCAAAAATGGCTTACTATAAGGAGCCTAAATACGAAGAAAAGGAAGATGATTATTTTCCATTCTCATCCGCAAGCATAGTAGCATACGAATATAAGCTACTCTATCATGAGAAATTCTTCGAACATCTTCATATGAAGAGGCTGGTAATTGACGAAAATATTCCTTTTCCGGTAAGCACATGGGAGCGCTCATATCGGTATAAAGGATATGGTTACAATATGTGCCGGGAGACAAAGAAAAAACTTCTACAGGCTCTTAAAGGTGTAAATGTAGAGGAGGAAGATATATCTTTGTACACTACTGGAGGATGGGATTAACCTATAAAACAAAATTGCTTATGAAAACATTAGAACAACTTAAAGAATTAACATCAAAATGTTTAGACGGTAGAGATTTTAACAGACTGGCTAAATTTATCCCATATAACATGATAAAGGATTTCGGTATGGAGCCGAACGAAGAATACAATAACGAAGAAAGGTGGAACAGTACTGTAGTTGAATTTACCAGGGAGAATGTTTTGAAACAGCTTGAAGAAGATGTAAGATTCGGTTTTGAAAAGGCATTAAATCAGAGAGGAATATCAGCCAGTTTAATGTTTGAATGTGTAATGATGTGGAACTACATCCTGGAAGAAGGTCTTGAAGACTGGGATGAGGATGATTATAGATTTTACGGGCTACCTCTATTTAAAGCTACGGCTGTAAAATACGGATGGGATAATCCTATAGGGGAAGACAGCGGGAGAGAAAGAAAATATGATTCACAGTATTAAATGGGCATATCATGAGCACAAGTAAAGAATGCAGGGCAGTAAGGAACTGTATATTAAATGAACTTCACCTTACCAAAGAAGATATAATCAAAAACATAGAGCCGTTATTGGAGAAACACGTAAAACGGTACATGGTTAATACATATGGAGGTGACAACCAGATAGAAAACTGGATCAGATGCATGGTGAATGATGAACTCAAACAAAGAGATCATGATTTTGTAAGAAAAGCGTGCGAGAGCGTCATTAGGGATCATGTATTAAATGAGTTGAATATAATCGTAAGATCCAAAAGTGAGAAATGTACATGTGAAAACAGAGTACCATCCGAAGAGGATAAGAAAGAGTCAACTGACGGACTGTATATAATCTACAAAGACGGACATGCAGAGCCGTTTACCGGCGATAACTCCAAAGATTGTGTACGATACATTGGGTTGAAGCACAGATACATGTCATTTGCAATCTCACTGACGGAGCATGATATCATACAATTGCTTGACGATGATAGCCGTGAAGAATCCGGAAGTGGGACATATTACGAACGTGAATGTGATGCGCTGTTTGACATTGACGGACGCGGCAATACGGAACGCCTTGTAACCAGAAATCCAAAATTGAGAAATCTGCTGGAAGATGGCGAGTATATACCATCTCTTGGTCAATTAAATTTAATGGCCCATTATATGGACGAACTAAACAAAGCATTCACTTATGTTTCGGCATCTCCCCTCTCCTCGACGTGGTATTGGTCCAGTACTGAGAGCAGCCAGGCCGTCGCGTGGTACGTGGTCTTCTCCAGTGGCCTAACGGGAACTGGCAACAAGCACATCGGAGACATGGTTCGGACGGTAATTGATTTTTAAAAGGATTACAATGATAACATCAAGGTGATTATACACCACTTTACGCAAAAAAGCGTAAAACAATATACATTTGTATGAAACTTCATACTGGGTATCACCAATACCCTCTACCGGTTGCTCGAAAGTGAGATCACCGGATTCTTTTACTAAACAAAACGTTTTTGATTTTACTTACCCAACGAATATTTTTTTAGGGTAAAACCTTATATCAAAGACCTCTTTTACCCAACCGTCTTGTCCGAAACAAGGGACTATATGATTCGATTGAGTAAAACAAAGTTAGAGAAGAAAAATATGAAATTAAATAACATCCGTATGTTTTATAACATAGCCAGTATAAAATGATATATAAAGTAAAAATAAAAGACAATACAAAAACTCCTTTTGAATATGCTTCTGACATAGAAGCGTTTGAAAATGGCAGAGAATTTATTTTCAAGCCAGGAGTGAATGTAATTATAGGTAAAAACGGTAGTGGAAAATCAACTTTGCTTAACATCATATCAATGTATGCGTTATGTGAGAAATCCATGTGTTCTGAAATACCGATCGAGGCACTGGATTTTCCACCTATATTTGATGATGATGATAAGGTTTTTGATGGGATTGATATATTATCCGATTATGCAGGAAAGGTATTCCGTTTATTGCCATCGGCGGAGATGAATCAAGATAGCGTATTGAAAAACATCAGCAACTTAGATTTGTATGTGAATAATATTAGAAGATCTTATGGAGAGAAAGTGGTGTTATCATTGGAATCACTTTTCAATTTAATGTTCGGTCAAAAGGATTATACGTTTCCAATACAAGATCTTGTAGAATACAAGAAAAAATCAAATGCGTTTTGGATTAAAAGAATTGATAATCTGTTGAAGTATTATAAAAGAAATCGCATAACATTAACAAAAAACGATTTTGAATATACGATCCTCATGGATGAACCAGACAGGAATCTTGACATTGATAACATAATACAAATTTACAATGTATTGTCATTCCATAAACCACAAACACAAATTATAGCCATAGTACACAATCCAGTGTTGATTTACAAGTTAAGCAAATTAGATTGTGTGAATTTTATAGAGATGACAGAAGGATATCTAAACAAAATTCGTATATTTGCATCTATTTAATTGAAACAATTATATACTATTTTACATAAACTTATCACAATGGCTTATTTCATATTAATGGGAAGAAGAATCCCCAAGCAAGCTATAACAGGCTTCAAGTTCCAAAATGAAACAGATAACATTCGTCCTTTCCTGTCAATCAGGATAAGGGGAAAGGACGAAATTATACCTTTCAAAGATAAAAAGGAGATACAGTCTGTAAAAGCGCATCTGTGTTCTGTTTTCTCCGGATTTGTAAAAATAGGTGACTGGTATCTCAAGATGTCAGAGGTTAAGGAATATAAGCCGGTGACTGCCGAAGACATGAATCCTTACATCTTATTCAAGACATCTAAGTTCGGAAACATAAAAGTTCGTTTTCCGAAAGATGAAGATATGGATGCCGAATTATTGGTGTTAGATCAACTTTTTGATGTAGAATAAACTATTAATCATATTTTAAAAATCATGACCTGGAAAGAATTAAAAGACAAAATATCCCTTATGACAGAAGAAGAGCAACAGCAAGAAGTTGCAGTTTGGGGAGAAAATATGAATCTAATGAAAGATTGTTCCTTGGAGAAAACAGACGAGGATTTGTACTATAATACTGAATGGGATTATACTCGTGAAGAGAGTGAATTGGAGCTGGAGGACAAGAATGACCCTGATGTACATAAGGTATATGAAGCAGGAATGCATTATATTTATTCGAATTGATTTTAAAAAGATCTGATTATGGCAGCATTAACAACACTAAATATAACAGAAAAGAACGCTAATAACAGTTTGTCTGTAACTGTTAAAGTGAATGTCACCAAAGAAGGAGTGTTTACCACTACCTTGTCAAAAGAAGATGTGGATAAGATTCATTCTTATGGGATCAAATTACCTACAAACAGATTAGGCAACGAAGGATATTTCAATAGTATAGCACTTTCTGATTTGGAAAGTCAAATCAGGGAAGTTCTGAAGAGATGTTTGAGTTATAAAATAGTAGAAGAAGTGCCTGTTATTAAGTATCAACTGGAAACGAATTGCATGTTTTCCTATGACAAAAACGGAAATATTGTCCCTAACCCCTCTAAGGAATGGACAGGAAATGATGAGAATGGAAAATGGAGGGATGGAACTTCTCGTTTAGATGCCTTAAACACCCAACCTTTCGGTTTTAGTATTTATGCAAAACCATTTCTAAAAAGAGTAATTGAATATGGAAATGGAGAGACAAAAGTAGAATACGGCAGGTTAAATACAGAAAAAGGAACTTATGCGCACTGGCTGAATTATGTAACATGCATATCATACAATCGACATAAACCAGTAATGGAAGTGGAATGCAACGAATGCACCTCGAAATTATTCGTTGATATGATCAAGTCTATTTGTAAGATAAGTGAACAAATTAAGAGTTTTATCAATCCAGAACAAATAAAAGCAATTGCGGAGTCAAACGAATCGCTTTTGTCTTTATCTAACAATTAAATATAATTGAGCATGAGTAAATATACAGCAAAACAAATTGCCGAGTCCGATGATCTGTTTGATAAGCAAATACATAAAGTCAGAAAGTTTTATTTGAGTCGTAATCCTGATAAAATGATGATGCTCGAAGAAAGAAAAGCTGTTATCAAAGAACGAAATAAAGGTCTTTCCCCAGAATATGATAAGGAATATTATTGCGAAACCTGCGGAGCTAAAGACGGTGCGGAGCATCCTAAAACCGGATATTGCTTTCACTGTGATACGGATAACTGGATTCCAAAAAATGACTAACAGCTAAAATAATCGAATTATGACAGCCGAGAAGTTTAAATCTATTTGCGAAGAGAAAGGAATAACTTGGAATGATCTTGTCCGCATTAGGGTTATCAAACCAAAGAAATTTCTCGGATTCTTTAGGCAATTAACAGGTATAACAATCGAAGGTGCGTTCAATGGCTGTTCTGCTTGTGTTGAAATAATGGCTGATGATGACAACGGTGTTTCAATGATGCACTATATTGATTACGAAGATATTATAGGAGTTGAATTAATTAAAAATTAAAAATAATTGAGTGAACAGTTTGCAAAAATCAGTACGAATGCGTTGTTAGGATTATCAACATCCGCCACATAAGAACCATCTAATCCCGTAAATATCGTGATGCGTTGGTAGTATGTGTACAGATAGCAAGCAGGCGTTGGGATAAAGCATTTGGCAAACATTCACTCTAAATAAGAAATAGTAGATATGAATACAGAATTTGAAAACATGGCTTTGCTGAATATAGAAGACTACAATGAGCTTAAAGCTAAAGCCGAAGCAACAGATGAGCAGATAAAGAAACAAGCCGAAGAAATGGCTAAGCCTGAAGTTGTCACATTGAAAGTGTGCTTTGATACATACGGATTATTATACAGGCCAAATACTTGTGTTGATGTTGAAATACCATTCTATGATGATGAAAAAATCAGAGATATGCTTAACAAAGCAAGTGCTGATATAATGAAATGGTGCGACAAAAATATGGCAAAATACAACAAAGAACTCAAAGAATCCAGATCTACAAAAAAACATTGCGAAGGGCTAAGAAAGCATATCGCAAATCTCGAAAGGCGCCTCTTAAAGCATGCATTGGCAAACGTTATTTTATCTATTATATCAGTTGCGGCTATAATTGCTCTTTTCACATTAATTCAAAACTAAATAGACATGGAACAAGAATATGCTATTCCTCTTTTTAAAGCTGGTGCAGAGTGGCGCATTAACAGCGTGTGGCATTCTATAACAGTAATTCCAGATTGCCACCGTTTTATTGTGTTTCTCCCTAAGAAATCAACAATAGGATCAAAGAATCCAATTATGGGTATATTGGAAGAGAACAGAACTTTTATATCCAGCCGTCCAGGATGTATTTTATGCAGATTAGATGAAATGGAATCATGGGCTTATTTGGATGATCTATTACCTTAAGTAATTATATACTCAATTTTAAAAGTTAGAATTATGAAAAAATATTTAACAGACAAAGAAAAAGAGGAAAGAATGAATTACCTTACCATTCATAAATGTAAAAACGAGGATGAACGTAAAGAGTTAAAAGAATTATGTGATTGGTATTTTAAGGATACTCCTGTGTTAACTATGTCTTTTTCTTTAACAGAAGAAGATCTTCGGGTAACAATGGAAAGGGACGTGGAGTTGTCGGCGGTAGCCGGAGCGGTAAAGAATCAACACCATAAGAAGAAAATTTGAAAGGTTATGACCGACAGAGAACTTCTTGAAGAAAACAATAAGATGTTAAAGGAAATTCTAAGTTTTGTGAGAAAAGTTGACTCTGTTGAATACAGGGATCATCAAGACTTTATGGAATTTCTTAGAAATGTGGCAGCCGATATATGGGTGGAATATACGGAGCCTGAACAAAGAGGTAGATTGTTTAATTTAATAAATAAAAAGAAATGAAAACAGTTTTTGATTTAAGCAGAGATGAGATCGTGTCATTGACATGCAAAGAGATATATCTGTATATAGACAAAGAGCTTGCTGGTAAAGGTATTCCAATTGAAGCTAAAAACTGGAATATAAAGAACAAAAAAGAAGTCGTGTATCCAAGAACTGGAGTTCCAGTATTTATGTTAAAAGATATCGGCATCGGTTTTAGAACCATAGAAGGTGCAACTGAGGTGGCTAATTTGCTTGTCAAGTATAATGCATTTAAAACAGAATCGAGATATCTGGCAGGATCGTATGAACAGTTTTGGATCATGAAGGAGGGTGTTTGCCCGGCTGTTAAAGGAGAAACAGGATATAGCAAGGAAGAGTTTGATAAGATAGATGAGAAAAATAAAAACCCTGAATTGACAAGTATAAATACCTTCAATGACACCGTGAAAAAAGCCAATGAAATTAAAGACAGGGTGTTGAAATACGTGTACAACATAAAACAAGAGCGTTCATATAACAATGACCTGGTTGGTATCTTTGAAAGGTATAAAGATATAGCAGACGGTGATATGGAGGTAGCTATGAATTTTATTAAGGAAGCCTATCCATTCAATGAAGAAACAGAGTCGTTTATCAGAAAAAAGTTTGACATGCCTATACCGGACGAATCAAAAGAGCAGTAATTAAGCTAAATTAAATCATTTTGAATCTTTTTTATTATCAAAAGACATATCTTTGCCCAAAAAAAAACAAACATAATGGAAGAAAAAGAGATAAAAGAAGCTATGATTGAAGCCCTGACGCACTTAGAGGGGTGTAAGTATTTCGTGGCTACGATAGTAAATGAAGAGGAAAGAAGATTTGATATGAGCCAAAGAATGTCACAGCATCAATTGGCGTTAGTTATAAAAGGCATCTTATCCAACAATGAGATGATGATGATGGACGTTTTGCAGTGGTGTTCTGAAAGATTTAAAAATAGTATAGAGAAAGGAAAGAAATCAACTAATTAAATATTAATACAATGAATCGCTGGTTTGAAATTACGGTAAAAGCCGAGATTGATAATATCGAGAACGGCAAAAAAAAGAAAGTAACTGAAAAGTATTTGGTGGATGCCTTGTCTTATACAGAGGCAGAATCAAGATCGTTGGAGATCTTTAAGGATTTGTACAATTCTTTCGAGGTTGTAAAAATTAACCCTATTAAAGTGTCAGAAATCTTTTTCAACGGAGAAGCTGAGTACTGGTATAAGTGCAAGGTGAATTACATTACACTGGATGAAAAGAAAGGTAAAGAAAAGAAAACGCCATGCTATATGTATGTCCAAGCCGGCAATCCTAAAGACGCCGAAGCTGTGTTGACTAAAGGTATGCAGGGTACGTTGGGAGACTGGAATTGCGAGTCTATTGCTGAAACAAAGATCATTGAAGTGTTTAAATACGATCTGCAAAAAGGTGTAGAAAAATTGGGAGAAAAGAAAACTGATGAGTGATGTTGTTTCCCGTGTAGCACTTGCGACGGCAATTGTATTATTGGTAGTAGCAGGTGCTACTTTGTTGATAGTGATTAAGACCGAAGAAGTACCGAGATGGTTAATGAACTTACCATATACGTTATCTTTAACGGCAGTATCCTTTTCAATTATATCACTTGTATTGAAATATAGAGAGTGGAAAAGAAATTGTACGTCTGCGAAAGATGCGGACGAAAAGTGATGATAAGAAGTCATGGCTTATGCCAGGCTTGCAGGAGTAAAGAGTTGACTCCGAAGAAAAAAGACAGAATTACATCCATTAAAAACAGCAGCAAGAAGAAAAAGTTAAAGAACCCGGATTTATCCGGGTTTTTTCGTCTTATGCTGGAAGAGTTAAATAATAGTCGGATGTCTATGACCGGTAAGGCTATTCATTTTCCTACAGTATGTAACGTCTGTCACATACTTCCGAAAAGGATATACAAGTCAGTTGCTACTTGCAGGGATAATATAGTTTTCCTTCATGAATCGGAGCATACGGTATTCGACATGTATCTTGACCGGATGGAATTTGATAAACTTGAAACAGAATTTCCTTTTGTGTGGAAGTATGCGGTAAAGAAGGTACTGGATATGGAAAGCAGAGGAATGATCAAGGAAAGAGGTAGGTTGATTATTGAAATAATTGATAAGTATGATAGAAGAAAAGATTAAAATATTAATAGATTTAGGGTTTGTACCTATGGTGGAAGGAGAAGGAAATACGTTGTTTAGAATGAACGACGTTGTGATGTCAGTATCAGATCCTAACCAAACACCAGAGCAGTTGAAGAAGGAGGTTATGTCTTTAATAAAGAACAGAGACATAGCAGAAAGAGGCGGACAGGTTCCAGTAGTTGAAGAGCCGGCGCCTGAGCCAGAGCCGGTCCAGGGAGAGGAACCGGAAGCTCCGGCGGAGGAAGCCGCTCCTAACCCTGGAGAAGAAGATTCGAATCCGTTTACAGAAAATCAGGAAACATTAGAACCGTTTTATATCTGTGATGAGTTAAAGAAGATTGAGACTCCCAGATTCGTAAGATTGACATTAGACGACAATCGTTTTTATGTAAGGAAGATGGATGATGGGACAGCCAAGATATATGCTTCGGTAACAACCTTAATCAAAGACGGATATGTAGATGATAAGACAGCACTTCAGGAATGGAAGCAGGAGATGAGGATGCTTGGTCGCAACCCGGAAGAGATGGCGCAGTATGAAGCCGATAAAGGAACGATCATGCATTACCTATATGGATTGTATCTAATTGGAAGAGATATGGTCTTAAATCGAAGTTTTATAGTTAAAACCGTACAAGAAGGGAAGCTTAAGATATCGAAGAAAAATCTTGACCGATTCTTTAACAGCATAGATGATCTTGACGATATGATTGTTAGGGTTATGAAGTTTGCTAAGTTTTGTTCGGAGTATAAGGTTAAGCCGATGATGATTGAAAGAATATTATCATTAGAAGATTATTTGGTAGCTACGCCGATAGATGCGATGGTTAAAATGACATTCAAGTACAAAGAAGAAGGTTATTTTGGAGCCGTATATCAAAGGGCTACAGGGCAGTTCAAAAAAGGTGATCCGAAAAAGGAGGTAAGAGAAGTGGAGAAGGAAGAAGTGGTCATTCTTGACTTTAAATCGGGAGGAATATGGGAATCATACGCATTCCAATTAGAAGCTGAAAGAAGAATGGTTAAAGCATGGTACGGAATTGATGCGCGTATTATGAACTTTTCTCCAAAAAGCACGAGCAGTAAAGGATATACGCTGAAAGAATGGACAGAAGATAGTGTAGCACTTGAAAAGGCGGACTGTGTGTTCCAACAAGGGATGTTGAATCACCTTAGAAAAGACAAGAGGTTCAAAGTGAGAAAAGGAGTGCTGAATATCAATAAGCCTTACAATGAAGAGGATCATATTGTTGTATATGATATTGCTGAGGAAATGTCTAAAAGATTCGTAATATGAGTGATATTGTTATTCCTAAAGGAGATTATGTGGAAATCGTAAAACCGATATGTATCAATCCTTTTGGTGATTATTTTATTAACATCAAAAGGGGTTCAAGATTAAGATTATCGAAAGATTTGAAAATAGGGGATAAGTATGCAATATGCATACTCACATCTTACGAGAAATATGGCAAGACTGTTAATGTGATAATGCCTATACTGGTTAGAAACACAAGAAGAGTATGAAAAGAAAAATTAGAAGAACCGGGGAGATAATAGACATAATCACCTTCAGCGGCTCAACTATAAGAAGCGACTATGACAAAATACAATTCTATGACAGTAACGGAAGTGTGATAAATGAGAGTTTAAATTATTATCTCGATACCCTTCCTGTGGATGATGAAAACAAAGACGTAGACTGGGAACAACGTAGATTCGATCTTGTTAAGGCTTATTCTATTGAGTTTATCAAAACACTGCATAGAAAAGGAGAGATAGATTGCGGAGTATATGTACCAGATGTGGTGTCATGGTCTATAACTATAGCAGATAGAATCATAGAAGCAATGAGAGGAGTTCAAAATGCTTGATTTCAGAAGATACGAAAACGTACCTCGGTTTCAACTTGACCGCAGGCCCGGAAGGAGCCGACTGAAGCTAACCTGCCCGGCTTGCGGAAAAAGCCGGTGTCTCACCCCTTATATTGATGTGGCAACAGGCCAGGTTGTTGGCAACGAGTTCGGAAGATGCGATCATGAACGGACTTGCGGTTACGATAAACGACCTACTGGTAAGGATGTAGGTGACAAAGATCTTTGGATCTCGGGAAACAAGTGTATAAGAGCTTATCGTCCTCCTGTAAATCCTGACGTTGTAAATTACATACCTTTTAGCGAGTTTGAGAGGACTGTGGTTCCAGACGATAGAAACACCGTATTTAGATTTTTATCGTCTCTATGGGGAAAAGAAAGGGTATCTGATGTGTTCAGAAGGTATCATGTCGGAACAATGGACTTATGGGGATGGAAAGGGTGTTGTATATTCTGGCAGATAGATAAGGACTTTGTATGCAGAACCGGCAAGATTATGGATTTTTATATAAAGACCGACAGCCAGGGGAATGAGATTGATGTAAAAAGAGTGAAAGAAAAAGACGGTGACAATGAGCGGCCTCATGTCATGTTTTATCACTCGTTGCATGCAAGAGACTTCTTGTTTAGACAATGCCTGTTCGGAGAACATCTTCTAAGCCAGTATCCGGATAAGGTGGTTAATTTGGTGGAATCAGAAAAGACGGCTATTATATGCGCTGTGAATAAACCGGATGAGTTATTTGTAGCTACCGGTGGGTTGCAGAATCTAAGGCCGGAAGTGATAGATGTTTTAAAAGATAGAAAGACTGTAGCTTTTCCGGACAAAGGACAAGCATTTGAGACATGGAGTAAAAAGATAGATGGGATGATGATGAAGTCAAGGATAAAAGTATCGGACTATCTTCAAAATGTTGAGAATGTAGGGGACGGAGATGATGTGGCAGATTTGATAATCAATAACAAGGTAAAAGAAAAACAGTATGAGCCTGGACGTTTATATTAAAAGTAAGAAGAAAGAAGAGGATCGTGAATGGGTTGCAAACATTACCCACAACATGAACAAGATGGCACAAAGAATATTCGTATCAGAAAATAAAGAAACGCTGTACGATTATGTTTGGAGACCAGAAGAATTGGGTAGGGAAATAGATACCGATGAGATGAAGAATGTACTTACAAAAGGTATATGTATTATGATCTCCAAGAGAAAAAGTCTTTTGAAATACGAGCCAGAAAATGGATGGGGGTCTTATGATTCATTTCTTAAGTTTCTTATCGAATACAAAGAGGCGTGTGAAGATCATCCTGGTTATATAATTGAAGCAAGCAGATAATATGGAAAATTACAAAAACACTTTAAATGAGGTAGTGGTGATCGAATCGTCACCAGAAACGTATTTTGTTTACGCTATTCGTAATGCTATTCGTATCTCTAAATGTGCGTATCCGACAGCCAAGAAAGTAATTTTCAAAAGAGAGGATGTAGAGGTAGAGATTTCGGAAATGGAAACTGAAAACAGTTTATATGAAAAGTTTAAAGAAAAACAAAAGAATAGGGTATGGAACTTAATGAGCGCCAACAACGGGTTTTAAGAGGCGAAATTTGTCCTTATTGCGGAAGAGAAACCGAGTTGATCAATGCCGATAAAGTATATAACAGAAAAGGCTTAGGGATGGTTATGATGTGCAAACCATGCAACGCTTATGTCGGTGTTCATGAATCAGGACCGAATAAGGGAAAAGCTAAAGGCCGGCTTGCAGGGCCATCACTGAGATCTCTTAAGATAAGAGTCCATGCCGAACTTGACAGACTGTGGTCTACGCCGGAAGAACGGGAAAGGATGTATAAAGATTTATCCGAATTTCTATCTATACCGGAAGAATACACACATATAGGTATGTTCGGCGAGAAGACGATGGGAAAAGTCTTTCAGTTCTGTCATGTAAACAAAGAACGATCAGGTTCGAGAATAGAATGGCATAAGCCTGGAGATAAGTGCCCTAATAAGAACAACCAAATAGTGTCAGGCAGTAGCGCATGCAGAGGATGCCCTGAGTATCTCCATGATGAGAAAGATGGGTATGTCTGGTGTGATCCTGATATGAGCTACGGCAGATTGAAATAGGGCGCGAATTGCCTATCTTTGTGCTATTATCAATCAAAAAAAATGTAAGAAGATGGGCAGATCAACAGAGTACTACAGGACTCATCCCGAAGCCAGGAAGAAAAAGGCTAAAAAGGACAAGGAGATAAATGCCAGACCGGAACAGAAAGCCAAACGCCGGGAACTTGGTCGTAAAAACTACGAAACGGACAAGAAGAAGGGCAAGGGCTGGAGGAAAGGCAAGGATTGTTCTCATACCAAGAACGGTCTTAGGTATAAATCAGTAAAAGCTAATAGGGGATCCAAGTCGGATACGAAAGGTGACAAAAATGCAAGAGGAGATAGCAAATAGGATAGATATAAGAAGGATATTCAAGACCTCTAAACAGGTTATGGAAGAGGCGTATGAGAATATCTTGAAATACAGGCGGGGAGAGCTTATCCCCGCTAAAACCGGATACGATTATATTGACGAAGCTTTGCTTGGAGGTATTTTTCCTCAGCACGCTATTGCCATAGGAGCCCGGCCATCTGTAGGTAAATCGTATGTGGCCCAAAAGATATTGGAAAATGTGATGAATCCGATGATCAACCCGCAAGCAGAAGATTATTTTCTTGTTAATTGCGAGTTCGAAATGAATCCTCAAGATCTTCTTCTTCGTAGAATGAGCCAAGATATGAAAAAGCGAGCTCCTGAAATATTAAGAAGGCAAGATTCTAATACAGTAGAAGAGATGAGGATGTTTGAAATCCTTCAAGGTGAAATCAGGAATAATATAATATACATCGATGCTCCGTGTACGGTAAAAGAGTTTGAGGCGGCTGTGTATCATATAGCTACCAAACACAAAGACAAACGTCTTATAATATTTAAAGTCGATCATATTGCTTTGATAAAAAGAATGGGGTTAGATCCTAAGTCGGCTATAGATGATTTGGTGGCGGTTATGAACGAAGCTAAATTAGTATATAAAAACATATTTTTCCTCATCATATCCCAATTCAACAGAGAGATAGAAGGAAGGATAAAAAGCCCACAAGAGCAACCTCCGCGTCTTTCTGATTTTTACCAATCTGATACGCTGGGTCAGTTATGTACGTTAATGATAGGTTTGCACAATCCTCGTAGGTACGGGCTGGATAAGTATATGATATTTGGGAAAGATTGGTATCAGACTCTTGATAGGTTTAAAACTGAAAACAAAACATCATTCAGGACAGCCGGACTGGTGTTTCATCATATACTGAAGGTAAGGCAAGTTAGTATGGAAGAGCTTACTAATACAATCCACCCAGAGATCCTGCCGGGGCATGGATGGATGTACGGAGAGGGCGGGACGAAGTTCGTGAACCCCAACCAGCCGCCGACGCCGCCTAAGCTCTATACTGTGGAAGACGTTACGGACAATCAGGAACAAGAACAAGAGACAAAAGAAGAACAGTCATTGTATTAAAAAAAATAAGAACCATGAGACTGACAGTAGAAGAAAACGAATACCTGATAAGTAAGTTCCTTTTGGTTCTTACTGAGTTTGCAGGAGATGAAAGAGAGATGTTTTTAATCAACTCCATACATGATAAGGCGGTGGCGGATATGAATTATCGTCTTCCGTCTTTAATAAGCAGAGAACGTAAAAGACGAGTCATTGAGCTCCTTAAAGAAGGAACCAGAATAATCAAGGACTTTTCCGGCTATGCAGGTGATATGGGTATGATTAACGAATACGATCGCCTAAAGAAAGAAATAGGAACCGTCCAAGACCAGCTTGGTGACGTAGAAGGTCAACTTCGGGCAGCAGGAGAAGTTATTAAAAAAGAACTTGATATGATTGCTGACCGAATCAAAGAAGATCTTCTTGATCGAGAACTGGCTAAAAGTAATGCCGAGGCTGAAAGAAAAGCCAAAGTAGATCCGAGATACGAAGTAGCTTTAGGTGATTACAAGGAGATGCTGGAAGTGATTTTTACAACCAGAAACAAGTATTCTACGGTAGATTCTGTACATGACGATCTTCGACAGTCGGTATCTACCGGTAGAAATTCGATTATCAAAGAAGGGTACAACAGTTAAAAACAAGGAGGAAATATGGAAAAGAAGGAATTTAAAGTAGGAGAAGTGTTTGATGCCGGACTTGTGAGATTAAAATGTGTGGATGCTCCAGAGCCAGACTTAGGATGTGAAGGATGTATATTTAACGACCACATTACATGCGGGTCGGTAGATGTAGTCGCAGGCCCGTGTAATCACGTAGAGAGGGAGGATGGTAAGGATGTTATTTTTATTAAAGCTGATTAGGCATGTACATCAATTTCAGACAACTTGCAGCATCAGACATGACCCCTAATGATCTGGCTAATCTTCTTGCTATAAGACAGAAGGATACGGTTATGATCGAAGCCATGCTGGAAAAAGATGCTGGGAGGTATATAGAGCTTGGCCTGGTTGAGAAATTAAAATCAGGTGTGATGAGATTAACCAACAAAGGAACGTCTTTTGTGAATTATATAGAGACACCGGAAATGACGGACGAGGTCCTAGAAACGTTGAAGATTATGATAGGAATGTACGAATCATATTCAAAAGACATAGGTGTCAGCAGAAAAGAAGCGGAATCCAGATTATGTTGGTTTATGGGTAACACCTCATTCAAGAAAGAGGTCATACTTCAGGTAACGGAATCTTATATAGCAGAGTCAGGAGATTATACGATGAGCTTATGTAACTTCATATGGAAACCGCCTTCTCAGGCTTTTTCAGTCCATATGAACCTTAAAAACTCAAAGCTCTTTGACCTAATAGCTGAAAAATTTAAGATCGCTACCGAGCCTTATTTGGAGCCTAAGAAGAATAAGGAAATGGATTGGTTGTTTGCCGTATCTAAATTGCCTACGCCGCCGGCTAAAGGCAATCCGGATTATTTGTTTACCGGAAGTTCGGAAACAGACAAAGAGAGGTTGAAAAACATAAAAACGTATTTATTTAACAAAATTAGAAAGCAATGGAAAAAGTAAGAATTAGAAAGATAATAGAGGATATAATTATTACTCAGTTTCTTAATTCGGAAATGGATATAGTTCATGAAGAAGATGTGTCGTTTAAAGAACTTGGATTAGATTCTATTGATCGAATTGAGCTTGATGCGATGGTGGAACAAAAATTCAATATCGTTATTATTGATTATGATACAGAATCCATCAAAGATATGACTGATCTTGTTTACAAAATAATAACAGAAGGATATGGGAAATGATATAATTTTATGCATGGCTTTAATAGCGTCATTTGCTTTTGTTATACAGTTTTTATTGTCGATATTAGGATCTGATCTGGATACGGATATTGACATTGATAACGCTTCTGATTTAAGCATGTCTTTGTCGGACATCATATCATTCAAAGGCATAACACATTTTATTCTTGGATATAGCTGGACTACGTACTTTTCGGGTTCCCATTTAGTAGGGATCGTAATAGGGTCATTTTTCTTTATCGTTTTGTTTTACGTATATAAGTTACTTCTTAAGTTAAAACAAGAAATGGTGTACGAATGTCCGGAAGATTTAAATGGCAGAGAGGCGGAGATAGTATTTAGATCAGGGAAGAATCATTATATAACCCCAAATAGTATTAAACCAATATAATTCTATTATAAAAGTTTAATACATCTCTTTCAGAGATCGGGTTATTAGCCTAAGCCTTGAAACAGAGGCTACGTTATTTGAGAATAAATAGTTACCAAGGAATGTTTACCCAAGTTTCTTGCTCTAAGGATGGTGATTAAACAGGAGTAGTGTATTTGACGAAACAGTGTTGCCATTATATAAAACCTCTTATAACATTGGCGATGGGTACTTACAGGAGAGATCCTGACTTATCCCTAACGGGATTTACATCTACCAAGGAGACCGGAAGGTCTCCGAGGGGATGTATTAAAACATATGAATAGCTTTAAATATATTTAATAGAATATGAGATATGGAATTGATTTTGAAACAGAAGAAGAGGAGGATGAAGAGTATGACTGACGAGGAATTTGTATTGGATAATAAGAAAAAGATTATAGTAAGAAAAAGAATATCTTATTTAAACAAAGGGGATAAAGTGTGGATTGTGTCTTCCGACGGGTATCTGCTACACACGGACGTGGTTAGAGCCGAACGCGGACGGTCTTATGTGGATATAGACGGTATCCTGTATTGGAAACGAGGATTGGATGGCAAGCATCGTAATCGTAATAACTACATGCAGTTCGCCATGACGCCGGAGGACGGTAAGAAGTATGTCGTATATTACCCGGAAGGATTTAAAGACAATGACTTATGATGGTCCCGGAAACGCATTTGCTATATAAGGAGTTTAATAGCGTGAAACGTCTTGCCATATCTTATTCCCAGATAGATACGTTTCTTACTTGTCCAATGAAATGGTATAAGACTTACGTGGAGGGCAAAAGGTCTACGGAAAAACAAGAAGCTACGTCTTATGGTACGGTTATTCATAAGACACTGGAATACTTCTTCAAGAACGGAAGACAGCCTTCTGGCAAAGACCTGGGGGAAGCTATAAGTTACTATGCTTACCAAGAAGACATACCTTGGCAATCACCGGAAAATATGATGATAGCCATGAAACAATCTGGGGAGCTTCTTGCTTGGATTGTGGATCTGTTTAAAAAAGACGGGAATAGGTTTATGATAGCTGATAGTGATCTTAATCCCTGTGAGAAACTTATCAGACACGGCGCTATAGTTGGAGTCGAAGAAGATTTTGTGCTGCCGTACCGTCTTCCTAAGCCTGTTAACATAAATGGAGTAATTCATACTCATGTGTACATAGTAGGATCGGTAGACCTTCATCTGGCTATAAAAAGCAAGAACGTAGTTCACCATTATGTCATAGATTGGAAATCAGGTAATAAGGTTTTTGATTCTAAGAAGTTGGAAACGAATTTACAGCATCCTATATATTCATTTTACATCTATAGAAAATATGGTGGAGTTCTTCCAGATATGAACATCTATTTCTTTACCAGGACCAGGCAGTACCAAAAGGTTAAGGTGGATGAGGAACGTAAAACAAAATCTATAGAGATGCTAAATGACACTTTGTCTAAAATGTATGATTTTGAAGATAATAGTGTAAAATCATTTCAAGCGTACATCCAGGGAGCAGAAGGAGCCAGGTATAGCAAGCGGCGTGCCACCCTAAGCCAGCCTGTTTCGCAAAACAAGCTGCCCTGCCCGTCGGCACTGTGTTATTATTGTGACTTTGGATTACATAACAAAAACGAATGCCCTTTCTCTTCAGATTGGGATCCGTCTAAAAAGATAAAACGATGAAATACGAGGACGTTCAAAAGTTAAGAACAAAATACCGGCAAGATCCGGAAGTTATAAACGTAGAATACATGAGAGATGTTGCTGTAAGATGCGGGAATTTCAAGAAAGCATTTGAGCTTCAGGAGAAGCTGGAGGATATATGGTTTAACTACTTAAAAGAGGTCCAATGAAAGAAGATCTAATATGTGGAGTAGCGATCCTTTTGTATTTAGTTTTATTATACTTGCTCACGACAGCTTTCATAAAAACAGGTAGAGCAGTAGATCGTTATAAGATGAAGAAGAAAACTGACAAAATCAAAGTAGGTCAAAGATACGAACATAAGAACTACTTTGAGGATCCATTTGAAAGAGGCAAGCATGTGATTAAGATATTAGACATAAAAGAAGGGTACGTTCTATATGAGTACGAAGAAAAACTATATATACGTTCTTCTGTGAGTCTTGAAGATATTGTTAAAAAACACATTTTAATTACTGATGTTAAACACAAGTAAGTCATGAAAAAAGAAGTCACAATCAAGGAAGATATAGCTGCGTTTTATAAAAATACAGGAAAAGAACTATGGATTTATAACGGACTTTTCAGAAACAAGGTGTTGTCTATAAAAAAAGATAAAGCCATTATCATGTGTGAAACTGATGCTGAATATGCTGTACTGATAGAAGATAATCAGTTTATTGCCGTAGCAAAAAACATGGATTATGATTACTGCTGCGCATTCACATTAGGTAATGCCGAGGCTTATGGGGATCGTATGGGCATATCGTGCAGTGTATGCTTGCTTGAAGATAACGAAGATAAAGCAAGGGAGATGTTGAAAGAGGCGATAATAGAACTTTCAAAAAACAGTAAAATAGATTGCGATGGGCTTTGAACTTAGACCTTACCAAAAAGAGGCAGTAGATGCCGGGCTTAAGTTCCTTACAGGAAGATCTAAGAAGCCTGGCATAGAAGTCTTGCCGTGTGCAGCGGGGAAGTCTTTGATAATTAGCAAGATAGCTCATGAATTAAAAAGACCTATCCTTGTATTACAGCCATCTAAAGAGATTCTGGAGCAGAATTATGCGAAGGCTGTATCATTCGGTTCTAAACCTACTATATATTCTGCTTCATGTAAAAAAAAAGAGTTATCGGCTATGACTTATGCTACACTTAAAAGCATAAAGAAAGACGTAGCAAGGTTGAAAGATATAGGGATAGACACATTATTGATAGATGAGGTGCATAGCGGGTATTCTCCTGAAGAAGGTTCTGAATTTATGGAGTTTATGAACAGGTTCCCAGAGGCGAAGGTGCTGGGCTTCACCGCCACTCCCTGCCGCCTCCGAACCTACAGTTCCATGCTGGAAGGAAACTACAGCAAACTTAATATGCTGACGAAAGACGAGCATAATTTCTTTAAGAAGATAGTTCATGTGACTCAAATACAAGAGCTAACTTCTCAGGGATTTTGGTGCCCTCTTAAGTACGAACGATGGTCGTTTGATGAATCGGCTCTGATGTTAAACAGTACCGGAGCCGAATACACCAACGAATCTATCAAAGAAAGCATTGTACGAAACGGCTTAAACAACTCTATCTATAAGCGTCTTCTTCAGCTTATGAACGAGCGTAAGGCCATTTTGGTTTGCATGGATTCTATCGAATCATGTAATAGAATATCCGAGTTCATGAATGCCAGGATGGGAGCCATAACAGGTGTCGTAACATCGCTAACAACCAAAAAGAAAAGAGAGCGAATCATATCCGATTTCAAAGAAGGTAAGTTGAAGGTGGTTTTTAATTATTCAACGCTTGCTACCGGATTTGATTTTCCCGAACTTGATTGTGTGATGTTTGGACGACCAACATTCTCATATTCAACATATTACCAGGTGCTCGGCAGGTGCGTTCGTATTCATCCTGATAAGAAAGAGGCGCTGATTATTGACTGCTGCGACAACATGAGGCGTTTCGGTCGGATAGAAGACCTGACAATCGAGCAATTCCCTTCTAAGGGCTGGTGTATGTTTGCCGGCGATCAACTTCTGTCCAATATAAGGATGGGTGATATTATTACCAAAGACGAGATTCTTCGCCGGGCGGCCTCACTTAAATCTGTGAACGGAGATGGTAGGAGAGAAGACGATCTTGACAGCATAATAATGTGGTTTGGAAAATATGAAGGAATTAGATTCAAGGACATACCAGTGTCGTATTTTAGGTTTTTGGCTGAGAATATGGCCGTAAAACCAGGAGATAGGAAAGAAAAGATTATCGAATATTATAATAGGATAAAGGCATGAATAACAAGAGAAGAAAAAAAATATCGGATGTTATCAAAAACGTAAATAAGTATAAAACAGATTTTGAATACATCAAATCAAAGTTATCGGAGTTGAAGTACAACATAAATTCAGCCAAAGATGATGTTGATATGATTTTAGACGAAGAGACTGAGGCGAGAGATAATATACCTGAATCGTTACAAGACTCAGAAAGATATTGGGAATCAGATCGGGCTGTAAATGATATGGAGGAGGTGGTTGATGACATAGAAAGTATTATAAATGATTTAGATGATGTGATTTCAACCATAGATGGGAGCATTAAAACTATAAATGGTTCTATTAAAGTAAATTTGGAAGGAATAATGTGAGTCCATAAAAACACTATAAGTAAAATTTAACACTATAATCTTTTATTAATGTATCATGATGCATATATTTGCATCATGATATTTTTTTTAGTGTTATATTTCATGAAAACAAATGTTACAATGGTATCGAAAGATCGGGAACTGTTTGGTGTTATAATTAAACAAGACACCAAAACATCATTTATGTCCTTAACAGACCTACAAGAGGCTTATACGAGAAAAAGGATAGAAATGGGATGGAATGAAAAGAGAATAGAGAACATTCTGTCCAATAAAGAAAGTGCTGAACGAATATACTATATCCTTGAAAAACAGGGATATACGATAGAAGCAGGATTTCCTGGTTTTATCCAATCTGTTGAAAAAGAATCACTTATAAAAGTGATGAAAAAGATGGGAGCTTATAAAACTATGGGAAGAGGAGAGAATAGGAGGACGATGTGCAATCCTTATATATGGGTTCTTGTAGCTATGGAGCTTAACCCTATGCTGTATGCTGAAGTAGTAACATGGTTGACGGACAAACTTATTTTAAATAGGATAGAAGCAGGAGATAAATATAATGTCCTATCAAGGGCCATATCAAGATTTCCTGATGCTGATTATACGAGAATGGCTAAAGGCCTCAATTGGATCGTTTTTAACGAACATGAGAGCATGATAAGAAACAGAGCAACTCAAGAGCAGTTAAAAGAACTTGAAATGCTTCAATCCAATCTTGCATTTTGTATAGAAATGGGAACCATATCTTCTTTTTCCGATTTAATAAACATGATGGGGGCTATATATAAGAAAAAGTGGGGATCGGGAGCAGTATCTTCTAAAAATATAAAATCTTCAAATAATGGAAACAAATGAATTAAGGGAAATACTTAAATTGTATGGTCTTCAACATGATGTTGTTATCAACAAAAGTTCAAGAAGGTATTCTATTATCTTGGACAATAACATAATAGGAACCAATCACGACAAAGAGAAGGTGGTTGTGTTCCGTCCTATACCGGAAGGGAAAAACACATTCTGCATGGAGCGAGATAGGTTCTACACGGAGTTTGAAGAAGCTTTTGATGACGATAAAGCCATAGAAGCCGTAAGACAATATTTTGAAAACAACAAAAATGGAAGGTTATGAACGAAAACGAAATATTTAGATTAAAGGGCAGAATAGCTATATCCAACCTATCACGTGAGGACAAGGATATGATAAATAGCATCCTTGATGGTGTCAACAAAAAGGATGAAGATGAAAAAGGATATGTCTATACCGTGAGAGTAAAACTAAACAACGGAAAGGTTGTATATGCTACTTTATTTTTTAAAAGCAAGACCGGTCCTACATTTGAAGACTTAAAGAGGGAGCTTGATGATGTGGGAGTTAAAAATGACGATTATAGCAATAACGGCACAATCATCATTAACCGCATTGTTATGAGCGGAGAAGAATTTGATCGCTTTATAGGCGAAGAATAAAATAATGGGCTATATTATTATACTAATTGATTAAAACAACGATAAAACGATGGAAAAGATGGACAATAATACTAAAAACATCCTTTATCCAAAAGGATCTATTTTTCGTACATTGAAAGATGATAAAATAGATAAAAGTACTATAATGTACAAAGGATCTATAGTAGTTGCAGTAACAAATATAAAAGAAAATGACAAGTTTGCTGAAGTTTGTTACAATGGAAACACAATTATTATAGAAACAGATATTATGGAACTTGTTCTTGTAGGAGATCCAGAAAAAAGTACTTCAATAAAATCAGTGAAAAATGACATCATTGACGACAAACTACGATGGGATTTGCTTCCGATGGAAGAGATTGAGGACATTGTAAAAGTCTATCATGCCGGAGCCAAGAAATATGGGCCTAATAATTGGCAGAATCTTGACAATGGCTTTGAACGGTATCGTGCGGCGGCTGCCAGGCATATAATGGCATACCTGAAAGGAGAGAGAACGGATAAAGAGACGAACGTGCACCATTTAGCTGCGGCTGCATGGAATGTGATAACTATGTTGTGGTATGATAAACACGGAAAAGGATTAATACCATTAAATAAGGAGGAAAAGAAATGACAAAAAAACAAATGATTCAACTGTTAGACGACGAGCTTGATGCAATGAACAAACATAGAAGTAATATTGAAAGAATTAAAAAGGAATATTTCGATTCTGTTTATGGGTTAAAGAATGGAGATAAAGTGAGTGTTCTTTACAAACGTTCGAAAGAGCCTCTTGTTGGTTTCTTTAAGAACGTGCAAATCACGAATACTGGAACAGTTATATTTACAATCCAGAAAGCTAATAAAGAAGGAAGACCTGGAAGAGGATCTTATTTGGTGTATGAAGACGATTTGAGCGAAATCAAAAAAGTAGAATAACATGATTAGAGCAAGATTTTACATTAGAAAGGATGACTGTGACAATGATTACCGTCCAGTCAAATGGCCTATAAAATATCCATATTGGTGTAGTGCAGAATCCAGTAATTCATTTGTATTGGTGGCGTATGCTGAAGATGAAGACAGCATAAAAGAGCTGTGGCCGGAGGCGTATGATATTAATGTCTTAGAAAAAGATACCGAGATTAGATTTACATTAAGATTTCCTAAACCGGAATGGTATGAATTGTACGAAAGGGAATTAGAAGAATGTGATAGGTTTATATGGATTACAGATGCGTGCATGAGAGACGGTGTAATAAGAAAAGTAAAAGCTAAAATAGAAGAGTATGGTGGTCTTTTGTTAGCCGACATTCCTGATAGGATCACTTCTTATGAAATAGGAAGGGATGCTTTTGAGAGCAAAGAAGAAGCTTTAAAACATGCAGAGGAACGGAGAACGCACCTGATCGAGTCAATTAAGAAACAATTGAATGAACTTGAAAATCTAAAATTCGAATGTGATGATTAACTACGCAGCAAAAGCCAGGAAGGCTTATTTGATAAACAATTTCGATAAGATTCTTAACAGTCTTAACACGCTTCATTCAACGGTTGAGACTATGACGTTGTTCGTAAACGACCAGGCTTATAATTACATTCTTAAGCTGAAGGAAGTGGTTAAGGGCGGTCCTATGTACAGACATAATGTCAAACGATTCTTGAATGATATGGATAAGGAGATAAGGAAATACAATGCTTCTATCTACTACATAAATAAAGAGCGTAGTGAGGTTATAGCTGATATAACACAAGCGATGGAAGATTGCCTCATGCCATACATAGACGACCTGGCCGGCGCTATAAAGGCAGCCGTGTGGTCGAGGGGTGTGTCCGAGGAGCGGACGGAAGCGGCGGTACTGTCCCTAATCGTATCCTCCTTGGCCACGACATCAGGCAGACTTATCTCAGGTGGATATCAGATCATGAAAGAAATGGGTGGTGGCTGGGGTGGTAATCCATTTACGTTTATGAGCATTGATAAAATAAGGCACTTGTCTACATCATTGTCTGATGCTATTACCGGTGGAGAAATAGCTCTTGAAGAAAAAGAAGCCAATGACATAACTAAGGCAATGGATGTTTTTATTGAGAAAATGTCTGATTCGGATATTGTTGATAAGGTAATCAGCATAATCGAGGAGGCAGAATCTAAAAACAAGGAGGAACGATCATGAATTATTTGGATGGGTATGTAGAAGAAGTTCTTTCCGAGCCGTATTATGATGATTACGGATCGGGAATTTTCAGGTGGTGGGTGAAAGTATCTTACGTTTGTTATGGCATAGGAGCTGTCACTACCTTAATGTTTGATACGAGAGAAGAAGCTGAGGCTATAAAACCAGGTTACAAATTTTTATGTTGAAAATAATATGAAGTATTTTGTTTTATTGATGGCACTTGTGTTATCATCATGTTCGCATGATGATAGTCTGGTTAATAACGGATGGGTTATATATGATCTACATCCTTTAGATGGTGGATGTATAATGTATTATGGTGAAGACGTAAGATTTTCAATATTTAACAGTAATAGATTTATAAAATTCGTTGGATACCAAGGGGAATACAATATCGGAGATTCTATTAAGATCGTGAAAGTAAAATAATATGGAAAATAATTTAAAACTCGTATGTCCAAAATGTGGCACCCCTCACCAGCCTCATTCTCCGCACACGATGGATGCAGATGGATTTGAAAGGTGTGAGATAAGAACTGTTATGGAAGACAGGGGATGGTGCTACGAATGTTCTTTTTGGCAAAACTTGTACGACAAGCACAAAGACGATCCTGGATGGGTTAGGATAGACGGTGAAAGCTGGGTGCTTAAACCTATGGTGAAAAACGTACCAAGCGGATGGAACAGCCTTGGATGTGGTGGAAGAAAGATGTATATCAATATCGAAGGGAAAGGCATTGTTGTATCAAATAACTGCTGGTGCCAAGGTGATGTTTCGGACGCATTCAAGGATCTTATGCCTGATAATGCTACTTGGGCTACGAAGGAGGAATTTGACAAAGCTCCTGTAGTAGGATATATTGTAGAAGGTATTGGTTTAGTTTTCACAGATAGGGAAGGTCATGAAGTTAATGCTTAGAAACTTGTTTCATATTCCTCTTAGAATAGTTGAAAGGAAATTAACTAATGGGGAAGTAGAATATTGGTGCCAATATCAAAACATTTTTGGGAAATGGAAAAACAGGATAAAATACGATATGTTTGGCATGTCGTGTTATGCTGTTTTTTATTCATTCGAAGATGCGTATGAATTTAATTATGGTAAGAACAAAGAAGAAAAGGTAAAGGTAGTGGACTCTTGTTACAAGAAACGGTTTTAATAATTATGGCACCAATAGTTCTTGGTGCCATAATTATTTTTTTTATTTGAACTCATATCGCAATTGTTTGGTTATAGTATTATTATATACAGGGTTATATCTATCAGAAGGATCTATTAGATACAGGTTTACGTCAGCTTTAAATACTATGTAGCTATCATCTTGTATATTAGACTGAATATGTATTATAGAAACAGTGTTTAACGATACTGTATTATTAAGTCTACCTTCTATATTGACATTGCTATCAACAACCCCCAGATTCCATTTTGAATCATCCTTGTAAAGAGCTTTATAGGTAGGGCTGCCAGGTGTCCCTTCATCTGTCTCCTCTTTTATTTCGTAGGTGTAATTCAGGTTATATAATCCAGGAACAACATTGTAAATAGACTCTGGAGCGTGATTATGATAAACTTTATATTTTTTGTAAGTAATAGGAGTAGAAACAAGAACAAAGTTAATGACAGGCAAACTAACGTGTAGAATATTATAATCATTTCCATTTTGTGGAGAAACAATTATAGCTATTTTATCTAATCCTTGAATATCTGTACTATTTTCAGTATATGTATCTATCAATTCTCTATTATCAGAGGGCAATCCCCCTGAGATACTAATAGAAGAGATGATTGGTTTTGGAGTAACGTAAATCAAAGGACTGGAGCTTACGACACCTACATTTTTTCCATCTACGAATATGGTTCCGCCTATACAGTTGCTATTTATTACATATTCGTATAGCTTAATATCATTTTCGTATCTTCTTCTCATAATTTCATAAAATTAATTCAGTAAAAGGACGGACATAATGTGAACTACCCCTTGAACCTGTATCCAAATGATCTCCTTGGATGTTTATATCATAATACCACGAATAGGTAAATTTTTCATTTCGAGTGGATGTCCACATTCTATTACTCATTATCGTACCTCCTACCATTAAAAGGCATTCGTTTATTTCATTAGCATACAATGATATCAAAAAAAACTCTCCGGCGCCACCTACATATCCATTTTGACCATTTTTAAATAAATAGCTATTAGCTTTATTAAAAGCGTAATCTGTATTACTGGTATCATATTCAAGATACGCATTCTGATTTTCACGCCCCCAATAATCCTTTTTAATAGTTCCAATATGAGAACTATCTTGTGCAAATATATTGTCTATTTCTCCATCCTTACCCCAACGAAATGTGCCAATATATTCGGTGGCTATAACAAAACACACTTTATCTACAAGAGCTATTCCATTGCATAGATCATTGGAATATCCTTTATTAGACCAATTTTCTTTTGTATATAATCCTCCATCTACATGTTGGATGTATATGCCTTTATTGATTATAAGCGAGGGATTTACCCCCCCCCATCCCTATTTGAAATCTTCGTCTCATGATTTTTGTTTGCAAGATAGCAATAATTGACAACATAAAAGAAACCGGTTCCCTATCATCTCTGACTGAGAACCGGTAAGAAAACAATTTCAGAAAAAATTAAACCTACATAACCTTAAAGTAAGAACAAAAAACGTATAGTCTACTCTTTGACAATGCTAAGATAACATATCTGGCTCACATCAAAGTAATGTAAGCTCGATATTCCTCGTCTATTTGTAGCTTGTATCCTCATCACCTTCCGAATCAGGAGTGGCGCCGATGAAGAACATCATTGACTTGTTGTTCGTCTGCTGCCACCAATTATAGGCGCGCGCTACGTCTTCCGGCGTCTTGATATTATACCATTGTTTGATAAACGTCTGTTTGGCGAGTTGCCTAAATAACTTAGACTCTCCCTTGTATGTACCGGATGTTACTTTATCAAGTGAATAATTCCTAAGATCGGTAAGATCCTTCAGCTTCCGTCCCATGACGAACGGATCGTTAATGATATCTACCACGTTAAGCTCCATAATAAACGGCATCTGTGAAGCTATTTCGTTTATGGTTCTGAATCCGACATAGGATCCGAATTGAGTAAGCCAACTTTCTTCGTTTTCATCATCATCACGCCATCCGGCAAGAAGCATGGATACGGCTTGCATGATAAGGAACGTGCCGGCATAGACACTGAGGCGTTTGAGATTAGTTTTCTCTACCTCATTCATATTGTCTTTATTTTCGTTCCAGGCATCTATGATGTTTTTCATACCAGACTCGGAAGCCAGGCTAAATGTTTTGGCTATCATATTCTTTAACGTAATTGACAACCCTTCCTCTTCTTGCATTGTCTGGAAATTGAAGCCACGTCTTTTCCACAGACGTTGAGCCGCCAGCACCAGCCATCCTCGGTGGGCAGTCATGAACCTGGCTATCCAGTTGCGGGATGCGGCAGTCCGGTTTTCTTCATTCAAAGATCCGTTACATATCTGTGACAAGCTACGAACTTGATTTCGGGTTATAGCCATCTGGGTTTCAACTTCCTCAACAGTAACACCCGATCCGGGCTTTACAACCACCTTCCCATCCACGACATCTACCATACTCCATAAAGTACGATCTTTTAATGCGTTCCATTCTCTTTTTATGGTACTCTGTTCTTTATTACGTTCTTTTTCCATCTTGAAATCTTGGAACGTGTAGAACCGACCTTTATAATATCGCACGTTATCCATAGTGGCAATCATAACCTGCGGATCAAGAGGGTAGTTCAGGATTTCCATAAAAGCATACATAGGCGAACGCATTAAGGTCCTGGCCGCTCTATTGTATCCGGCACCATACATACGATTTCGGATATTGAATATCCCCATTCTCTCACCTATGACATATAATTTGCTTTTTCTATCTATGTCTCCGGTTTCTGCTATACAAGATGGCGCAAGGCGTGAAAATTCAGCCGATGCGTATTTAAGGGAGTCTTTGCTTATATACTGTCCTACGGCAGATTCCATGATGAGGTTGATATGACCTGTTAAGGCGCCGGTAGCTGCCACAAACGGGGACAGCGCCAGGTTCATAACCGACATAAATCTTTCAACGGCCATCATTATCCTGGTAAGGTCTACCGTATATCCTCCGATGTTCACCGTAAGTTTTTTGGTGTTCATCCTAATGCCATAATAATGGTCATTGAAGAAGTCCCTGAACATCTGATATGCTTGGGTTGCTTCAGCTTTCTTCCCGCCTTCAAATTGCTTATTCAGTAACATCTGCTCCAGTCCTTGAGCGAGCTCTATAGACTTCTGCTTTTCGTTGTATAACGATGATTGCATCATAAGCATCGAATAAGAGTAACCAAAATCGTGAGATACATCATCTTGGTTCTCCAATTCATATATGTAGTATTTAGGTATAGACCTAAGCCTATCTTCCGGATCATATACTTCCCCTTGTCTGGTTTTACCGTATAGAGAATCGTCTACTCTATCCAGGCAGAGATCTGATACAAAATTACGAACCGTATTTTTGAAGTTAATACCCAATCCTTCTACACGTTCTATATCTTGTTTGGATATCTGTGGAATAGCATACAGGTTCGGGCTCTGCTCTTTGTATAAGGAAAGGGATTGTCTTTTTATTTCCTTAAGTTTTTGAATCATATTCCATTGCTCTACGTTTTTAGTAGCAACCTCATTACCGTCAGCATCATACTTGATACCAAAGTCATTGAAATACGATTCATCACGATACAGGCTTTTCTTGGGCATACGATGACCATACCCATGATCTTTTACATAATCAGGGTTACGACCGCTATTTTCGGCTTCAGATTCAGCCACCCATGCCCTTGCAGGGTCGAAAGACAGGTATGATATGTCCATGCCATAATCTTGGGTGGATGTACTGTTCTGTACGTCTTTAACCATCTGCGCCACATCTATCTCACCGCGGCCTATTTTACCAATCATAGCCGCATATCCGGTAGGTGCCATGCGTTTATAGTACGAAAAGACCTGGCTCCTGGCAAATTCATTAACGATCGCATTAGCTTCTTCTATACCTGATTCTCTTGTGTTATTTAAAAATAAGCTGGCCATCTTAGCATTGACAGCATTCCTAAAATCTCTACCGTCTAATTCTTTGCTTATTCCAAGCTTTTCTGACAGGTAGTTGGTTTCAGATACGGTAAACAGATATCGGTTATCAGCAGCTTTAAACAGCTTATCCCTTAAAGCCTGAATCCTTTTTGCTTTCTTTGCCGTAGTATGACGTTGCACAAACTTCCATTCCACTTCCTTGGAGTCAGCAAGAGCATTTAAATAAGACTGATTTACTTCGTTTTCAGCCTTACTGCTTTTAGTAAGGTACTTATCAATATCTTCAAGACCCACCATCTTAGCATAATCTATCAAAATAGCGTAATCGGCTTCAATAGCTTCAGATGCGGCCCTAAAAGCATCTCTTTCAGATGAGGTAAATGTCGCTTCGTTAATTTCTCCGATATCAGCCACATCTCGGTTGTTTCCGATTATTTCCTTGATAATGGCCTTATTTTTTTCTATATCTTTCACAATCGAATCCACGTCAGTCGCATCTCTATCACTTGTCGTAGAGCTAATGATATCATGCGCCATTTTAAGATACGAAGCCTTGTTGTTTGATTCGGTGCGCGCCGACTGTTCCGATTCTACGTCATTCCAAAACCGATCATTAAATGACAGGTGACCTCCCAACATAAGTGTCTTCAGCGCAGCTTCTCCTCCTGACTCGTTCTGAATCGTTCTCAATTTTTGCAAAAACGATTCTGATACGACATTAGTGACATTATTTGATTCCTTTCTCCAAACTTCATTTATAGCTTGTATTTCTTTGGCCATCTTAAGTTGGTCGCCGGTTTTTTCCACTCTCCTGGTTCCTACATATATGTATTCTGAAGCTGCTTCCTTACGTTGTTTACGAAGCAGTCCTTCTTCTTCGTAGTTACTACTCTTATAGTAAGCAACCTCATCAAAATTACCATTGCTATCAATAAAAGGCTGCCTCAATATCCGCTTCTGCCGAGAAAGAGCGTTAAGGTATTCTTTGGTTGTTTGAGAAACCGGATGCCCTAATTCTTCTTCGGCCTTTTTGTATATGGATTCCATTCTTGTGGCATAACTTTCACTAAATTCCAGTTCTGAATTTTCAGCATCCCACTTCTCCATCTGTTCTGTATAAATCTTTTCCTGCTCGATGGTAAAAATATCGGTATTAACCCTATCGGACGACGGTTTAAATTTAGCGTTCTCAGTAACCGTATTTCCGTCCTTGTCAACTACTTCTCTTTTAAATACGTAATTACGGTTATTGTCAACCACATCATTGATTTCTTCTTCTGATATCTCTATGTTCATGGCGGTCGCAAACGCTCGCATCTGCGCCAGCTTCTTATTACGATCGTATTTAGCCATATCAAGAGCACTACGAAGATAATTAGAAATTTTTCCGTCTACTTTCTGAAGCAGTTTTTCAAATTCAGATTTGTTAAAACCATGCTTTTTCGCATATGCCAGAAAATCGGATATAGCGGGCTGGGCATTCACCATCGCATTGTAATTGTCTTTGGCAATCATAGCTCCAAGAGCGTTGTTGAACGGGCTGGAAGAATGCTCTAATATACCGAACCACCTACTTATCCAAGAAACATCGTGTTGAACCTTATCAAAGAACTCTTTTACTCTCTTTACCTTATCTGCCGGCACATGAAGTTCGTTCATTAACTTGTCAAGCAACGTACTTTCATCAAGATCTTGTACTGATTTAATATCAGACTGAATACCGTTGATGTCGGCAATGACGGTATTGATCCTATTTGTATAATCCTGCTTTTCACGCTCATCAAATTCGGTACTTCTGTTACGGATATATCCTCGAAGATCGTTCATGATCGGAAGAACCTGATTGTTGATAATATCTACGTTCTTTCGATCATTGGTATTGAAATGAAGCTTACCGTCTTTGGTATCACCATGAAGGATAGTATTTACTACGTTGCTTAAGTATCTAACCTGAGCTTCGGCTGTGGAGATCATGCTGTTCATGGCGGCCGCCATCTCATTCTTGTCTATTTCGGTCTCTACCTTATTTATCTTATCTTCTATGGTCTTAAGCTGGGCAAGGGTCATAGACGTAGTTACAGCCCTATCAGAGCTTATCTGACGTAAGTCTCTTAACGTTTTTCTCAATGCCCTGATTTTAGACTCAAGAAACTTGTTCTTGTTCATAGAAGAAAGGGAGTATAATGTAAAGTCATTATCCTTCAAAAGAGAAGTATCAAATCCTTTATCTATGTCGGTAATAGCAAGATCACGAATATTTTTAATAACGTTATTCAAATCCTGTCTTTGGGTTGATAAAGCTGATTTAAGCCAGTTTACAATTCCAGAGAGAAGCTGCCGGACGCGCCCCAGGAAGGAGGTGGGCTCTACCGGCGCCTGTGCTGTTCCGGTCTGCATCTCCCTGGCGAGGATCTTTCCAAGAATTTCTCTCCTAACAGCATTATCAAGTTCAGAGCCTTCATATACCTTACCGTATGTATTATAATACTGACCTGCATACTGATTCCATTCTTCAGTGCCTTCTACATCTTGCAAAACAGATTCAACAGCATTCTGATCTCTGTACGCCTCTACGAGAAAGTGTGCTGTTTCTTCTACTAAGTCAGACAAAGTAGCATCTTCACCGACTGCTATTACGTTATTGGCAATATCCGCCAATGCCTTAGCAGAAGGTTCGTGTCCGTATTTAGTTTGGTACTTCTCTATATAATCGGTCATGCCAACGACACTAACGCCCAGCGTTTTCAGTATCTCAACAATAGAATTTCGTTGATTACGTTCCTCTTGGCTATAATCCGATACGATCTTAGCTTTAGTATCAGCATAAAGATCATTGTCTTCTAATATGAATGAAACTACAAGCGCATCAAAATGATCGTACTTGGCGTCCAATTCATTGTATCTTCCAGACTTAAGATCGCTCTTTATCTGCTCCTTACTAACCCTTTCCGTTCCTCCGGTGGCGAGTCTCATAGTCACCTTACTATTATCCAATGAATTTATGGTTATCATGCCTTGATCATTCATGGAAACATCAGAACCAAAATGATTACGGAGCTCAGTGTAGGATAATGCTGAATTGAAAAGCCTAATTTGTCCTGCATGTCCTTCTCCTGTAAGATAATAGCTTCTTGTTTCCGGATCGAATATCTTGGATCCGGACAAAAGACCTTTCTTTATAAGGTAGTTTATTATCCCACCTTTTGTTGATAAAGAAGTGGAAGTAGAGGCGGTCATAACAGGTATAAAAGATTTGGGGTTGTTAAGGACATACTTTCCAGCCTTGTAAGTAATGTCTGCCACTCCATCCACGGTAGATTCTTGAACGATGCCGGATAAGAACCCTATTCTGATATCATTCCCGCCAGAGCGAAGAGTTTCTCCGTAATCTTCAAATAATTGACTACGATCGTTCATAAAAAACAAACGAGGCTCTCCGGTCTGATACGTTACACCCACAGGATTAGAATCTGCTTCTGGTAACTCCTCTGGGCTAAATATCTTAAGACCGTCTTTTATAACCATATAATTAACACCCTTATCCCGTACCATAGATACGGGAGTGAAGTCCGAAGATATAGCATCTTGTAGATACTGCCCGGCGTCTATTCCCGGTCCTTCCGGTACGGAAATACTTGACGGGACCATAGCATCCACCAACATAATATTATCACCCAGATCTTGGCTGTAGAATCCAAAGCCCGATTCTTGAATCCCATAAGGTGCATCTGATTTCGACACAAGAATAGGGTTGCTCATCTTAGAAGCCTTATCCAGCACCCTTTCTCTATAGGCTTCCGGAATAAGGTCGATATTGGATTTTACCTTATTATAAGCCTGTTTGTTGATAGGCACATTCCTTCTCCAGTCACCAAAAGCCTTTAAGAACTTATTAGAAAATACGGTTTTAAAAACAGTAGTAGCCCGTTCCCTATTCTCCATAAGAGGAATAGATGCTATTTTATCAAACAACATAGACCTGTCCCCTGATCTGGTAGAGACAGAAACAACTTTATTTTTATTATCTCTTTTAATAATACACGTTGATGTCATAGTAAAACATTTTTGTTATGAGACAAAGGTAGTTAAAAATCAAGCATATCATAAAAAATAAAGCCACCTAACTTCTCAGTCTGATGGCTTAAAAATAATATGAAAAAAAATTATAATCTGACGAAAAATCGTCAAGTTCAGCTTATATGTAATGCATGTACCCATCTCGGTGTATAAACCTTCCCGATTCAAAGCGCTCAATATCTTCAGGGCAAATAGAGCCTGAATCTTCTCTCCTGGCTTCAAACCAAAGCCCCGGCTTACGAAGTCGGCAAGTTATGATATAGTTGAAGCAATTGTGCGTAAAATGGAAAACAGATCCTACAGGGAAATACCTATCAGCTTGAAATACGATTCTTTTTCGTTTAGTATCAAACGTGATATCCCCTACTATCTTAGCCACGTAATAGCTTCTGCCATTTAACGTTTCATCTGTTTGTGGTATCCAATAATAACCTCTTGCCATGCCACAAATATATAAAAAAAGTCGGACAAGATACATGTCCGACTTTATATTACTTTGATTCGTTTTCAAACCGCTTTATAAGAGAAGCAATATCATCACCACAAACAAACATCATTCGACGTTCTTCTTTTGGTTTATGAGACACTGGGATGGTTTTGTTTATCTTAATCTGATTCGCCAGACCTCTACCTAAACGAATATCAGCTTTTTTACCTTTCATGAATTATTTGTTTAAAAAGACCAATTCCATCTATTATAATATGACCGCTTTGCATACGACCATTATTAGGATTGTGTAGAAAATTGAAACCACTTTCTTTTTCCTGTCTTTCAAAAGAACTGATATCCTTTCCTCTACGGGCTCTTTCAAAAGCTTTCTTGAACAACTTGCCTCTAAAGGTCTTGACGAGGATCTTGGTAGCGTTATTGCCGGCTTTTGCCATTGCTTTCCTTGCCTGGTCCTCCGAGACAAAACTGCTTCGGAAAATATACGATGCTGCTGTTTGTATGTCCTGCTTGGTAATCATATGATAAACATTTCTTTCAGAATACTGATCTTTATTCCGTATATCAATTTCATCTCATCTCTATCATATACGTCAAAAAAGGATTCACTGGGGTCCTTTGGATTTACGTTCAATTGAATTATGCAATTACCAGTATAAACCTTAAGCCTATAATTATCGGAGTATATATCCTGCATGGTCTCAAATGTCTCAATTAAATTTTCAACAAGAACTCTGTTAAATGAAAAAGATTCTTTACCATTACCTTTAAATGTGATATGATCTAAATTCTTGTTGTCAAATTCGTACTCTAACTGATTGCCGTCCATCATATCATAAAAGATTGACTTTTTGATTATAAATCCCATATTATTTTGTTTTTAGTTAATATAAATCTTCTGAATACAATTGTTTTCTAATGGCACTCCTATCTACTACCAGGTGATTATGTACCAGTTTACACCAGTACATTTTGACGCTTCACCGTTCCTACCAACGTAGGCAACTCCACGTCCCCTTCCCGGTTCACCACCGGTGTCTTGTTAATATTTTCTTGGGTTAGAAGATTCTGTTTTTCTAACCCAAATCTTTTAATGTTATTCGCTGCAAGTAAATCACGATCATTGACGGCGCCACATTCAGGACAAGTCCAAATACGATCCGATAATTTAAGATCACGATGAATATACCCACATCCGCACATCTTAGAACTTGGCTCGAATCTTCCGATCCGAATTAAATTAACACCGCGCCAATCTGATTTATATTGCAGCATCCTAAAGAACTCGCTCCATGATGCAGAAGCAATTCTCTTAGCAAGGCAATGATTTTTTAACATGCCTTCTACATTAAGGTCTTCGATGATAATAGTTTGGTTCTCACTTACTATCCTCTTACTAACCTTATGTAAAAAATCTTGTCTACGGTTTCGAATCCGTTCATAACAAACAGCAACATCATGTTTTGCCTTCTTCCATCTATTGCTTCCCTTATGTTTGCGACTGAACCTTCTTTGCAAGCATCCTAATCTTTTCTGCGCAGATTCAAAATACTTCGGATTACTAAAAACCTGGCCGTTGGAAAGAACAGCAAAATCCTTAATTCCCACATCAATTCCTACTGTCGTATCGGAATCGATAACAAACTTGTCAGGATTAGGAATACCGTCATCCACTAAAATACTTGCGTAGAACTTACCGGTTGATGATTTAGATATTGTTATCGTACCAATCTTACCTTCAAAAGACCGATTGGCAAAAAACTTTACCCAACCAATGACAGGAATCTTAACTCTGTTGTTTTCAAAATCAAACTTAACAGAATTAACATTCTTAAAAACGTTCTTGCCCCTATGTTTGGATTTAAATTTGGGAAAACCGGTATGTTCTCTAAAGAATTTGGTGAAGGCACTATCCATACAGCGAATAGATTGTTGCAAGCATTCATTAGATACTTCATTTAGCCAAAGATGGTTCTCATCTTTTTTGAGTAACGTTAGCTGCTTGCATAAATCAACCGCTGACATAGATCGTTTTTCACCCTGATAAGTTTTGATTTTAAGATCAAGAGCCCAATTATAGACGTACCTACAACAGCCAAATGTTTTCTCCATTTGGACAATCTGTTCCGGTGTAGGATCTAATCTATATTTGTAACCTTTGATCATTTTCTTATCAGTTTTATGATACAAAATTATGTGATTAAAATAAGATATATACTATTTTACTTTATATTTTACAACATGATTAGTGTAAAATTGTATATAATTACCATTTAATATTTTAATATTCCGTTTTTACCAATATGTTTCTTTTCTTCTTCAGTAGGCCATTCTTTCTTGAACTTACCATGCCACGTTCCAGGAACTACCACCACTTCGCCTCCCTTACTATATTCAATAGCGGCACATTCAGAACAAAGAGGCTTGCCTTCATATCCCTTTAGCGACTTATCGTAAATACGATTCTTACAAGGTCTTATAAGAGCCCAGTAATATGATGTGGCTGTATTATCTATACAGCCACATTTTGAACAAACAAACAAACTCATCCCGCAATCTCCCAGTCATTAGACATAATATCATGTTCGGTTGGATTCCAATTTGATGCTACTTTTTGACCTGTATCTACCATCAATATATTTACGTCAGATTCTACAATAAACATACAGATATACTTTTTACCCCAATCGATTCTTTTTATCTTACGACCTAATTTAAGCTGTTCTAAAGCCTGTTCGAATGTCATGCCACGACGAGGCAGTTTGAGATACTTTTCAAGTCTGTCGGCAGCTTCATTTGGTGTATGGCCATCGTATTCGAAAGCGGTTTCTCTTTCAGGAACATCAAACAAATCCCAGTATTTGCTTTCATAGTGATTAGATACCTGACCGGTAGGTAGGATCGCCATCACAATAAACCAATCATCAGAACCGAAGCATTTTTCTCCATCGCTGTGTCTCCTTGATTTGCAAACTTCAACCTGTCCGTTTCTGGCTAATAGATTAAAGAAGGCGGCGTTATACAACATGCGGTACCGATACAATTCATTGAAAGTATGGTATCCATCAGAGACTTCTCCCACGTCTACAGGCTTCTTGTTTTGAATACTACCCAAAATATTCTCTATATAGAGCTGTATTTTATACATACCCATTTCGGTGTGGCCGTATTTGTTCAAGATATTATTGACATCGTATTGTATATTAAAATCTTTTTCAAATTCTACTTCAGGATGATTAGGATAGTAGTAATCTACTGATGCTTCTAACACGGACTTTACGTGTTCCATTACCCTCGTAGCATCATCATGTTTAAAAAAATGCTTAATTCTTTCAACGAATTTAATATCTTCGTTGATTGCTGATTCGAACTCTTCTTTTGTCATCACTCTAATTACATCTTTTTTAAAATCGTCTAATCCCATGATTTATTTTAAATTAGTTGTTATTATACTTTTACATTTAAGATTAATGTTTTCATTATTTTGGCAAAATATTCATATAACACGGCACATCTACTACGTCTCTTCTACGGATCCGCTTATCAAAATAAGAAACCATATAAGTATTTTTACCTTCGTGATCAGGTCTGGGATCGAAACATTCAAAAACGAATCTTGTTACACCTTCCAAATGACCAAGCATGAAAACAAATTCGCCACCGTATCTTTCGCTGGCTAACTCTTCTACGGTCATAACCTATCTCCTCCTAATCCTGAGTTAATACTAACGTACTTAACACGGACATCATTTCCACGTCCAAGCTGACCCCAGCCGGGCGATGGCGTTCCCTTAGCCGGAGCAGGGACAGCCCTAAGCCGAGACCAGTCCTGCTTTTGTCTCATGGCTTCAGCCTCTTTGTAATACCGGTTACACAGTTCTTGATCTTCGTAACCAACGTAATCTTCCTTATTTTCCATAAAAAATACTTTTTCAACAAATGTACGACATTCATGAATTAATTAGATTTAAAATAAAACAATATGAATTAAAATAAAAACCCGATACGTTAAAATCGCATCGGGCCTGGTATTGAAAAAATAGGTTCAGATCTTGGGTAAAGACTCGAGCCAATTTTTAACATCTTTATATTTAGGGTCTTTGTCTATTCTATCTCTCAGTTCATGCAATGCTGAGTCCATAACCGTATTCGGTACGCCAATCAACTCTCCTATTAAATACAAGGGTGTTTTATTTGATTTAGATTCGTGTGCCATATTCATATCCAAAAAAAAGTTATGTGAAACAAACCGGCCACGGGTATTCTATTGCCCGCCGACCGGTATAACATTTTTTTATTCCTTTTTTTCCAAACGGGAAAAACGGGAATGCGGGAATCATATTTTTCACTATGGCTCCCGCACCACCGGAAGGGCCTGGGCCTGGATCTCAGGTCAGATCCTTCCAGTTTATTTTTTCGCCGAGGTAATCTTGCACGGCAAGCCATCTTATAAAGGCTACTCCTTCGGGAGCATCCGGATCATCCAAATACATTAACGTAGCTTTCACCAACTCGTTCTCACATTTGAAGACCTTCGGAAAACCATCCGAATAGTACATTGCAAAGACATATTGGACATCGCCCCATGTCGCTTTATCCGGCTTCTTCGCTCCGCACTTTTCAAAAATATCTTTTATTTCCGGCTGCTTCCAGATCCTCTTGGATCCATCGACGTTGACCATCTTCTTTACCGCCTCATCAGCAAGAGCATTAGAAAAATGGTAGCCGTAAGTATCTACATATTTCTGATAAGCTGGATCCTCTGCGTCTGCTCCTCAATAAGAACGACCTCTGCCACGTCCGCGACCTCTACGCATCTGAGGTCCGTCACCGTAGTATCTGTCGTCTCCATAGTAATCGGTCGGGTAGGATTCGTAACCCATCCTCCGGTATTCCCGGTCCTCCATTTCATGACGACGTTCGCGCTCTTCAAGCCTTCTTTCCCTTTCTTCCAGCTCGTTTTCGCGTTCTTCCATTTCCTTCATCTTCTCATGCATACCATAATGATCGTAAGGAGGAAGGAACCCATGTCCGTACTCCATGTACGTTCCATCAGCACGCCGGCTTCTGCCTCTGCCTCGTCTGTCTTCTATCTCGTCATATCCAGGATATTCTCTGTGTCCTGAATTTAAATCATATACTATCATATTATACTTATTTCAAACGTTCTACAATTAACTTCTTTAAATCTTCGAATGAATCAGTAAGGTCATTCACCTTATTTTCTATACCAGCTATTTTACGATCCTGCTCTCTCGTTTGTTTGAATGCCGGATTGATGTCTTCTAATATAGATTCACAAGCCTCTATCTTGGCACGATGGGTATCTACGCTGTCTATTATGTCTTGACTGGTGCTTTTTATAGCATTCAGTTCGTTCATAATCGGATCTATGCTGGTAGATAATGTTATACCCATAGCCTTAGCCACATTCTGGGATTCCGGAACCGTATAGGTCTTGGTTTCGCCAGTGAGCTCTACCGTCAGATCCACCACGCGGGTCTGCATCGCCTGATACTGACCCGGCTGAGGAGGAAGATACCTGGGTTCGGATACGGCTACTACCTTTCCCAATTCGTATTTAGGTACTGTATTAGTATCAAGGGTATGTACCTGAAACCCTTTCTTCAAATCTGAAAACATGATCAAAATATTATTTAGGTGAAAATAGGGTGATGATCTCCATCACCCTACTGAAATCATTTACCTGCTTTAACTTCAGACGCCTGGGCTGCCGCTACTGGAACACAGCAATCCATTAATCTTAACACGCCACGAACTTTATTGAAGTACAGAAGGCGTTCTGTGCCATTTACCATAGCAGCACCCGTTACAGCTACGTTAATAGGGTTCACGACATTCACTCCCGTAACCGAGCAACAGGTGTCGGCTCCTACTGTTGAAACTGTGCTGTTTGCCGGGACCGCAATCTGTACCGGTAGAGCACTTCCGGCTGTGGGGACTACTTGCCTTATCTTAAGAAGGATAAGACCCTCACACGGAAGGGCGATCCAAGCCCGTGGGTTAATACCGAAGATTGTATTTGTCGTACTGACAATAACATTCTTCGTAACCATCTCATACAACGATCCTATTTTAGAAACACAAGCCATATTAGCCTCCTCTCTTAATAAAATCAGACAGCAGCGTTGTTATTGCAACATCCGTTGTTACATCCACATCCGTTATTGCAGTAACCTCCTCCGAATACCTGTCCCCAAGAATAAGCCTGGTAAGGAGAACAAGAGGGGTAGGCTGGGACGGCCGTCGGGCGTAATTGACCAACGATATTCTGGGTTTGTTGCTGAGATAATGCCGAAGCTGTCAAAGCCGCTTTTTCTTCACGAAGTTGAGCAATAGTGTTCTGCATCTCCCTCATTTCCAACTGACAGAATTTGTCGTTGATCATAACGGTTTGAGCGTCAAGTTTCGCAGACAAGATATTGAATTGGCTTGTAGCTTGCTCACGATTGTTAGCCAGACCTTGGTTGAGACCGTTCTGCAAGATATTGGTTTGTTCCAACGTGCGAAGCTGGTTATCAAAACCTTGCTGAGTAATCATTCCCTGAGTCTGGCAAGTGCTTTGATTGATCAACGAACTCAGATTGCAGCAGCAAGAGCTGATTTGATTTCCGATTTCACAACCTTGTTGTTGAACTGCGTTGATAACAGCCTGAGAAGTCATACCTACCTGACCAGCTACTTTATCAATAGCACCCTGTACGTTGCAGATAGCGTTCTGAAGTTGAGTAGTAGAACAGTTCAAAGCAGAAGCGATCTGATCTATAGCGCTACGATTACCTTGAATTGCCTGCATCAGAAGCTCACGACCGTAATCGTTATTCAACTGAGCGGGTAAACCATTGGCGCAACAATCACCACCATTTCCAAAACCGTTACCGAAGCCGCGTCCACCCCACAGCCAGAACAAAACAATTATCCAGAGCCACCAACCGTTAGCCCCACCGAAACCGTCCTGGTTATTACGACCGTTCATCAAAGCCGCCACCAGATTCGGATCCATTTTATTACCACCTATCAAATTAGCAAACATGCCGGGAATCATTGAAAGAAGACCGTTAGTGGCTGCACCACCACCGTTAGCCCCGGCTCCATCTAAAAGGACGATTTTATCACCACCCATAATTTTATAGTATTTAATTGTTAAACATACGTGCATGAAGCACGTAACAAAGATCATGATTGCAGGGTGGAATACAGGTATGTTTGTTTCCTATAGAAGAGAAGTATTTTCAGCAAAAACGGAAGTATAATACACAATAATTAATTTTCCCCCATTTAAGGGGAAAACCTGATAATCATAAACTTTTGCCTTTCCCATTTTGGGTAAAGCACTGTAAAACAAACCAGGGCCCGCATCACTGCGAACCCTGATCTACACTAATCTAAACTAATACCATGAAAAACTTAAATCTAAAAACTAAAGAACACACAAATGTATGAAAATGTACGCTTTTCACAAAGAATCTGTATCCTGTTCTTTTGTGTGATTCAAGACATGGGATATAGTTCTGATACTTAATCCGGTTTGATTTTGTATCAGATTATAAATATAGGATTTTGAAACTACAGTTCTTAATTGACCTAAATCATTCATAATGTTTTTTATACATAAGATGAATGCTGTTATTACGTTTGATGGTACTGATTCTCATTTCCTACCGTTATTAGTTACGTTCTGTTCTTACCTTCCCTATTTTCTATAATCCCTTCCTGAAACTAATATTGCAAACTTAATAAAAATAATTCATAAACAACGAAAATCTAACTTTTCTTGTATGTTATTGATATACGTGCATATATAAGAAAAGTGAGACTTTCACAAGCCTCACTTCCCAAATTATAACTATGAAAAAACTATATTATATATATACAAAAATTATTTGCATTCTAATTTGTTAAGATCATCCAATTCAGACTTGCTTATGGTCATATCTTGCGTCAAGCCAGATCTGTTTTGGTATGGAGCGTAATCGGTTTCTACTGTCTTAGCCTTCTGGGTAGAATCGTATTTCACCTCCGATTCGGTCCCTGTCAGATTTTGGTAGATAGAGCCGGAACTACTTTCGCTTACTTTAGACCATATCTTATTACCTACTCTTATAAAATTATCATAAATACCTTCGGCTGTTATAACACCATCTTGCTCTACGATATTAGGGCCCGATTTTTCTTTTAACAGATACGGGTGCCTGGTGTAAAAATAGTGTTCAAAATCATTCCCGGCATACGAAGAGTCATACTTCTCCAAATAAAACAATTCTGATAAAAAAGGGTCGGTACTGGTCATGCTATAATCAAACAACATCAACCTGTCTTTTCCAGATAAAGATAATTCTATTGATTTCAAAATATCAGGATCATCAGAAATAAGACCCAAAGATGGACCAGGTTTGAAGTCAAGATACTTATAGGCATTATCATATAATTTTGTTTTATGGAGTTTGTTGTCAAGGTAAGATTGGTATAAATCGAATAAGGATAATGGGTTTTCGCTATCTTGTTTTTTGTTCATGTACCGACTAAATTCCCGATCCACATCCACATAAGGGACGCTGGGTACCGCCGGATGCCCAAACGCCAGCCTGGTCATTATCATGTCCTCCGTGTTCTGAGAATCCATAAACGATCTGACGTATTTTTTTATAGAATCCATGAGCGTATTATCATCTACGTTCCATACTTTCTCTTTATCCAAAACGCCGTTCTTAAAACAAGATTCAGGATATATTTTAGCGGGGAAGTAAGTTTGATTGTGCTTAGCCAATGCCGTTGATATTTGATACATATCATTAAGATCATCTTTATTGATCCTTTGATATAAATTATCTTCCACCTTAAGCAATGAGTGCTTCTCAAATGTTTCTACTGGATCTATATCGGATTCAGAATAAACGATATTCAAATTATCCATATTCTCTGGTAACGATCTAAAATAATAATCTGTACTATCACCAAGAACATCATCGATAGAAGATGCCAGCGTAGGAGCATAATTCACATCATTGTGCCTGGCCACATAAATATCAAGATCCAGCATCAAATTATCTATCTTAGCCAAAGATTCTTCTGTGCCATCATAAGCCTCTGACGCCCCTATTATATCTATGCCAAACCACATACAAGCCTCTTCTATATCCCATATCATGCTTCTTAAATCAGATTCGGTGTCAGCATTAACCCTATTTAAATAAGCTGATATACGAGCTCTTAGAAATTCTATTTTACCGGGATTATAATAAGACAGGTCTTGTAGCTTAGATAAAGACCTTTTCTTTCCTTCTACCACATCATCGCCTTCTATGTTTATTACCGGCATTTTTTTCATAGATGAAAACTCATCAAACATAGATTCAGCAAATTTTTTATCAGAAACAAATTTCTCGACCAGCTCAGGATACAGGTTCCTCAACGATTCAAAAGCAGATGAAAATTCAGAAAAGTTTTTTATGCCGCCTACTGTTTTGCACATAGCCCAATAAAGCTCAGAAGGATTATATGGTACTTTTTTACCAAATTGGTTAAACACTCCCTCCTTGTAAACAATAGGACCATACTGATAGCCAACAGACATAAAATAATTATCCTTTTCCCTATCATGTTCGTTAATAGAACAATCTATTAACTTTCTCATGGAAGTCGAAACCTCATTTAAAACAGAAGGATCGGATAAGATACGACTTATCTCTGTTTCATCATACAAACCGGATCTCCTTAATTTCTGCTCATTCAGTATCAAACTGCCATCTACATAAAAATCGAAGAGGATAGCATTAGACAATGAAGACGCATTGAAAAAATAATGAGTAGACAAAAGGAAATCCCTTACATCCTTAATGTCCTGAGCCGTTAAAGGATCAGCAAAATAAGTCTGACGCTTCATATACGACAGCACGTCTTCTAAAAGAGGTTCGCCATTGGGATCGGTATTAAACATCTCCCCTGGAGCCGGGTTATTCCAATGACCGTAATACGACAAAAAACCAGGAGTGTAAGCCTTAGCCCATACCTGAAGAGCCCGCTCACTGTTTCCTAATACCTTTAAAGCACTTTCGTAAAGAACGGAAGGCTCCCCGTTAGGAGCCTCAACCCGTTCTATTTTATTTTCCTTCTTTTCTATCTGACATTTGACACCCATGTTATGAAAAATATTAAATTCAATAAAATCTATTACATTTCTTTATAAGTTTCGGAATGTACCTTCTTAACAAAATACATTCGTAATCCTTACCGGGTTAAACAATAACCCTCTATCGATTATCC